GGAAATCCAGAACCAGTAGCCACCACTAAATTGGTTAGCGTTGATCCTTCTGCCATGTTAATGCCGTATATCTTCATTTGCTATTTCTCTTCTAATCTTGGACGGTTAAGGTTATTTTGGAAATGCTTCTTTAATTTATTTAATGCGATAATAATTTTAGAAAGTGTGTGCTTCTGAGAAAAAATCATCAAGGTCCTGTTCTGACATGTTAAACGCTGTCGCCATACCTTTTACCACTGGGCCATCACGCAAAAATGTTGTTGCGTATGTCCAATCAATTTCTAAAGCTCTATCGCTTTTAAACAGTTGTTCAACATCATCTAATAGATTGCGTTTCAGCAGCGCTAATCTTATCTGTTTTGCGCTTACATATCCTGGCACAATTTTTTGAGGGTCGGCTAAAACTGGTTTACCAGTTTCATCTGGAACAATCTCTTTTCCCTTAGATTGGCCATCCAAAAGCGCGGCGTGTTCTTCTAGAGAAATTTCTAGACAGTCTTCTGGAATATTATCTCCATGAATTTCTCGTAAATAAAAACCTCTAGCTGATGGCGAATAAAACATATTTTTCCCTTTCAATTAGCTGCCAAATGCAATCCAGAAGTTAGCTCTGTTTCCTTCAGCAGATTGGCCTTGAAACCCTGTAGTTGTCACATTTGCGACTGCTTTATAGTTAGAACTTGCGGCGCCGGTGTTAGTTCCAGAATTTGACGTAAGTACTACACCAAAAACCGTGTTAAAAGCTATTGGGAATGTCGTATTCACGACGCCATTTTGTGGAATTGTTAAAAGTCCCCACTGTATGATCATTCCACTTGGCAGCTTTTGATATCCGGACTGAGATAATAATGATTCAAAAGCAAAACCAACTGAATCAGCCTTGTATAATTTTCCGGCACCGTCAACATAAAGATTAGCTAAAGCTGTTACGGTTGCCAATCCTGTTAAAAACGTGTTGCCAGCGACAGAAAGTGACTGCGTTATTTGTGCATTTCCATAAACTGCAAATTCTGGCTGAGACCCAGGTCCAGATGGAAAAGGTATCTGCGGATCACCAACAATAACAACTGGAGTAACTCCATCTCGACCGCCAGGAGAGATTGAAAATCTGGTTTTTGCGGTAGATGTTGTTGCAATTTGATTAAATGTTCCGGCTACGCTTGAATCCGGACCCCACGTTTGGAACACATGATTTGCAGCAATGTGACGAATCCTATCCACATTAACACCGGGCTGCGCATCATTACCTTTGAAAAGTATTAATTCAGAACCTTCTGAACCTGCTGGATAATCGGAGCGAAGCCTTTCACCAATATATGTATGCCCAATTATGTCATCTCCTTCGGTTCCCCTAAAAGCGATGAAATTAGCTTTTGAACTATTACCAATAACCATATTGCCATTGATGACCAATTTTGCAGAGCCGATGGTCGCGGTATCCATATCATCATATGCAGGAGTTGAATCTCCAATTACAATTTGGCCTTCTACTGGCGCTGCTAGCATATTTGACAAATTAAGGCGTGGGGTCGCAAGTGGGCGTAATGATAACAACTTCTCATCACCAACTTTAAACACGAAACCGCCACCACTCTCATCCGAGAAATTTGTAACATTAACACGTGAATATGCATCATACGGAACTGGAGTAACATTTATTTCTGATTCAGGATTTGCAATAGATAATTGATCCCAGCTTGGTGGAACTATAGTAGTTGTTGACAATTCTCCAATCCGTATCGTGCCGCTTGGAATAGTGGCGCTTGATATTTTAAATTTGTTTGCGCCGTTTATTTTGAATAGAATAGATTCATCAGAATCGATCGATTTTGCAGTTTGTCCAGACAATGAAATTTCTGAACCCAAAATCTCAGATTTTTTGACAGCCCAATATGCTACGCCGCCAGTTGCGGTGACTAATGTTTTTATTGTTGCTGGAACATCATTCAAGTCAATCCAAATATCACCGATTGTTGCTATGGTGCTAGTACCTGTATTCTGTAAAGGATCTTTTGACTGCTTGAAAATAATTGGTGGCGCCGCCATATTGTTATTCCTGATAGAATTGTCTATTATAGGCTTTATTTATATGATTTATGTCTAGCATAAAAATAAAAACACCTATATTAACCAAATAGTTTAGTAACATTTTCATTTGTGGCGGCACGAAATGATATAATACATAAGAATTGTTATTCATGGGAGTATCATATGGCACTTATTTTTCCTTCAGCAAAAGTTTCAGATATCAGAAAAGGTTTTGCTAATCTTCTGAGTTCACAAGACTTTACGGTCAATGGCAACAAAACTGGCTCCAAAACTATCGAAATCATTGGTGCAAAATTTATTGCTGATGAGCCCACTATCTTCGGCGAGATAAATCATGAATACATCAAGCGCGAAGAAGAATGGTACCTGAGCATGTCAAGGAATGTCAATGATATCCCCGGCGGCCCACCAAAAATCTGGCAGATGGTGGCCACGCCAGATGGTCGAATCAACTCAAATTACGGCTGGTGCATTTTTTCTGAAGAAAATTTTTCACAGTTTAACAATTGTGCGCAGACGTTGGTCAACGATCCATCTAGCCGCCGAGCAATCATGATTTATACACGGCCGAATATCCAAGTAGAATATAACACTGACGGCATGAGTGATTTTATTTGTACTAACACCGTGCAGTATTTCATTCGAGATAATCAGCTCATTAGCTTGGTGTCAATGCGTTCAAACGATGCTTGGGCCGGATACCGAAATGATTTCGCCTGGCAAAAACATGTTTCTGAATTATTGTTGAATGAGTTAAAATCTCGTGGCATGGACAATTTAACACTTGGTCCAATTGTCTGGGATGCAGCATCTTTGCACGTCTATGAGCGCCAGTTTTATTTAGTAGAACATTTCATTGAAACCGGAAGTCATATTCGATAATTCAACAACTATGGATGAGTATGAACCAAACTTTTCTGATCTGCGTGTTAAGCAGCGGCTCGCAGCTGCTGTTTCATGGGCGTCTAAAAATCTTGGTATGGGACAAAAAACTGTCCATTCATTCAAGTTGAACGCAGTATTTGGTCCAAAGGGCAATCAACTCGGTGATTGGCTCAGAACTAAATTGTTACTTAAGGCTCCAGATCGTTATGTTCCTGGCGCTAAGTCATATGCTTATAGTGTTAATAAAGCTGGGCTCCGAGAATTAACAAAAGTATTAACCGCAACCGAAATATCTAAAAAATATTTGCTTGATAGCGTACAGCATGAATTTGCTGATGAAGTTAAGGCACATGAGTACAAGTATAAAGAAAGTTCTGAAAGATATTGGCACCCACTTCAAAATTTACAAAAGGACGTAAAAGAATCTTTTTGGAAAAGAAATGGGCTGCCGCATGATTACGACATTGAATGTTGTGCACCATCTATTTTAGTGCAATTGGCCGAAAGTGCAGGCATGATCCGCGAAAAGCATGAAATGTTATTTGCATATTTGAATGATAAGAAACCGCTCAGAGAACATGTGTGCAAGCTGGTAGACTGCGATCCTGCTACGGCAAAAAGAATTATTAATGCGCTTTTTAATAAAGCACGCCTTGCCGCAAATTCACGCTCAGCCATCTTCAAGATGATAGATGGAAAACACACTAAAATGTTGGCGCTACAGGAAGACATTGAAATAAAAAAATTAAGAAAACATGTTAAGGAGATGTGGCAGCATATAGCCCTAAAACATGCTGAAGTTAAAACGGCGCGGGGCAGGTGGCAGCTATATTTTACTCATGAACGACGTGTGTTGGATTGCATTATTGCTGTTGCTAAAGAAAACAACATCGCACATTTCACCGAACACGATGGAATAAGAACTGGTAAGGAATTAGACATTAATCAGGTTGAAAAAAGAATTTTTGTTGAGACAGGTTTTATGTTAAAATTGAAGAAAAATGTCAAGGAGTGTTCGTGAAGTTCTGGCCAGACCTCTTCGCATTTCAATCTGCGTGCTTTTTATCTTCCGTTAAATCTGTTTCACGAGATTCAGAATAAGCTGTTTCAGCTCGTAACACGGATTCCAGGTCCCACCATTCTCCTGGGAAGTATTCTATTTCAAGCATGTTAGCTGGAACAGAACCTCTTACAACAATCTCATCTTGATCTCTTTCTATTCCGCCCTTTTCAGGATAAACACCAAATTTGTCTACCAGCTGTTTCCATTTGGCTCTGAAGAACACGGCTTCATCCTTGTCTACATGATATAAACCCTCTTCTGGTTCATACGCAAAGTAAACTCCAGGACCACGATATCCATCTCTAGATGGAATAAGTCCTTTTTGGATTATACTTCTTAAGCCTTTAGCTAAATTTGGAAGTCGTGATGCGTGATAAACAAATTCACCAGGTTGTCTTGAATTTTCAAACAATTCACCAAACAATTCAGTTATTTTCATTTACACGCCCCCAGATAATGTGTCCATTAGTTTATTTATCGAATTCTCTATAAACTGCTGTGTACAACACGAAAGAACTGGTATAAAATTGATGTATGAAAAGGATAATTTTCTGATCATGATGTGCATTGGATTAAAAGCCTCATTAAACTTTCAAGTGATGGGCGCAAGAAATAAAAACGAAAAGTCAAGGAGTGTTTGTGAAGTATAGAATAGAAGCAGAAGAGGCATTTGCCGAATTGGGATTCGAGCCAAGACCTGGCCAAATAGAATACGTGCAAAAGCTGCTCACGACCTTCCTCGATGAAGGCTTTAATGACGTGGTGTTGAACGCGCCGACAGGCACTGGAAAATCGTTGATTGGCGCTGCGGCAGCTTCAGCTCTTTCGAATATCAAGAATCCAGGGAAACAACAACTTGCCTCGATTATTCTGATGCACAATAACGTTTTGGTGAATCAATATCATAACGCGTTTTCGGATGATCCGAGCTTCATGCAGATTAAGGGCGCAGTGCAATACCGCTGTGACGTGTTGGGCTCTGGTTACACTGGTGAAGATTGTGTCTTGCCTCTTCTTAAAAAGATGCCAGTCGAAGGGGCTCAACTACGAGATACACATTGCTCAAACTGTGAATATAAGTGTGTCCGTGAAAATAGAAATAATAATCGGCACCTAATAACAAACTATTCTTATTTTTTCATAGACCGACTTTATTCTAAAATGCCACTTGAAAAACGTCAAATGATGATTTTTGATGAGGCTCATGTGTTGAATGATGCGTTCACTGATCATAACGCAATTCATTTTTCAACAAAATCATTAATTAAAAATGCTGAAGAACTTAGCACCGCGCTTAAGTCTTTTAATCCACAAGTTTATAAAACTTTCAAAGAGATAAAAGCGCTTCTTCAGGACGGGGATCTTGGTCAACATAATTATATTGATGTTCTAACCGAATTGAATGAGGCGTACAGCAGCGCAGCTAACGCGCTTGAGAAAGAGCTAACAAAGAGCATTAGCTCATTTGAAGCTTTTTCGAAATTTTCTCGGCTCCATAAAAAGTATTATGGCCTAGGCTGTAAGATTGATGATCTGCTAAAATATAAGTATGAGCATGTCATTCAGCCAGCTGAGGATGAATTTACGGTTAAACCAATCTTTATCGGCAAGATGTTTGATAGGGCTTTAAGAATTTCTAACTACAACTTGTTCATGTCGGCCACGATAACCGGAAAGCTGTTAACTACTACGCTCGGTTTGGATCAATCTAAACTTAAGGTAATTCAGCTGCCGCCAACATTTCCGCCAAAAAACAAAAAAGTTATTTTTTATAAGCCGGTTGGTTTAAGTTATAAAACGATGCAAGATGAAAAGACCATGTCGCAGATTGATGCGAATACTTTAGCAATCACCAAGCATCATGAAGGAAAACAAGAAAAAGGTATCATTCAAACACCAAGCTTTGCTCTTGCGAGCCGCATTGCTGCGAAACTCAAAAAAGCTAATATTAAAAATGTAATAGAACATCAACGTGGCGAACAGCTATCGCCGCTGCTGTTTAGGCTTAAAGAAACGAAAGAATTTGCGGTGTTAATATCACCTTCACTTTTTGAAGGTGTTGACTTGCCAGATGATGCTTCACGCTTTCAGATAATTGTTAAAGCGCCATATGCCTCTCTCGGAGATAATAGAATAAAATATATAGCCGAAAATCATAAAGACATTTATTCTCTCAATACAATTTTAAAGATTGTTCAGGGTTGCGGCAGGTCTGTTAGATCTCAGAATGACCATTGCACTACATATTTTCTTGATAACAACATTAGATGGTTATGGAATTCTGATGATAATATCTGGAAAAATGAGTTTGAAACAAAATACACCACGTTATTAGAAAGTGATGAGGACTAAATTATGACAGCTACAGCATTTATAATTGAAGGCTTGGACCGATTAGGAAAAGGAACTCTGATCGAAAACATTCAACAAGAATGTGGTTTCAGAATGTATTATCATTATGAAAAGCCAAAAAAGTTAAATGCTTATTTTAAATCCAGCAGCAATTTTCTAGAAAACTATCAGCAGGCCTCGTTTGAAGTTGGATTTCAAACATTGGCCTCGTGCATTCCGGTTATCTTTGACAGGTTCCATCTTGGCGAAACCGTGTATTCACCACGTTATCGAAATTATTCTGGTGATTACGTATTTGAGCTTGAAGAAAAATATGGCGCCGATGAAATGTCTCACGTCAAAATGATTCTTTTGACCACCAGCAATTTTGATTTTATTGTTGATGATGGCCTAAGTTTCGATTTTAGCAAGAAAGAAGAAGAACAGAAAGATTTTATTAGCGCATTTAAAAAGTCAATATTCCCAAACAAGATTATAATTGATGTGCATGATGGTAATGGAAATTTCAAAGATCCCAAGAAAATTTTAGGTGAGGCTCTTCATAGAGAATTCTAAAATGTTGTTAAGCGAAGTTGATGTTATCATAATGAAATCCGTCGGGAATTTGGAAAGTGCGGTGCTTCCATTTCTTGAAGCGCGGCGTACTTTCATTGTGGTTCCTCCTCATAAATTAAAAGAGGAACAAGGACGCCTAACAAAGCTGCAAGCAGGTATGGCTTACAGCAATGTTTTTATTCTTCCGCTCACCGTGAACGCTTCTTCGGCCATTCGAATATTGGCTGCAATTCAATACATAGAATCTGTTTCTGACAAAATAAGCGAGAAATTTATATTAATTGAAAATAGTGCAGTGTGTAATAATGTCAATTGTGGTTCTATGTGGCCAAAAAAGTTATTAGAACATGATGACGTATACGATATTAAGCCAATGTTGGTTCAGGGCGTTTTAAGTGATGATGAATATTTGCCAGTTCTAGGAATTCAGCAAGAAAGAATGGAGGCATATATTACCTGTACTACAAAAGCCAGTGGGAAAAGATATCGAGCCACCGGCGTGTTTTTGATCTGTATTGATTGTTTACATAATAATTTGCCGTTGTTGATAGCTGCTACGCATAAAAATGGTGTACACATTACGCCAGAACCTATAAAAATTTATGATCTTCTTCATTATCTTTCGAATGTAGGAATTCCAGCAACATTATACTCCGGAGAAATCTGATGTCCAATCTTTTTATCACGCTGACTGGGCCAAGCGCCTCAGGAAAAACATATCTATTAAATGAACTCGTAATGAGGGATTTAGTTACTCCAGTTATTTCTTTAACTACTCGTAAACCACGTGCTGGCGAGTCTCACGGAATTGAATATTATTTCGTGTCTGTAGAAGAATACAAGGAGATGGAAGCTGCTGGCGAGCTAGTTGAAAGTATTTCATTTAATGATACATTCTATGGTACGAGTAAACAGGAATTTAAACGAGCTATGTCATATGGCCGGCCTCTTGGCATGGTGTTAGAACCGAATGGCGTGATTCACTTCCAGCACGTTCAACACGAATTAGGTTTTCAGGTGGTGCCAGTTTTCGTTGAGGCTGATGAAAAACTTAGGGATTCAAGATTGGCTTCACGGCTGCTTGATGATATCACGACGATGAGAGCTAATCATGTGGCGGAAGACGTGCAGAAAAATATGATCATGAAGTTCATGTCAAGAATCAAGGCTACTGTTGTCGAAGAACACAAATGGAAAAATATGCTCGAATGGCAGCTGATTGTTCCGGGCAATAATGCCGAAGCAGCAGTTGAAGTCATCAAGACTTTGTTACGCTGAGGCATAAAGTTGTTTACAATCCATGACAATTAGTGTAAAATTATTTCATGATTCTATGGAGTAATTCAAAATGGCCGGAGTAAAATACACCCCACGACTACTATCTAATCTGAGAGCGATCGCAACTCAGCATGCCGACGAGTGTGTCGAGGACTATGTGGAAAAAACTCCGGGATTTCGTAAGAGCTTACACCGGAAATATTTTGAATACAAGTTTGCTGAGCTGTTAGCTAAAGAAGCCATAGCTACTTCAAAAGTTTACGCCAAAAAACATCATGTTGACTTCTAAAGATTTGCGGGCCTTTGAAGTAGCTCGCGCAATATCAAAGACTTCAGACAATGCTCAGTACTTCATCGGAGCAGTTGTTTCTTACGGAAAAAGTATTGTTGGAGTAGGTTGCAATAGCGCTTTTAAATCACATCCACTCCAAAAGAAGTATAATCAAAATCGTCCTAAGTTTTCTGAATTCTCTAATCACCCAATTCACGCCGAAATTGATGCTCTCATCAAGGCGTCTTCTACGGCGGGCAAAGATCTAACTGGTGCCAAGATTTACGTTTACCGAGAAAATAAACTTGGCAAGTTGGCCATGAGCCGCCCATGCCGAGCATGTATGCAAGCAATTAAAGATTTCGGAATTAAGGATGTGTATTATAGTACAGAAGATGGACTGTCATACGAGAGCCTGAGAGCCGCAGAAGAATTGAAACAAGGTACTGCATTACATCTGTCTACTATTTAGGAGATTTTAAAATGAGCAATAAAGTTAACGTCAGTTTCGAGCTTGAACAAGCAATTATGGCCGCTTGGGGCATTACTGACGATTTACAGCTGTTAGCTGACAGCCTAACACGAAATGACCATACAGTCAATACAGCCGAATTAGCAAATGTCCTTCTTGGGCTGAAACATCTTCAGCAGTTGAAATTTGATAAAATCATGGATTTGTTCGAAGCTGTTCATCGAGAAGTTTGCAAATCATGAGAACACCGACTCTTGAGGAAAAAGTTGAGATCTATGAAAAGGTGCTCCATAAACTTCAACTTTATGGAGCAGTAACGCTTGATTATGACGCCATGCGTAGGCTGATGTCTTCAATCTTTGAATGGAGCCATTCTCACCGCGCCGGAGAAAGAACAACCGAAGAACAACAAGAACTCGTTAACAAAGCATTTTGGAGTTTACTAAAAAATGACAGCGAGAAATGACATAACTGGCGACGCAATACACACTAAATCAAATAGCGAAGCATATCGGAGTGGCTGGGACGCCATTTTTGGCGTTAAGGTTAAGCCATTAGATCAATTGACACCTGAAGAAAGAATGGTCTTTGTACATCGTTGGTGGATCTATTGTGAGCAAAAATGCAAAGAACTTGATACCATCCCCCAATTTGAGGAATGGTATTTGACAAAAAGCATGGAGCCAGATCCCGAGATAGTTAAAGCCAAAAATTCTTATAACCCAGATGATTATGCATACTGATTTACATTTTCAGAATCTGTGTTATAATCTTCTAGTTATTCTACTATAGGTGAAACCAATCATGGACAATGAACAAAGCCCAGTTGAAGATTTTTTGCTCAAAAATGGTTGGCGTAAAAGTAAGGACACTTACAGCAAAAGTCGAGCGATCTATTGGTTGCCCAATCTCAGTGATGCAAGTGCGCTTTTCGGTTATGCCGATTATTGTCGCACGAATGATAGACCGCCACCGGTTGCAATTTATGAATACGCGGCATTCAAGCACGAAAATCAGAATGAAGTGCCATGGGGATATGAATTGGTGCTCATCGCAGATACTGGAAAAGAATGGGCAGATCTTAAGTTTTATTCTCTCAGAGCTGAAGATATCGTTGGAAGAAACTCAAAGCTGAAGAAGTTAGGTAGCCAACTTGTTAAAATGTGGAACTACCTTGAAAAAGAGGAAATGGACGATGAATAACGCAATTGGTCCTAGCCATCAACATCGTGCTGAATGTGACTGCCCTGCGTTGTCTGGCGGAGACTGCATTTGGCCAGGCTGTGAGCGTGAGTGCGGGAATGAGGCACAAGTTATAGCCTGGGCATTAAAGAGCTGCACTGGTGTATATCATGGTTTCTACAATTCATTTCATGAAGCCTCGGCCCAACTTGACAATTACGAGAAAAGTCTGAAGATGAAAATCGTGGAAGTAATAGAAAAGCAAGAATAATCAAACAGACCTGTTTACAAGTCACTAATCTATAGTGTATAATTATAGGTATCGCATAATCATTTAATGTATCATAAATAGATCAAGACAACATTTAAGGTATCACTAATGGATCAAGACAACATTGTAGCTCTTAAGCAGGCTCTATCTGAGGACGTTGTTACCGTTAAGTTCGTGAAAGTGAATGGTACAGTTCGTGACATGAACTGTACTTTAAGTAAGAAGCACATTCCGGAACTCCCAGCGGACCAAACAGTCGCTCCTAAATCCGTGTCACCGACAACTACTCGCGTATGGGACATTGATGCTGGGGCCTGGCGCAGCTTTAAGCATGAAAGCATCATTTCTTGGCAACAAAATAGTGTACAAAACTAAAAAACTGGTTATAATACTAATTATCGAAACAACACTAATGCAGGAAATCATGGAAACAGATCACCTAATCATGAAGTTGGAACGGTCTCGGAAAGTTCAACGTGCTCGATCCAAGCAGCATGTAGTATTATTTGATCATGATGGCCCATTTACTCCAAAGCAAGTAGCTCGTAAAGACCAATACAAGCGTCAACCAAAACACCGTCTAAAGGAACTAGCATGAAGATCGAAGGCCTTAAGAATGATGTGCAAGCATACATCCTCACCAAAATGTGGGAATGCAAAAGCTACAGCCAGGTCAAAAAATGGCAAGCTTCTCTTAGTCCAGCGATGAAGAAGGAAAGTGAAACACTTTACAACTTGATGATTGTTGAGGCTATTGATGAAGACACCAAGGAAATGTTTGATTTCCCTGACGCGAAAAAGGTGTTGCAAAATATGTAAGTGGGGTCATCATGAAAACTTTCGCACACTTTTATGAAGAGTTAAATGGTGAACCTGCTGAAAATGAATTTTTAAAACAACAGTTAGATTTTTTACATAAATATGCCTCAATGAAAGGTGAGCGAGTTTTGGATGAAAACGCTCACCCTGATACACACAAATATGTTGAATTAGTTTTCAAGGGAAAGTGGAAAAACAATAAAGGGGCTTAACATGGATCTGATGTTGATTGCCAAATGTATTTCCGCAGTTGTTTTAATTTTAATTATGATTCCATTTTTCCTTATACTCTCAAACGCTGTTTGTTTAATATTTCGTGGAATAATTTGTGTTATTGTTGATTTTGTAAAATTTAAAAATAAGCCCTGAATATATGATAGAATTTCTTGACAGCATCAGCCGTGGAGTTTTTGGAATAATATCAGTGATATCGGTTTTATCGCTGATGCTGACCATATTTTTCATCATATATTCAGCGATATCTCTCGTATTTTTAATAATATTTTTAATAATCCAAACGTTTGGATTTCCAATGTATGTTAAAAATCGAAAGACCGGAAAAATGGAAGTATATAGATTTTTTAGGCGAATTAAATCAAATTAACTTATCGACGTTATGACAAATTATGCTAGAACGTATTCTCATTGACATGCGAAATGCTCCAAGCATGGACAGCTTACCGCATGATCCTGAAGCCTGCGGCGACTGCACATATCAGCAGACAAACGGGTGTTCAATTATGCACGATGAACCAAAATCGTTGTGTGATCAATTTGTGCTATCAAAGACATTAAAATCTATTCAATAGTATAATTAACATCAAAAATTTTCTTATTAATTAAAAATAAATAAAGCGTACTTTTATTATTTTAATAAAATAAGTAATTTCCAATAATTAGGGGATTAAATCATGAGAAGCAAAGAATTTGAAGATATTGAGTATATCGAGCCAATTCAGTCAAATCAAACAATTAACCAGATTCAACAAACGCCAACTGCGCCAACGGGCCAAAACACTGAATTGGTAAGACTTTCCGATGATGGAAGTAGAATCGACTACATAAACTGGAAAGCAATCCACAAAGCTGCGCAACAGTTTGATATCGGTCAAAAGGATTCAGTTAGAATGATCGCAAAAATTTTATTTTTATTTGGTTCAATTGATGACCAACTTGCAGAGTGTAAAGCAGAGTTGGAGGTTTGGAGAAATGCTTACCCTAACATGTCATTTGACGGCCAAACACTAGTGGAGAAAAAAGATGCTTGATACGAATGGAATTTATAACACGTGGGAAAGAGCGGTCGCGATCGCCGAAGCCAAAAGAATCCCAGAACTTATTATTTTCACAAGACTTATTGAATTGAATTTATGTGAAGAGCTTGCGCAGCTTGATTCTGTTCCTGCGACAAAAATCGCGCTGGATGTTTTTGATAGTCTAAAGCGTGAATACGGCATTACACCATTTGAAGGAAAGTAGTTTACACGCAGCGTTAATTATGATATGATTACTAATCATATGATCTTCTAAAGCTGTCATGGAAAACAAAAATCTTCAACTGGAACTCAATCTTCTCAAAGTATTTCAAGCCCATAATCAGAATTCTCAGATCTCTGTGGAGCTCCTGGGCGAGCTGATGAATCTCATTGAGGACGAAAAACAGAAGGAATTTGAGAATGGAGTTCGACGTGGCGAAGCCAAAAAGCGTGAAGAATTCAATAAGGGATTTGAGCGCGGGTGGCGAGCTGGCATCGATTCAATGAAAAATAATTAGTTCAAAGTCACTAAAACATGTTATAATAAACTTACTGATCAACTGGAGTAAGCATGAATATTGAAGAATTGAAAGAGCTCGGAATTCCAACTAACTCATACATTTTGGCTATGCGTCATTTTTCTGGTAACAGAAAATTTGATGATCTGAACTACGTCAATTCACAATTAAAATTGTTTAACCTGCCGCCTGCGGCAGAATTAGTTGAAGGACAGTATGCCTTATTGCAAACAGTTGTAAACTTAGTAAGACCAATCGTTGAACGTAATTACTCTGCTAAACCCATTGTTTATACGAAGAAAGGAAATGCGATGACTGAAAACACCCAAGCGCAAATTGCTGAAATTAACGACAACAAGCCAACTACCAAAACTGTTAAAGTTAATTCTGAGCCAAAGAAAAATCGTAAACGCGAGCGGTATGATATTCTGGTCTCAGAACTGGAAAAAGCCGGACAAGCCAATGTGTATGTTTCAAAAGAAGCATTAGCTGAAGCTGTCGGAACTACTGCAGGATCAATCTCAGTGATGCTGTGTGTCCTGCGCAAAGATGAGAAATACGATATTGACTGCAACCGAAAGGTTGGCTACCGTATTCTGCCACGCACTACGACCCGCGCAGCCTAATTTAATTCTAAAATAGAAGGCAGTACATTAAAGAAATTTAGTGTACTGCTGAACTTTTAACGTGTAAAATAAAATCATGTAGCATAAATGGAGATAGCCGATTGAGGAAATGAGTATGATTCAAAAAGTTAAAATGAAATTATGGAGACTGCAGGCAATTCCTGGTGCCGTAAATTCAAGCGGATTTTCTCCTTGGCGAGCACCATATACAGTAGCTGTTGAAATGATCGTAGCTGCTGAAGATGAAGCTGCGGCACGAGAAATTGCGAATGAATATGGCCGAGATGAAAATTTCAGCTTACAGGAAATTAGACCATGGCTTGATCCATACTATTCTTCTTGCGAATTGCTTGTTCCTGGCAATGAACGCAGAATTATTATCAGAGACGTAAGGGAATGGTGAATGAACAGTAAAAATTTAATAATCACAAATATTGAATTTGGCAACCCAGACTGGGGACAAGGACATGAAATATTCGCTGAAGTCAGCTGCGCAGAAACTGGAGAAATGTGTTTAAAAACAAATTATTTGACTGCTATGCATGTTATTGAAGCGGGATCCAGAAAATTTAATTTGTTGAATGATCATGAAGTAGTAGATTTAATCAATTTGATGTTAGGCATAGATTACTCCAGCCTTGCTAAGTATGGAAAGTTGACAAACAATATTAAAAGGAAATCGACATCATAAAAGATGATTGGGAAGCATAGTTATCTAGATGAGCGTTCAATATAACGTTTATATTGAACAAAGTTGTTTACAGACGCTATCGTTTAGTGTATAATACCTTTAATGATATATTTTAGGAGTGATAAATGATTTACGTTATGATGTTTGTAATCTTTATGATCATTGTTTGGATTCGCAGTTTATAATTAGATCTCCACAAGAATGCATCCGTTTATTATTCATATGAAAAGTTGACGAACAATGTTAAAGGGAAATTAGCATAATGAATAGGATCAGGTGTATTGTCAAAGACTGTCCAAATCACACAGATGAGGGAAATTTTGTAGGCGATCTTTGTTCACCATGCCATAGCTATATTACAACAGGACGTGGCAGATATTCCGCAGCTTATCGTCTTGCTGAAAGAACAACCAAAAAACCCGGTGCTACGGACGTGGACATTCTCGATGGCGCAAAACAATACGAGTTGGCACAAACTACCCCACAAAAGATGCTGACGCTTATGCTCAGGGATGATGTGCTTATTGGCGATTTCAGACAAGCAATTATTGGCATCTACCGTGAAGTAGAGAAGATTGTTGAGAAAAAATAAATTAACGTGATATATTAAATTTGTTATAATTGATAGTAGCTTCATCGTTTCCCACCTTAATTTAAGGAGCGCTAAATGCTTATCACTAGGACATGCATCTTCACTGGCCAGACAAATACGCTAGATCTGCCTGTTACAGAGGAACAAATGTTGGCATATGGGAAAGGCCAATTGATCCAAAAAGCATTTCCAAATTTAAGTGATGATGAGAGGGAATTTATCCTCAACGGAATTATGCCAGGTACTTTCGAAGACTTTGTCGGTGAAGAGCAATACGGCGATGATGAACATGAATATGAATCAGGGTATGATGATGACGAAGACATTTATGATTTTGAAACTGATACACCATTCTGATAACGGTTATAAGAAACAATGAAAACAGCCGCAGTTATTATGTACATGTTCATGCTGGTCTTTGACTTTGCATTATTTGCTGGCACTGCCTTCTTAATAACTCAATATGATTGGTCTGCCTGGTGGATGGCTTTCGCATTGTATGTGGCTGCTTGCGTTGCCCCAGGCACGATTATCAGCATATTGACCAATAAAACTGATGAGGCATGAACACCGTGCCTGACGATAAATTAGGAGCAAATGATAGTCTAATTGATGAGCTACGTGAAGCTCTGCTGGACGTAACAGCTAGCTTAGTTGCCGCACATTCATTACTTAAGAATGTGCGGCAAAAAAGCTGCCGCTTCAGACAAAATATTTTATATGATGCTTGACGATTATGAAGCATCTTTTGAAAGGGCGCGAGCTACCATTAGGAAAATGGGGTAAGAAATGAGTGATCGAAAAAGAACTGTTTACAAACGTTAGCGGTATTGATATAATTATCACATCTACTAAACCAAAGGAACCAAGATGGCATACGTTTCTAAAGATCTCAAAGCTAAGCTTGCAGTTCAGATCAAAGAAATATGCAAAAAGTATGGTGTATCCGCAACCATCGCCGTTAGAAATTATTCCACTTTGGTGCTGAATGTAAAATCCGGAAAAATCGATTTTTTGAAAAATTACCGCGAAACATATGAGAAGAAAGCAGTCTTCCATGCACAATGGTATGGCGCCAAATCTGTACCAGACTTTGAAAAAATCGATTATATTGATGTGAATCAATACAGAATTGACGAACATTTCTCCGGCGTGGCAGAAAACTTTTTAACTGAAGTATATCAAGCAATGAACGCCGGAAATCATGATAACAGTGATCTGCAAACAGACTATCATGACATTGGCTGGTACGCTGAAATAAAAATTGGCAAATGGAATAAACCATATGAACTTAAAGTTTAAGTTTAAAAGATTTTTTGCAGCCGTAAAGCTTGTTTGTTTTGGATTATTCTTTTTTCCTCTGTTGTTGTTAATATCACTCAAAGACAGGATTAGAGCAATGCGCAACTTAGTCATTGGAAGAATCTCTGAAATTCTAATAGAGATGCCAGATGTACAGATGGAACTAGCAATTTCCATAGAAGATCTCAATAGCATGTCAAACGTACAGCTTTTAGATCTGTATGAGGAAATTTTTCTAGATATTCTTGCAGAAGAATAATCGTGGAATAGCTTCAGCCAGAATCATTCGCAAAAATTTTGTGTAAATCTGTTTACACGTGATATGACCTATGGTATAATGATTCTATCAACAAACAATAGAGGTGAATCATGGCGAACTATGTTGCTCCTGATTATGACTCAGTTCTTGCAGCAGTTAAGGGTCGTAAAGGAATTAGAACTGCCAAACCAAAAAATAATGGCTTTGCGGCGTACGTTTGGAGAATTGCTCGCTTTAACTCAGGTGATGATATGACAATGCCGGTTATGGCTGATTTTGATTTGGCGAATTGGGCCGGCCACTCCTATGTTAATGGTGATAAAGAAGCTTTTAAAGAGTTGCGGAAAGTTGCAAATGAAATGGCAGATCGAGTTTGTAATGACTTAGGTGTAAGCAATATGGCAGCTGCTGCAAAATGGGGAAGAGCACTAGGTTATTTCTAAACAATTTATGATATAATTCAAATCATGAATACACAAACTTGCCAGTTCACTTCTCTTAATATGACTGAAGCATTAGACTTAACATTTTTCTTTGGCGTCAATCCGCATGTTATGAAAGACGCAAAATCAAATGCGCAATTTATTTTTGAAAAATTGATCGAAGCTGGTGTTGGAAACGCTACCGCAAAATGCGTAATTCAAAAAATGTGGAATGATGGACGTTCACAGGGATACGCTGAGTGTGCCTATGATGAGCACTGCAAGCGAGCTGATGAACTGAATAAAGAATAATTGAGGAGCTTTTAAAATGAGAAAATTAGCTAGCATCAGAAAAATCTCAGACGTTCGCCCGATTGCGGGCGCAGATGCTATCGAGTGTTGCGTTATTGACGGATGGACAGTTGTCGCGAAAAAGGGAGAATTTGTCAAAAACGATTTGGCAGTCTATTGCGAAATTGATTCATTTATTCCGCATGAGCTTGCACCATTCTTAAGTAAGGGACAGGAACCAAAGGAATATAATGGCGTCAAGGGAAATAGATTGCGTTCAGTTTCTCTTAGAGGTCAGCTTAGCCAGGGACTGCTTTTAAAGCCAAGATGCACTACGCCAACTGGCGTAATGATTAGCAACAGTTCTGGCTTTGAGCACATCTTTCAAGAAGGCGATGACGTTTCTCAATGGCTAAATATTAACAAGTGGGAAAGACCCATCCCAGCATCATTAGCAGGACAAGTCAAGGGCGATTTTCCATCTTTCATTCGTAAGACAGATCAAGAGCGTTGTCAAAATCTGATTGACGAAATTTTTAATCAAAATGCGAATGAGAAATATGAAGTGACCATGAAGCTAGATGGTTCAAGCTGCACTATCTACCATAAAGATGGTGAGCTCGGTGTTTGTAGCAGGAACCTAGAATTAAAAATTAATGAAGAGAACAAAGACAACACGCTGGTCAAAATGCTGTTTGACACTGGCTTAAACGAATCGTTAGTCAAACTTGGTAAAAATATTGCTGTTCAGGGTGAAATCATGGGCCCTGGTGTCCAAGGTAATAGGGAAAAGCTAACTAAGCATGCGCTGTTTGTCTATGACATCTATGACATCGACAATAGCAAATATCTTTCTCCTGCCGAAAGGTCTGAAATTTTTAATATTTTGAAAGACACCAAAACAGAGAATGATGTACTCTGGCATGTGCCATCATTGCACTATGATAAAAGCCTAAGTGAACTTGGTATCAATAACGTTGATCAACTTTTAAAGTTCGCTGAAGGTGAAAGCTTAAAGAATTCAATTAGGGAAGGCGTAGTGTTCAAACGTATGGATGGTAAGTTTAGCTTCAAAGCAATTTCCAATTTATTTCTTTTGAAGGGCGGTGACTGATGCGAGTTTTTTCGGAAGATGAGGAATGGCATAATAAGCCTCTATGGTGTGTTTACGGTGTTAACTGTTTCCCGAGTATTATTTGCTGTACATTAAAGAAATCGCATGATGATAAACTTATCATATGGGGATATAGTGTTTATAAACGATCGCCGGGATTTAGAACTCTTGGCGCTGAAGTTAACGCCTGGATAAAAAGACAAAAAGAAACTTTGGGCTATGAGATTTTTGAATTTTATAATGATCATGAAGAGGCACTGGAGAGATTAAGAAAATTAACAACTCCAAAACATTTAAAATAATATCATAATAAAAGCGCCAGTGCAAATTATGTAAATAACATGTTTGCAATAGCTGATTAATTAAATTAATCTTTGTATAATAAGAGGAAGGACAATGAAAGTGTGGGGCGTTTTTATAGACACGTCATATATGACGAATGCTGAAAAAGAAAAAATAAAGGATTTAGCTGATGTTGGAAAACATAACCTGTTATTTGATTTTCAAGATTTGAGCGATGCAGTAGAAGTATGCGATCAACTTATTGAATCACGCAAAAGAGAAATTATGCAAAAACTTGTATCACAGTGTGGGTATTCAGTTGAGCGGGCGTTAGAATGTATAAAAACTATAAAGCCCAGATATTTTGTTGCTGAATTTATAGAATAAGAGAGAATACATCTAAGGAGAGTAATCATGCCAGAAAACACTATGCGCAATTTCAATATTTCCAAATTATATGGAGTGAATTTGCGCTTTGAATGGCAAACACGCGATGGCGAAAAAGGAATCATCTCATACGCGCTTGATCGCGATGTACAAAAATTTTATTTGATGGATGAAGGGTATACGCGTCAGGAATCGGCAGCGTTACTTCAAGCGCTATTTGAAAAACTTAAAGAATCATGTATCATTAAAGAAACAAATAAAAAATCAAAGCGCGATGAAATCATTTCATCAATGTGCTATTCAGTAAGACATGATTTTGGTCTTAATAAAGAAAAAACTTCGCTATTATCATCTGGCATGACAGACTCTGAACGAAAAGCGCTCTGGTCCCAAATGGAACAGATTTATGATAATGTGATTGTCCCAAATTTTGTAAAAAATGAAAATAGTTGAAGGTGATTTATTGGAAATGGCACACCGTGGATCTTTTGATGTTATTGTCCACGGGTGCAATTGTTTCTGTATCATGGGTGCAGGCATTGCTGCTAAAATTAAAAAGTTGTGGCCAGATGCGTATAAAGCAGATTTAAAAACTAAAGCTGGCGATAAAACAAAATTAGGCACCTTCACATTTGCCTTAGCGCCTGACGTGAATAATCTCATGTTTGCAATTGTTAACGCGTATACTCAGTACGACATGAGTAGATACGGCAGGGATGTTTTTGAGTATGATGCATTCCAAAAAATATTAAATTCGCTTTCGGAAAATCCCGTTTTAAATGGTGCCAATTTTGGATTTCCTATGATCGGTACAGGATTAGCCGGAGGCTGCAAAGAACGAATAATTTCAATGATTAATATTTTCTCTAAAAAAATTGAATCAAAAGGCGGTTCGGTAACCATAGTTGACTTTAAACCTTAAAACAATTCATATTAACATGAGCGTAGAAACAAAATTAATTCTTAATAAAGGCCTAATTATTGAGTACGCTCATCTTAGGGAAGACTGTCTTGCTGAAGCGGAAGAAATAGCAAGTTCAGCAACGGGCAGAAAAGGTAGAAGCAAAGATAGACATTTAGAAGATGCGTTGAACGGGCTTATGTTACAATATGCCGTGGCAGAATATTTCATTTCGCGCGATGTTGATGTGGGATTGTCAGACGCGCTCATAGCAGATTTTTCATTTAATGATATTTTTATAGACGTCAAAGGTAGATTCCATAAATCTTCAACATGCTACACTCAAAGCGATTGGGAACATTTGACGGCAAATCAGTTGAACATTAATTTAATCTATCTGTGTTTTGATTGCAGAAATGGTCAAGCAATTTTTGAAGGCGGTATATCAAAAGAACAAATCAATAGAAAATCAAATTATTCTGGCTGGATGATATTTCCTAACCAATTAAAGAATTTTGAATTCATAATTGGTGTATAATATTTTATGTCATTTTCAATTTTAGTTATTGGTACGTTTGGAATTTCTGAAAAGATTGATGAACCGGTCGTTAAGTCTTATTTTTGTAAATTAAACGGTAACACAAGAATATGGTCTAATTTAAAAGAAGCACAGGAATATGTAGATAGATTGAGATGCAGGATGCAGAATAAAAAGAATGTTAATGTATCGTTCATGATAATTCCGGGGATAATTTAAAATGTCATATTGTAGATTCTCAAATTCGGATGCATATGTATTCCATCATTATGGTGGCTACATTACATGCATGGGGTGTAGAATAATTCCATTACGAAAAACTCTACGTCACGTAAACACAGATCCGAAATTTTACAAACGCAGTGATGTCGTTTCGCATTTGAAGAGGCACGTTGAAGCTGGGCATGTCATAAGTGATTGTGCATTCTCAAGATTGAAAGATGAAATTGAAAATATCGGAGATTTCATTTCGCTGAGGGTAAGAAACAGAAGAGCGCCAATTAAAAGGCGTAAGATTTTTAAGAAGAGAATAAAACCAATATCGATTACTAGAAAAAATAAATTAAAGCATCTTTCAAAACTTTTAGATTTAGGATCATTTTGATGAAATTAGACAATATTCTGGGTGTCATCACGTTTTCATTTTCAGTAGTAGCGAGTTTATTAATCGCACTCAATTTACAATATGAGTTGTATGGCTATTTTCTGTTTACAATATCCTCTCTAACTGGCGCATATCTATTATACAAATCTGACGTTAACAGAACTATGCTTTGGACAAACATATATTTTTTCTGCGTTAATATTCTTGGAATAATCAGACACTGGAGTTGAAACTACTATGAATTTTCGAAATTTAAAATTACACCTAATGACAGTGTTAGCAATAGTATTATTTCCAATAACGCTGCTATTTGTTTTTTATCATGCAACCCTCGAATTAATAAGAGCATACACGGAGAAATAAAATGGACAACCGAATCATAGAACTAGCTGAACAAGCTGGCGGCACTCATAAACGGAGCCTTGGAGTTTATCAATTTTATGAGTTTGAACTCATGGATTTTGCTAAGTTGATCGCGAAAGAATGCGAAAACATTGACCTCTATTGGCTGAGTAAGGAAGATAAGGCTTCAGTGATTGAAAAAATCAAATGGCACTTTGGGGCAAATTGAATGCCGCAGTTCATAAAACGTGATATCGGAAGATGGCGGGTGCCGGTCTATGATGATCATGGCAACTATAGCCATCATAAAGTTGAACATCCTATCGTGGAATTTGATACAATAGAACAACTGACAGACATCGTCAAACCCCTGGCCGGAAAGCTAGAACTTGTAGATGATGGCGATACCACAATCGTGTTTGATGGATTATGTATAGGGTGGATAAAGTGAAAGCGTCTGACTTTAAAAACAAATTAGATAGAATTCATGAGGTATCTCGTGACTTTGAAAATCTGAAAGTATGTATTAAAGTTGAAAGAGCAGGCGTTGTTGGATCTTCACCAACAGTTGAAGTTAAAAACGTATCTGCAGGTTTTGATTGGGATAATGGTAAGTTGATCATATATCCAGAAAGCCTATTGCGTGAAGTCGATAGAGATGAATTGGATATGATCAACAAAAAGATGAAAGAAGCCGGCTGGAATTATTATGAATTCTCAAATCTGAAAAGGGAAAATGTCAAGCTAAAACAGAAAATACAAGAATTGCAGAAAGCACAAGATAATCCTAACGCTGATTAATACCTGAAAGGTATCATATGAAACACATTATCTATTGTTCAGCATTATTGCTAGCATTTAGCAATAATGCTTTGGCTCGTGGCGAGCAAACTTCATATTCAACAATCCCTGAGTTACAAACATATTACTCTGATGACGTAATTCATGATACGCGAAAATTACGCCAATTGTCAGAGAAGAAATTTAAAAATGAACTTGCCAGACAGAATGAGATTAATCGTTTGGCCAATCCTCATTTGCAGAACCAAAATTCTGGTGTGAATGTTTTTCCAAAATTTGAAATGCCTTTTACCTCATCGAACAATAAATGACAGTTAGTATAAGGACATGACATGAATTTCATGAATGATAGATTTCATACTGAAGATGAGCCACCGAAACTAGAATTTGAAGGATTACAAAAATTAGTTAAGCGAGCAGGTTTGGCATCAGTCAGGTTCCCAGATCAAACGAAATATGTTATAATTCCTCTATCGCCGGATGGCGAATGGCTTACGCCAAATGAAGGGCTGGAAAAATTCATGAAATTGGTAGTTGAACAATGCATTAATGTTGTAGATAACGCAGTTTTGCATAGGCAGCCAGCAAGTACTTACACATCACTCATTAAGCAGTACTTTGAAATGGAGAAAAAAGATGTCAACTGAACGTGTTATCGAATTTGCTAAAACCTCACCGATTACTTTTGAAGTAGCGTGTAACATTTTTGGTGATCCGGCGCCTGATCTAGCTAATGCCAAAACTCGAGCGGAGTTTTTTGCGGTTTGGGCCGCGGCCAACTTTGAATTTGCTCAAGCGATGGATAGTGAAAGAATTGAATTAGCTAACGCGGGTTGGTGATTATGATGAATAAAATCTTAGAATTCTACGCGTATGAGGCTGGCCTAATGTGTGATGGTGTCCCAGACAGTTGGGACCTAGAAGCAATTACGCGATATACGCATATGGTCATAGAACACTGCTGCGAGATTATGCTAGAAAAAGAATCAGAGTTGCCAGCAAATCTGACAGTTAATTATATTAAAAAAGTTTTTGACATTGAGCCGCCAACTGAAGAATCAGAAAAGGATAAAAAGATAAAAAGAGTTCTCAACAAGTCTCTGCTAGCTCTTCTAGGTTCTGAAGATTTAGTTAATAGATGGTGGGTTTCACCTAATAAAGCATTTGGAGGAGAAACCCCGGTATCGGCTTTTGCGAAAAATAAAAAGGATGTTGTCACATACGTCTTGGCGGCGGCTAATCGTTGATAAACGCGTGTTTGTTTTTAATTTAATCGTGAGGATTGTTGTATGATGAATGATCTTGACAGCGCTTCGAGGCGTCTGCTGCAGGCATTAGAAAATGTTATCAGTTATACTGCAAATGATCCATGGGCCGCCTCAATTAATGAGGAATGTAAATCAGCTGTTACGGAATTTGTTGGTGCTCTAACGAATTTAAAAAAGTTAAATGGAAAATATGTTCAGGTGCCAATTCTTCCGACTACAGACATGCTTTACGCCATGGCCGAATGTGATGGCTATCTGCGCGGAGATCCTGATCATCCGATGTTAACACAATGGGAAGATTATTGGCATGCGGCGCTCATGAACATTCCTGAACCTACTGTACCGTGATTGGGAGACACTGATGACGAAGACCATTACGCGACAAGAGTTGAATCCGCTGTTAGACTCTCTAATTCGAGGAAAAATCACGGGGATAGAATTTGGAAATAGAACAGCAGAAAATGCTCAAGGACTGTTTAGGATTGTCACGGTTAAGGCAACAACAGGTAGCAAATTCGCGATTAAATTTTTATACAATAAAGAATTGAGTTTATCAGGCATTTATTTTACAGACTGTGATAAAGATGAATTGGTAGAAAGATTAAACATATTAATTCAGCGTTATTCAAACGTGGCTCAGTGCGATTTTTATATGGCGTAATATGTTGCAATGCGTGACAATAAATATCATCTTTATGATATAAAGGAAATTATATGTGTGAAATATCTCCTTTGGAAAAGATTCATGTATCAATCTTAAGTGATTTAGCTGCAAGTAAATTATCTGCGACATCAAAAGTTGATTCTAACGCTGTAGAAAGTTCGAGACCATACTATATGCTCACTGATCTTCTAGCCATGTCGGACTATTCACAACAAAAGCGCGGTGACTGGCGAGAATGGGTTAACGCGCCTCGGCCCAGCGGCGAATTACCGTGAAGCGAGGCTAAAATGAATGATCACTGCAAAAAGTTAGTAACCGACACTGAACTGTATAACAGCATCCAATCAATGTCCGACGGCAGCAAACAGTTGACGCACACATTTACTGATGAATGCATAATGAACTTGATAAAGCAAATTGTTCTTGAAACTTCATCAATGGCATCTAAAGGTGGTGCAAGTTTAGACACAGTAACACGGATTCGACGAAAATTCTTAGCATAAACATAAAATAATTGGAGCACACAGTGAATACATGTCTTACGCCAGCTGAAGTTGAAGTCCTGCGCAATTCCTTGGCGCACTACAGCGAATTTTTATCACAACAAATCGAAAATGCTACCTCTTCTACTGACAAGACATATCAAACATATCTTGAGTTGAGCACAGTCAAGTTCATTCGTGAACAGGCGCTTTCTTTGAAAGATATGATATGTGAAGCGGAATTCGTCTTGTTACGTTAAACATAAGTGCAAAATCAGTCTTGTAGAAGAAGAACAATCATCTCTACAAACACATACAGCTTTATGTTGATACTTCTTTTTTAGTTTACTTTTTGGATTTTGTAGAGTATAATTGTTTAAGTGCTAATTCTTCTTTGATACTGAGGAGCTACCATGGATGATCTTAACTTTGAAAGACTTCGTAAAATTTATATCGAAAAAGGCGAAATTGGACTGGAAGAAGAAAAGCAACGAATTTTAGAAAACTACATTTCACAGCTCCCAGCAGAAAAACAACAAAAGGCACGAGAATTTAACGACAAGATTCAGCGCAATTATGCTGGTTTAGACACCATGGAAAGATTGTCAAAATTGGCATACATGATGTCAGATTCCCTGTTCAGCTTATCAGATGCTCTGATTGATCTCAAATACGCGGTCGATGAATCAGTTGCAGAAAAAATGACTGCTGACATTATCAGAAAAGCCGCCAAACCAGTTTAAGCTTACTAACTTAAATGGATTCAACATCATGAAAAAGTCTTCTTACCTAATGACCACCATTGTAGCAACATTAGCATTACTTGCTTATTTTTTATATAAGCTTAATGTTTTATCTTGAAACTATCACATAAGATAATTTTGCAAAATGAGGGTTATCGTAAAATGATTTCTGATGTGGTTGAGAAAATAGCTGTTGTTATTTTTATGATATTGCTAATAGTGGTCTCTATCCTAGGGGCCAGTCAGTTATTACACACATTGTTCTCACTATTGATCGGAGAATAAAATGGTAGTTCTAAGCTGCGGACATGTTGTTGATAAATTTATTGATTCATACGAAGTAAGGGTAAAATCTGAATCGAGAGATTTTCTAAAAGCAGTAAAGTATCAGGTTGTGTGTAAAAAATGCATGATTGAAATGCAGCAAGAAAATCTTCTGTTAGATAGCGAAAGCGACGTTGACGCTTGGTTGAGAACCTAAACCAAATTTGATAGAGAATAATTATGGCCATGATTTATAGAAAAAATTTAGAAACAGCAATCAGCGTTGGCGCAGATTATGCAGAATCCGACCAAAATAAATTGCAATTTACGCCACAGCAACTTGATTCTTTTGCACAAATGATTGCTTATGAATGTCTGGCCGAATGCGCTTCTATCGGAATTGAAGAATTTGGCGTGAATGATGGTGCTGTGGCTGTAGTTGATCGCTGCATCTCTAAAATCAGGAAACGGTTTTCAATTTAACTATTTTGAAATTCTCAATCTAAAATATCATGAATACAGATAATGAACGGCTATTTGATCAAATTGGCCATAATCTTGGTTGGCACGATCATAACATGAAAAGAGATCGCCCGTATGACGGACAACCTCACACGAGCACTGGTAAACGGGGAGCAACAGAAATCAAGGGCATAACATTTCGTGACCTACGTGATTGTTTTGTTCGAGCAGTACTTCTATCAACAGGCGGCCAAACCATCGACGGTGTTAACATGTTGCCGTTTTATGAGGAAGCTCGTAAGGGCGAAAACGCAGTGTTGTGTGAAAATGATCTCTACGGATTCAATTTAGATAAACTTGACCCGATTGCGGTATGTCAAAATTTATGTTGTGAAATTGAAAAAATTATGGGAATTTTTCCAAATGTGCCAGATCTGTTAGAAAAATGAAGGATAAATGATGACTACAGAAATAGATCCAGCCTTCTTAAAATTATCCTTAGCAGCAAGCAACACACTGCAAACCCTTAAAAGAATTGCGGCGTTAATTCCAAAAGATGATAATCAAGTCACTGAATCAATATCTGAATTATCTGAAGCGTTATCAGCACACGAATTTGAAATTGTCAATATTGGCTATTATACTGGACAAGACTATGAGTATGGGTATGATTGCGTTTATGTAGAACGTGATGTCTCAATCGGCGAGGAACTATATGTCATTAGACGCATTGACGTGGAATAACACTAATCACGCGACGGAATCTAGCATAAAGTTGTTTACATTTCTCATAAACTAGTTTAAGATATACCTATCGTTGAACAGATTGGCAGGTTAAAGGTAGTAAATACGAAGCTAACACCCTGCAAAAGCAGGACTATAGTGAATGTAGGCTATGGAATTCCCCACTGGTTACGGCCAGTCCAGAAATGGTCAGGGTAAGTCTAGCCTACATCCATGATAGTGGTAGTAAATACGAAGCTAACACCCTGCAAAAGCAGGACTATAGTGAATGTAGGCTATGGAATTCCCCACTGGTTACGGCCAGTCCAGAAATGGTCAGGGTAAGTCTAGCCTACATCCATGATAGTGGTAGTTGGCCTAGTAGCAGCCAGCTTTAATGAGTGAGTGACTAGCGGATGTGACCGTGGGGGAATTCACCCTGATGAATCCCACAGACCCGAAAGGGAACTGGAAGCAGGGCCAGACTCGATGGTGAAGAACAGTGCAGGTAGCCAGTTTGTAACTGCATTGAGAAGCGAAGCGAGAACGGAAAAAAGGTTGCGTGGCCGGGTGGCAAAAAGGACCGATAGCTCTTTGGCGTAATAGCACGCCATTATCATGACGCTCGGAAAGACGAGATTCTTTTTAGATTGTCTGTAGACAGATGATCTCATTTTTACATGAACATTCTCAAAGTTTTGCCATGTTGCGATTAATTAATCGCCTAAAGTTGTTTACATTTCTGCCAAATCAATGTAATATATCTATTGTCTATTCAATCTATAGGTTAAGACACCATGAGTCATCTTAGAGTGTATGATAAAAGATATGTTCCAAAGGTGTCCAGAATGACACCGTATTACAGACCACCGACATATCTCGCTATTGAAACCAATCTTGCTTGGGCTATTCCATATTGGAAAGAAAGACAAAAGCGTAATCCAAATCTGATTATAGAAATTGTATGAATGATAGGATCAGTCAATTAGTGAGTTTTTCAATTGAAATGGTTGAGGTGAATGGAAAAATTTCACCCAACTATTTTGATCATATTAAATTTGCTAAATTGATTATTTTAGATTGTATGGAAGAAATAGCAAAATGTCCAATTGCATCTACAGACGTAATTCAAGATAGAATCAATTTAGCTAAGCATTTATCTCAAATGTTTAATTTGGAAATGTAATCTATTACTTAATGGTAAATCAAAATGGATGTCAATAAATTACAAATTTTACTTGATGATCTCGATGATTTGGATTATCAAGCAGAACCTGAGCCATATGATCGTGATTTTTGTGTAAATCGTTGGTATCATATTCCTGCAGAAAATCTCCATCAATGGAGAACTTCTAGATTAGAAGTAGTAAAACCATATCTTGAACAAAACCAGGTCTGGTTGGCCGGTGGAGCACTGCGTACGTTAATTCATCATACTGAAAAAATTTCTGATTTTGATTTATTTTTTAACACGAAAGAAAAATTATGGCACGTGAATGAGAAATTGAAGGAAGATGGCTTTAGGTGTGTATTTGAGTGTCCAAAGGGAGAGCTATTCACGTATAAAAAACGTGATCTAAAAATTCAATGTATAGCCAAAAAATATTACAAGGATAGTATTGAATTGATTGATAGTTTTGATTTTACGGCGTGCCAAGCTGCGTATGATGGCGTCAGCGTAGATATTGCAAAAAGAATGATTAAATCAGTTAAGCTGAAAAGATTGTACGTGAATAAAATAACATTCCCTGTGGCCTCAATCAATCGCATGTTTAAGTACAAACAGAAAGGGTATCATGTCTCCGAGAAGACAATCGCAGATATGGTTATGGAAATTTCGGATGGTCGTAAATTTACTGGTGACCATCTGCAAATGTATATTGACTAAGGAAACAGTATGGACGAAAGTCATTTGCCATATGAACAGCAGAGTTTAATTTATCGTCTGCGAAAACGTGCAGAAATACGTAGACAGATCAGCACACGTAAAAGCGTGCAGGAAGGCAAGCCAGATCGCATGGCAGATCTTCTTGAAGAAGCCGCGACTGAATTAGAATCTTTAATGAAGATCATTAATAAGAATTAAAGCTAAAGGATTGCATCATGAAAAAGATTGTTAAATATGAAGCCGTAGATGGAAAATTGTTCGACAACGAAAAAGATTGTCTTGGGCATGAGCTGCAATTAGAGGATCTGCGGAAAGCAAATCAGCTGCTTCAAGATGGTGAAAATTTACTTAATGTGTTAACAGTTGCTGGCCAAAATGATACTCTTTCGCCAGTGCATTACTTATCTTCTGAAGATAAAGAGATACTAAAAAGCATGACTACCGAATCTGGCGTGACTGTTGAACATTGGCAGTGTAGTCGTAAGCCAGGTTATAAGGTAACACTGATTTATCACGGCGGTTGCCACGTTCTATTATACGGTGACGCTGGATCTTGGACAGGTTCATATGGAAATAAAATTACAGTGAAAGATTTATTGTATTACGTTAAACAAATGCGCGAAAAGGATGTTCACTTCAACGAAGAAATGGAATAATTCACTATGAAAAAATTAAACATGACAACAGCTGCTGCACCAGCTGATGACAAGAAATCACAAACTGTTGTTGGCACCTGGCTTTATTGGGATGAACCGGTGGCCATGAGCTCCTTCAATACAGGAGCTGAGGCAGCTTCTGCGGTCAATCATGATGAAGACTTGCTCGAAACACTGTACTGGGAATTTGACAATCAGAAAAATAAAGGTGAAAATGAACGTTTAGCCTTTAAAACCAAGCTAAGATATTACGCCTTGCAGATGCTGAGTAGAGATCATAAAGAATAAGGAAATCACATCATGAGATATACTAAAAAGCCAGTTGAAATTTCAGCATTTCAAATGACCAAAGAGACATTCGAAAATAAATCTGCCTGGCCAGATTGGTTGGCTGAAGCATGGAAGAAAAACTTTACAGAAGTAGGATCTCTATATTCTCCATCAGCATACTCTTCATATTTTCCAAATTTAGAATTAGGAAATGATCTCCTATACATCAAAACGCTTGAAGGAAATCAGCTTGTGAGTTGGGGAGATTATGTTATTCGCGGTGTAAAAGGTGAAATTTATCCATGTAAGCCTGACATTTTTGAAATGACATACGATAAAGTTGACGAAGTGAAAGTGATTGATGTTTCAGATAAATCACTGATGGATGTATATTTTGATATTGATCCAAGTGGCAAACTATGGGAAGATATGAAATCTCAAAATACACACGATCTTTGGGCCGAACGAACTTTATTAATCTGTGTGGCGATAATCATGATTAGTCTATTTGTCAATTTGGTAGTTTCATGAAAGTAGATCCTATATTTGTTATCGCCGGCAATTACCAACAATTTAGGGATTTTGTGTACCGGTATGGCAAAGCTGATCCTCAGCGATATCGTTATGTAGCAAATGCTGATTGTCTGCTCGGAATAAGATGCAGTGAAAAAGATATTTTGTACTATGGTACATGGTCGGCCAGAAGAGACATAGAAGAAATTGAAATGCGCGTAAAGTTAGTAACTACGCGTTACTCATGATCATAATAATAAATTGATAATTTGCAAGGGAAAATGATATGAAAAATGCACATGTTGCCGCAGCGATTCACGCCGCTGGATTTGTTGAATATGGAAGAATCAACAACGCGACGGCATCAGGAATACACAGAACATATATCATACCACCAGAAGTTGTTGACGCGCGCCTTGAAAATTTGGTAGAAATAATTGTTCGCGAGTGTGCCATGTATGCCACATCACTTTCCCATGATAGCAACGTTGGGAATGCCCTAATCAAATTATTTCTTGAAGATGATTCTGGCGCGCCGCAGAGCGATGATTAAATTCTTCAACATTCGATCAAATCTATGTTATAATGATAAAGCTGAACGCCAGCATCTGTTTAAATTTGGAGATATGTGAATGGCAAAGCAGGTTGATATTGCACAAAAATACAAGAAGCTAACTGACATTGAGCATGTGCTTCTACGGCCAGGGATGTACATTGGCTCAACACAGCCTCACACCGCAGTCACATGGGCGTATGATGAAGCTGAGACCAAGATGATCAAGCGCGAGCTGACATGGAATCCTGGTTTGCAAAAATTATTCGATGAAGTCATTTCAAACTCAGTCGATGAAAGCAAACGCACTGGTTCAAAACTCGACGTGATTAAGGTTGAAGTTGATCGTGCAACTGGTGAAATTTCTGTTTATGATAATGGCGGAATTCCAGTTCAGCTGCACCCTGAGCATAACATGTATGTGCCAACAATGGTGTTTGCTGAGTTAAAGGCCGGTTCAAATTTTAATGACGATGATGAAAGAACTTGGGTAGGCACTAACGGTGTTGGTGCATCATTAGTTAACATTTTCTCAAAAAAATTCTTGGTTGAAACATGTGATGGTGTTAATTTTTTCAAGCAAGAATTTTTAGACAATAATCACGTAAGAAAAGAACCAAAGATTCGTGAAAGCGATAAGAATCATACCAAGATCACTTTCCTACCAGATTATGAAAGACTAGGCTGTACGCTCGATGATGACAATTACGCAAAGCTCGTGAAGCGAGTTGTTGATGTCGCAGCCTGTAATCCTACGCTTAAAGTTTATTTAAACGGCAATCGAATTCAACTCAAAACATTCAAAGATTATGTTTCTCTGTACACTTCAGAATTGGAATATGAAGAATTAGAATGCGGTTGGAGACTTGCCGTAGCACCATCTGATGATGGCTTTCAACACGTTTCTTTCGTGAATGGTTCTGAAACAATTGTTGGCGGCTCACACGTTGAACATGTCGCAACAGATATTGTTGAAAATCTTCGAACTTTCTTCAAGAAAAAACACAAAGTAGATGTTAAGCCAGCTGACATTAAAGGTCACTTGTTGCTGTTCTTGGATTCAACTATCGTTAATCCAAAATATGATAGTCAAACGAAAGAAAAGTTGATTTCTGAATTGGCGAAAGATGTTAGAGCTCAAGCATCAGTTTCTGAAAAATTTATTAAGCGCCTCACGCAGTCTCCAATCATCCAATCAGTGTTAGATTGGGTAAATGCTAAGGCACAAGCGCAACAACTTGCTGAACTCAGAAAGCTTAATAAGGAAGCTGATAAAACTGACCCACGCCGAGTTGAAAAATTTTCAGATGCCTCAGAAAAAAGAGATCGTCATAAGTGCATCCTTTTTCTAACTGAAGGTGATAGCTCTGCAAAATCTGTTCAAGCTGGTCGAGGTAAAAATCCATTTATTGGCAGTTTTCCACTTCGTGGTAAGCCATTAAACGTGCGTGATATTGATACTAAAAAGATCTTGGAAAATGAAGAAATCAAAAAGATCTTGACCATCACTGGCTTAAAGCTTGGTGAAAAGGTAGTCAGTGTTGGTTCACTTCGATTTGGAAAAATCGTGGCAACTTGTGACGCTGACCTCGATGGAGCACATATCACTGGACTATTAACAAATCTGTTTTTCACATTTTGGCCAGAACTTTTTGAACTTGGCGTTATTCATTATTTCAGAACTCCACTTATCAAAATCTGGACTGAAGGCAAGAAAAAAGAAGAACACTGGTTTTATACTGAGGCAGAATACGTTCAATGGCAAGAAAAGAATGAGAACGTTAAACATAAAATGCGCTGGTATAAAGGTCTTGGAACATCAACCGCAAAAGAGTTTGGCGAATATCTTGAGAATATGGATAAGCACTTAGTTCAATTGACTGTTCAGGATATGAAGGATGGAGATGCAGTAGACTTAGCATTTAACAAAAATCGAGCCGATGATCGTAAAGAATGGGTAGCCCTAACATAAGAGGACTGAAATGAAAATTTTTTCAACAACGCAAATTTCTAAGGACACGCTAAATAAAATGAATACTCTTTCACAAATGGAAATCAAAGTTGGCGATCTGGTTAGAATCAATTCATCTGATGTCGTAGCTGAAGTATCTTCTATCTATCATAGTGCACGAGACAATTGTAAAATGTTGACACTGTTTGAACAGCGCGGAGGTGCTGAAGTTCTTTATGGAACAGTGTCAGAAAAAGGTGTAAACAAAATTAGCGATACTGTTGTGTTCAATTAAAACAATTTGTGTTATAATCAATCATACATTCTAAAAATGGGTATCTTAGCATGCGCGTGAAGCAATATTTTGATCAAGAGTTTGTGCAATTCTCTCGTTATGATAATGTGAGAAGTATTCCTAGTCTGCGTGATGGTTTCAAGCCAGCACAAAGGAAGTGCATCTATGGCACTCAGCAACGAGGAGAAAATGCAGGTGAAGTACAAATTGAAAGGTTAGCTGCATCAATTGCAGCAGATACCAAATACCATCATGGCACGGGGTCTCTCGAGGCGACCCTGGTTGGCCTCGCGCAAACTTTCGCTGGTTCTAATAATGTCAACTTGTTTGAACCACTAGGCCAGTTTGGTTCACGCTTGTCACCATCTGCAGCATCTGCTCGTTACATCTTCACAAAATTTTCAGCTAATTTTCGCAAGCTGTTTAAGAAAGAAGATGACATAATTCTGAAGCACATGATCGAAGATGGCGATGAGATTGAGCCAGAATATTACATTCCACTGCTGCCATTAGTGCTGATCAATGGAAGTCGTGGTGTAGGCACAGGGTATGCCTCGAATATTCTAAGTTATAACCCAGAAGATCTTAAAGCTCATGCCATTGCGATCCTAAATGGCAAAAAGCCGACAACTCAATTGCTGCCATGGTTTAGAGGTTTCACTGGCAAAGTTAGCAAAATTGAGAAGCAAGTTGTTGTCGAGGGTAAATTAGAGATTGTAAACACAACAACAATCAAAGTATCTGAACTGCCAATTGGCATGTATCTCGATGACTTCAAGAAAGTTCTATATGATCTTGAAGATGAAGGCTTAATTAAAAACTTCGAAGACATGTCAACTGAATCGTCTTTTGAATTTATTCTAAATGTTCCAAGAACAACAACTTCTTTGTCACATGAGCTGTTGATGAAGAAGCTGAAACTGATTTCTCGTGAAACAGAAAACTTTACTCTTTGGGATACCAATAACAAGATTAGGGAATATGAAACACCTGAAGCAATTTTAGAAGAGTTCGTTAATTGGCGCTTATTGCGATATGAAGACCGACGACTAAAATTGCTTGACATGGAAATTGAACAGCTCGAGTGGTTAAATGAAAAACTTCGTTTCGTGATGTTCTACTTAAAACATGCTAAAGATTTTGCTGGTCAACCAAAACCTGAATTATTATCAATGTTAGAGAAAAATAAATTTAAAGAATCTGATCGCCTATTACGACTGCCAATTTATACTCTAACGCATGATGAAATTGAGAAGCTGAAGAAAGAAATTGGTGACACTGAAGAAAAAATCGTAGAGCTCAATAGCACTACAGCCAAAAAATTATATTTGACAGAATTAAAAGAACTTGACCTATAAGGAGAAATCATGCATTCAGGATATTATGACGTAATGGATTTTCATGACAAATTTGAAGTTCCTGTTTCAGCTACTCCAACCGTTTTATCTGGTGAAGCCTTAAATTTCCGTGTTAAGTTTTTACAAGAAGAACTTGATGAATTTAAAAAAGCTTCTGAAGAAGGTAATCTCCAAGAAGCATTTGATGCTCTGTTAGATTTGGTGTATGTTGCATATGGCACTTCGCATATGATGGGCGCAGATCATGATCTTTGGTCTGATCTTTGGGACCCTGTTCAAAAAGCTAATATGTCAAAAGAGCGAGCCAAGAGTGCCGCTGATTCAAAGCGTGGCACTAGTCTCGATGTGATCAAGCCAAAAGGTTGGAAAAGTCCAACTGAAGAACAACTTAAAGTTTTAGCTGACCGTGGAGCAAAATAAGTGGAACAGCAATATTTAGATCTTCTTTCTGACATTCTCGAAAATGGTGAAGAGCGGGATGATAGGACACAAGTTGGAACTGTCGCCGTTTTTGGCAGACAGCTGCGATTTGACCTAAGAAAAGGCTTTCCGGCACTAACAACAAAAAAGCTAGCTTGGAAAGCAGTAGTCGGTGAACTTTTATGGTTTATTGAGGGTTCAACCGATGAACGTAGGCTCGCCGAGATCACGCACGGCGATCGCCAAGGGCCAGTTACAATCTGGACACCGAACGCTTTAGCCGGTTATTGGAAGCCAAAAGCTAAATTTGATGGTGATCTTGGACGAGTCTACGGAGCACAATGGCGAGATTGGAAACATGCAAAAGTGTTTGAAGAATTTAGCAATGATTTCGTAGAACATGAAGATGGCAGCATTACGTATTTCAAAGCTAAAGTTCAAATTCAAAAAGTTGACCAACTTGCCAATCTAATTGATGGCATCAAAAAAGATCCATTCGGCCGGCGGCACGTGTTAAGTGCTTGGAATCCTGGTGAATTGGACCAAATGGCTTTGCCACCATGCCATTTTGCTATGCAATTCAGTGTCAACAAACGCGGTGAATTATCTTGTTTAATGACACAACGTTCTTGCGATGTTGCGATTGGGCTACCATTTAATATTGCGAGTTATGCTCTTCTAACTCACTTGGTTGCACAGGTTTGTAATTTGGAAGTTGGCGAATTGGTCATGAGTTTAGGAGATGCACACATTTACAAAAATCATATTGAAGGTGTAAAGCAACAACTTCAACGAACGCCGTATGATTTACCAAAACTGCGTTTAAATAAGAATGTTTCTTGCATTGATGATTTTAAAATGTCAGACATCGAATTGGTTGACTATGTTCATCATTCTCCAATCAAATTAGCGATGGCAGTCTAACGTTCTAATTTAACTTAAATAATTTGTTATCATCAAAATAAAATGGAAAAAGACACAATGGACCTATTTGAACCGGCTGATGAATTAACAAAAGATTTATTCAAAAAATTAATTTTCAAAACAGCAATCATGTGTCAACTTTCTGACAACCTAAGTTATATCCCGGAAAATAAAGACGTAGGCAACTTTCATTGGAAGATGCCTACTGAAAATTGGAAAAGCGAGCCATGCATTAGGCTTGATGATATGATTGACATTTACGCAGATTCTGAAAATCCATCTGAAATTTATATTTCATGGGAGAATTTTTCAGTGCGTGAACGTGATGGGCTAGATAGATTAGTTGATGTTGAAAAAGAATGTTTCAGTAAATTGCAGCAAGGGTAAAAATGTCTATAATTGAGCGGGCAGCTGAACGGCGAAAGTTTGCGTTTGATGTTTATGTTAAACATCTGTCAACTCCCATCCTCATGCCACATTTGGACAAGGCATCTAATCCAGGCAAAAGTAACTTTATCAATCTTCTTAAAATCATCAATGCGCAAGCATTGACTCAAACACCAGAAGAAACTGCTTGGCTGCAAACAGCTATCGAAGCTAAACGGAAAATCTGGATTTGGTCCGACTTACATTTCAATCACGCCAACATAATAAAATATTGCTCAAGGCCGTTCTCAGACGTGATTGAAATGAATAATGCTTTATTATCAGCTGCGCAGTCCGTGCCTAAAGATGATTTAGCTTTAATTGTTGGGGATTTCGCAATGGGCAGGGTCGCTGCCGTTCAGACATTATGGGATGTGATTCAGCCATGTAGATTGATTGTCGGAAATCACGATCAGGACGTGTGGAAAGCAGATTTGAAATTTCCATGGGCTGATGCAATACAGGTTTTCTTTCATGAAGATCGCGAATATTGGGTTACACATTATCCAATCAGAACAGAAATGATTCCTGAAAATGTGATCAATATTCATGGTCATATACATGATAAATTAATTGAAGGCAAAAAACATATTAATGTATCCGTGGAAATCATGGGTTATAAACCAAATATCTTAACTGAGGTTATTGATGCACACTCTATCACCAACACAAACTGAAATCCTGTTAATCTTAGCCGAAGAATGCGCTGAAGTCATTCAGGCGATTTCTAAAATTAAACGTTTTGGGCTTGATACTGACTACAAAGGTAAAACCAATTTAGAAATGCTCGCAATTGAATTGGGCGACGTATTGGCATTAATTGAATTAACAAAGCAATCTGATCTTGGATTAACTGACGAATTACTAGAATCAGCAAAAACCGATAAATTGGAAAGAATAAAAAATTGGCTCAATTATCTAAAAAAGCATTAAAATTAGTTATATTTTATAAAAATTGTATAAATAAATTGCCTCTTTTAACTTTAAAATAAGATGAGTCTAGAAGAACCAGTATTAGATAAGCATCTGAATTCAGATGCAGCTTTTATTAATAACTTCGCCCAACTAATGGAAAATAAGTTGGGTCTTGTTATTTCTAAAAAGCGTAATCTGGAAGAAGGCAAAACTGTTGAGATTAAGTTAAAGCCCAATAAAATTAAGAATCGAGTTAAATTGCCTTCAGTAGAAAAAATTGAAGAGCAATTGAAACAAGTAGCAAATGAGCTTGAAATTGAAAACATTAAATCTGGTAAAAATTCAGAAAAAGGTTTAAGTGTTTCTTTTGATAAAGCTGATAAAAAGTATGATATAGTTGTCATAAAAGGTGCAAATGAAGGTGAAGTTTTTGAAAATGAATTATTTTCAAAACTTAAGAAGTATATAAAGGAACCAGTTAAAAGTAAGAAAGTTGAAGAAGCTAAGAACTTATTTGAAGCTCTAGGAAAAGTTGTCCAGGATTTTGATATTTCTCAGATTAAAGAAATAAGAAAAAGATCCGGTTCAACCTCAAGAGCCAACATTCCGGCTGAAAAAATTGGTGAAGTTGTAGCTGATATTATAATAGAATTGCAAAATGGAAACCGACTCTACCTCTCCATTAAGAATCAAACCGGTGATACATTTGCAAACATTGGCATGAATCGTTTATTCACGGAGCATTTAGAAGTAAATAAATCAAATTCACTTTATGAAATGCTCCGTGAAATAGGCGTCAATTTTTCAAACTTCTCTAAGGGGCTTAAAGCTTACAGAGATGAAAAAGAAATGAAGCCTGTAGTAGATAACACTGTTAGGAAAATTCCAGTAGATAGTGCCTTTTATGATTTTATGACTAATTCATGGGGATTTAATTATCTTTACGTTAGACATAATGGTACGAATTTTAAAGTTTTGAAGATGGATAAAGATTTTGTGCATGATATTTTATTAAAAGATTTATGCGTATCAGAAATTTCTTATCCACATACTTCTTCAAAACAATTAAAGATAAAGCTATGGAATGAATTTACTACATATGTTATCGAAATCAGAAACACCAAAGGTGAAATTAAACCTACAGAAATGAAGGTTAAAATAGCCAAAACTAATGTATAATATTAATATCATGCCAGCAGCCATCATAAAATCTTTTGCAGAACGAGCCGATAAGTCAGAAAAAGAAGTTGAAGACTTATGGCTTAAAGCTAAAAAAGGAGCTGAAGAAAAATTTCCAAGAAAGAAAGATTCTTCACGCAAATGGGCGTACGCCACCGGTACGTTAAAGAAAATGTTAAATATAACAGAAGAAGAAAAACTTAGCTTCAAAACTTTCATTAACTTAATTGAGAAATAGGATTATGTCAAAAGAGGATCTTTACATTAAAAATTCACGTGTAGAAAAACACTCTAAAAAGAAGGGTAAAAAACGCAGTCACGGCGAATTTGATGATCATCAAGCAAAACGTCATCAGAAAATCAATTTTAAGAGATATTTAAATCAGCTTAAAAGCGATGAATTAGAAGACGACTATGACGACTTCGATGATTATGATGATGATTCAGAGGATGATCAGAAAAAGTAAAATGATTGAATCATGAACCTGTATAAATTGCATGCTAATCCAGAAGAACTATCGCATTATCATGAGGCGCATGATGTGGTCCCAAAATTATTTTGGGACAAATATGAAAATGATCCTGAAGAATTGAAGAAGCGTGAAGCAGCAATTGCTAAAGATGGCGAGTATGCATATAAGTACGCCAGACGTGTTCTAAAGAAACCGTTCCAAGCCGGTGAAGCAGCAATTGCAAAAGATACAAAACTCTCGTATTATTACGCGGAGGAAGTGCTTCACGATAAATTTCCGGAAGGTGAAGCAGCAATTGCTAAAGATGCATATTATTCATATCACTACGCAAAAGATGTTCTTTTAAGAAAAAGGTTCCCACAAGGCGAAGCTGCAATTGCTAAAGACCCAAGATGGGCATTCAGATATGCAAAATTTGTTATTAGGGGCCGATTTCCAGAAGGTGAAGCTGCGATTGCTAAAGACGCGGAATGGGCATTTCAATATGCGACAGATGTTCTTAAAGGCAGATTTCCGGCCGGAGAAGAAGCAATCGCAAAAGATAAATTCTACGCAGCTCAGTACAATGCACAGATATTAAAAGATCAACAGCTTGACAATTGATTAACGTAAAATCCAATATTATTTGCGCAATATGTTATAATATTAATTGGATTTTATTAACACTATAGGAGATAATACATAATGAAGATTATGAATTCTAACATTTTTACTGCAGATGAATTCAAAGCGTTCGTTTCAGCCTATGATCAAAAAAATCTTGATCAAGATAAAGTACTCACTTCAGTTAAGCGAGTGTTATTTGCTACCGTGGCAGTTTTGTTCGTAAATGTCGCAGCAACCGTGGGCTTGGTTTTAGGCTATCTGTAATCATCAGATTCAGCGGGGTTTTTTGCCCCGCTGAATTTATCATATTTTAAATTAATACTGGATCAACAATGCAATTCCCAAATATTACTCATATTGATGAGTTTAAGTCGCATATTTGTCATCAAGAAGAAATTCGTGAGATGGTCATTGGCGATGATTTAACTTCATTCTGTTATATGATTTCTGCGCCAGATACATTTAATACGGCTTGGGCCAGGGAATGCCGTGGGATTGTGTTCAATAATAAATCTGGCGCTGTGGTCGCTCGGCCATTGCATAAGTTTTTCAATGTTAATGAACGTGAACAAACACAGCTACACGCCCTCGATTGGACAAAAGTTGTTAGAGTCATGGATAAGCTTGATGGTTCTATGATTCACACTGTTGCTAACGAAAATGGCGTAAGATTAAAATCCAAAAAATCATTTAATTCGGATGTGGCGTTAGCTGCAACAGATTGGCTCAATTCAGCTGCTGGTGAAAATACGCGGAAATTTTGTTCTCGTATAGTAGAACGGAATTGCACGGCTATTTTCGAGTGGACCTCTCCGACTGCGCGGATTGTTGTTTATTATCCGCAAGAAGAATTACGTCTTTTACATATTCGAAATAATATGACTGGCGAATATCTCGATAAAGAAACAATTACCTCCTTAGTTAAGGAGTTCAATATTTCTGCTGTGACTGAACCAACATTTAATGTTCCGGCTGAAAAGCTTGGAGAGCATCTTATTGAGCTTGCGAAAACTGTTGAGGGAATAGAAGGGTGGATTGTTCAATTTGAAAATGGTGATATGGTAAAATTAAAAACCGATTGGTATTTAAAACGTCACCATGTTATGACATTCATGCGCGAGCGTGATGTTGCTGAGATGGCCCTTAATGAAGAACTCGACGATGTAAAATCCACTCTAGTTGGTGAAGGCGTTGATATTGCGCAAATTTTAGAAATTGAATCTCATGTCTTATCGGATTTGAGACATCTTGTATCAAGAGTTTCTGAGCTTGTTGAAAAAGATAAACATCTTGAACGTAAAGATTTTGCAATTAAGCATAAAAATTGCGCCGAGTTTGGTTTAATGATGACCATGTTTTCTGGCAAAGAAGCTAATTTTAAACAATTTTTTATCAAGTATCTGTTAAAAGAAAAATTTAGTTTAAAGCAGTTGAATCTTTTACAAAGCATTGGGGAAATTGAGTGAAATTATTATTTGGTTATAGAGTAGATTCAAAATTGGCGTAGTTGCGAATTGTAAATACTTATAATCAAAATTAATTATGTTTTGACAGTATTAATAAAATCCATCATAATATTAGGACATAAAAAATATGAAATCATTGAAATCAATCAAACAGCTGGACAACTCTTCGGATAATTCAGATGACCAAGCTGGTGCCGGAGGTTTAAGTTTATTGCCAATGGATAATTTTTCTATTCAGGCCCTCGGTTCACATATGTTGTTTGGTGAAATTTCAGAATCCACATCGTTGTTTGCAATAGAATTCTTGCTTAAGGCAAATATGCTTCTTCCGGATTCATATGTGTTAAATCTTTTTATCAATAGTCCAGGTGGACATGTTACTGATGGTTTTGCAATAATTGATGTAATGGAAACGTCAAGATTGCCAATTCAAACTGTTGGTGTTGGTCTAATTGCATCAATGGCTCTGTTGATTCTGGCCGCAGGAACAAAAGGCCGTCGAGTATTAACAAAGAACTCAGCAATTATGGCGCACCAGTTTTATTCATACCTTGAAGGAAAACATCACGAATTAGTCGCAGGACAAAAAAGACACGTGCAGCTGGAGCACCAGTTTGTCAAATATTTCATGACTCACTCATCTATGACTGAGAAACAAATTAAAGATATTTTGCTCGCGCCATCTGATCGTTGGTTAACACCGCAGGAATGTAAAAAGTTTGGTCTATGCGATGTTGTTGCTGACCACTTTGCTCCGCCAGAAAGCACAGTTGTGAAAATTCCAAAAAAGGTAAAAGCTACGCGTTGATTTTTGAATTAATTAAGTTATCTAGTTTAGTAATACCAGAACTTAAAGTTTGAGCATAAGGAACTCCTCTTGAAGAGAGATAAAAGTATCTGTTCAATATTATTGATTTCTGTTCAATCAATTCATTAACAGACATACTTTCCCAACGAGAGGAATCTATTTTATCAAATTCTGAATTATCCATATGAGTATACCTCCTAAATTGATTATTTATAGCATCAAAAGTTAAGTAAAAAGTTGTAAATCATAAACTGTCTTTGAAAAAAATCTTATAAATAAAATCGTATATAAACAATTTAACCATATATAATAATATGAAACTATCACAAATCACTCCAGTATTCGAAAGTCTCATCCCAATTGAGATTTACATGATTCTAAAAGAAGTCATCAATGCTGGCAAATTAACAAATACGGCTCAAACACAGCTTATCGCAAATCTTGTTCATTTCTTCAAATATCGTCCAGCCGTTGCCATTCATGAATTAAGAGAACATCCACCAACGGAAGAAACTCTTAATGCCGTCAAAAATCTCAATCAATCAGAACTACTCGAATTAGTACAATGGCTTTATGCCAGCTTGTATGCCGGTGAACCATTTGCATCTTTGTCTAAAGATGAAGAACAGATGGAAGTTCTTGATTGGATTAAGTATGTTCTAAGAAAACAAGACTGAGCTTCAAATTAGATAAACCATTTTTGAAAGGAGGTAATAAAAGTTTTATATTAGTCTAAGTTCTTAGATCATTTTCAACTCTGAACCTTTATACGAGAAGGACATTAAAATGGCAAGATCTGCAACAAAGGCAAAAGCGACACCACTGCGGACACCAAAACAAAAATATCCGCAGCCAATAGCAGAAAAAGAAATATTCATAAAACATAAAATACAGCCAAAAAATGCCGCTCAGGAGTTTTATATTGATGCACTCCGCGAGTCGACAATCACCATATGTTTAGGTCCAGCAGGCTCTGGTAAGACTTTTCTAGTTACCGCTCTCGCCCTGGAAAAACTCCTCTCAAATCAAGTCTCCAAAATTGTTTTATCACGCCCTGTCGTCGAAGCCGGCGAACATCTAGGTTTCCTTCCTGGTACCATGGAAGAAAAACTCCATCCTTATCTTTTACCCTTAATCGATAGCATTCAAGATCACATCGGCCCAACCATGACCAAAAAATTAATGGATGCCGGTAAAATAGAAATTGCGCCATTAGCATATATGCGAGGCCGCGGTTTCAATAATTGTTTCGTTATTTTAGATGAAGCTCAGAATGCAACACGTGAACAGCTCCGCATGTTCATCACTCGTATTGGTTATGATTCTACATTTGCAATTAATGGCGATCCTTCCCAATCCGATTTACCTTCTCATAAAAATGAGAATTCGTTGTCATGGCTTTCAGAGCGGTTAACTGGCATTGACCCAAGCATCATGGTCTGCACGTTTGACCGAGCCGATATTGTTAGAAATCCAATAATCACAACAATCCTGACGCACCTCGATGGTCCAGGTCCAGCGCGACCACAAGCAGATCGTAAAACCTTATATGGAGGGGTAGAGTTGTAATTTATTAACTGCTTAGTGTTTATCACGCTTAAGGCCCTAGTAATACTAGGGCCTTTTTTATAAATATGATAAACTTTACGTGAAAATACTGGTATCACATAAAGTTATAACATCTGTCTGAGCCAGCAGACATTAGGAGATATAATGCAAGAATATATTCTGAACTGGTCATCCAGTACGAAGCAAACTATCACGCTTACCCCAAAAGTTACTTTAGAACCAGGAACTACTTCCGGAACATCAAGGTGTTCATTGGTATTGTTTGGTAAAGGTGCGCCGAGGTATGGCGAAGGCCAGCAAGAAAATTTTGTTAGGATGCTCGAAAATTTTGCAAGCAACATTGCGCCAATTGCGCCAACTTCAGGGCAGCTTTGGTTTGATACGACGCTAAATGCAATCAAAATTTATGATTCCGATTCAACATGGAAACCAGTTAATTCCGTGTATGTAGACTCAAGCGCACCACCAGTGAATAGATCATTTGAAGGTATGTTGTGGTATAATACCGCAAATTCAGCAATGACCATGTATCAAGGCGGAAGCTGGAAATCCTTTGCAACTCCTGTCGTCGTCGCTGGCCCAGAAGAATATAATATGATGGTCGCGAATTACAACCTAATTGCTGGTTCGCCAACTGATGTAACTGATAGGGCAGCAAGTTTTAATGGCAGAACATCATTAATAACAGTTACTGGAAACTCAGATTTAAACTTAAGCACATATACGTCCGGAACAATCGAGCTATGGGTTTGTCCAAAAACTATAACATCTATGAACCTAATTGAACAGGGCGCTTCTAAAGATTGGGTAGTAGCCATAACTAAAAATGGATCAGTTGTGTTCTCTGAAGGCACTTATCAAACTTATTTAGAATCCCGTGAATTTGATACTGTTAAATTGGATGAATGGAACCACATAGCTGTAACTTTCTCGACCGCAGCTGATGGCGTAGCAATTTTCTTAAATGGAAAACTTGTTGCTGAAAAAACAGGCTGGACTCCACCAAACTCAACAGCCAATCTTTATATTGGGCGTTATCTTACACAAAACGATACACTGTTAAGAGATTTATTCCCATTTTATGGATTGATGGATTGCATCAGAATAACAAAAAATGTCATAAGATACACGCAGGATTTTGATACATCTACTCTGACAAATGAGAGCTATTATCTTGCGCCAGGCGACACTAGCGTTAAGTTTTTAATGAGAATGGATTCTCTGGCCGAAGACACTGGTAAAACAGTAACATCTACAGATGTGGTAATTACGCCGCAAGCATATGGATATGGTCAAATAGAATTAGACACACAACAGGCAGTGAATAATGGCAGTTGGCTCAATTTATTGGATAAATTTAAAAATATAGCTCGGCATCAAGGGAATGCTGAAGCACTTGAAAATATTTCAAATAGGGGATTTATAGTTGAGCCAAATGCTGCGCAGCCTATTAATTGTGGTGTTTTAACTCTTATGAGAGAATATGAAAAAACAGAACACGCGGTAAATTCACTTATTAAAAATAGTTCAAATCTTTCAACAGCACCAAACGCGTACACAACAGCCGTCGCTGGTGAATTTCCACGGCCCGGCCAAACTTCGACCATCTCATGGACAGCATTGGCACCCGGCGAAAATGCAAAAGAATTGACAGTGACATTAACATTCGCGTCTGTTGCAGCATCAAATGCGTTTTTTAATGCCGGCGGAAAAATTAAAATTTCCAAGAGCTTCGCTCAATCAGGTAGCACTGGCGCCAATTCTACATTCGCTGATGCTTTATCTTTGGCTGGAGACACGTACATAGCTGGCGCATTTAACACTGATACATTCTTCGAAAGAGGATCATTTAATGTATTATACACTGTGCCTTCAGCTGGTGATGTTGGAAAATATTACCAATATTCTGGATACAATTTAATAGACTATGGTGGCGCAATTTCGCAGAGCTTGATCCCACCTCCTCCAAATAGTATGGAACCTCAGTTTATTTTGACTAAGTCTAGAATTATGCCAAAGCGGGATGGTTATTATGGGCTATCATCGAGTTTTGAGGATATTTTAGAAGTCAAGTCTTATCAAGAAGGAGGAGGCATTTCAGGAAATCCACTTCGTTTGCCAGTCAGATATCGTATTATTGCTAAGGCTGTTAAACAACTAGATAACACACTTGTTATAACTGTTAAAGTTAGGTATTCTCATGAGAGAGATGCATCCATAAATACGTCAATAACTGGGAATCTGACGACGCAGGTTACGTTGATCAAGCCAAGTTCTACATACCTGAATTCACCCACAATCTCATTCCCTGCGTTTTCGTCAACTGATATCAACTGATAACTTCTTATTATTGTAGCACATGAAACAAGCTGAGGCCAGTCAGGCCTCAGCTATTTTATGCTAATTTGGAGAAAAATTGTTCTCCTTTTGAAAATTCTGTTGTATAATCAAACCCATAATAATCCATACTTGTAAGGGACAAACCAATGTCAAACATCATTGCATTCAGTGGTACTCACAGCACGGGCAAAAGCACCACCGTCAATGATCTTAAAAACCAACCAGACTTTTACATTGATGATTTCAAAGTCTCACGGTTTGTCCAGCAAAAGCTCGGATACGCAAAATTGGAAGAAGCTTACAAGACACCAGAAAAACTGATTGAATTTCAAATGGAGATTCTTGGCCAAAAGGCAGATCATGACGGCGAACTTCTTGACAATCCAAAACTCAAACATAAAACAATCATTGTTGAAAGATCTTTATTCGACATTGCAGCATATACTAACTTATGGTTGAAACGAGTATTGGCTAGTGAGTATAATGCATTTTTGCCAACTGAATATAGAGAAGAATTACGAAAATGGTCAGAAGCATTTTCTCGAAAATGTCTGACTATGCAATCGTGGTTATATGGAGGAGTTGCTTTATTTTTGATCAATGATGATGTAGCATTTGTTGAAGACCCAAATAGGGCAGATTATTATTCTAGGCAATGGATTCAAGATGAAATTCTAATGCTTAGCACTACTCTAATTGGGCCACCAGTAAAAATGATTTCTCACGCCGACCGCTCTTACAGGGTTACTCAAATTAAGAATTTTGCAAAGGACCTAAGGTATGCAAAATAGACAAACGATTGTAAGAGGCGGTAATGTTCCAAACTTAGCTCTGTGTATCGATTGGGAGACCACTGGTTCAAATTTTGGTGGTGATAGCTCGCTCGAGTATCAAGGCATCGCGTTTGGTGCGGTGGTATTTCGTCTATCTGATTTTGAAGTAGTCGATACTTTAAAAAGATATGTGAAATATGAACCATCAAAATATAAGTGGAGCGCCGATGCTCAGCGAATTCACGGCATGACGCGTGAATTTCTTGAAGAAAATGGTATAACTCAAGAAGAAGCTGCTGCAGATCTAGCTGAAATGATTCTGAAATACTTTGGCCCGAGTCCAAAGATCATGGTGCTTGGCCACAATGTAGGCTTTGACATTAGCTTCACAAGACAACTTCTTCAACCACATGGTTTGATGTTTGATGTACATCATGTTCTGCTTGACACTTCAGGAATGGGTCTTATTGCCTTCGGCAAATATAAATCAGATCAGCTTTTTGAGTTTATTGGTATGGAAAAACGCGGTGATCATGATCCCCTAGAAGACGCGCTGTACACTCTCGAAGTTGTCAGAACTGTCAGACTTCTGATTAATGAGGCATTAGGCAATGTCTGAAAAGACTTTCGTCTATGAAAATCAAGAAATTGTTTTGACAGGGAGAAAAGCCGTTAAACGCGTAAATTCTCGGGAGTTTACGCTTTTGGAAATCACTCCAGTTGACAAAGATGTTAACTGGAAAAAATGGGTTAGGCGTGAAGATTTATATGAGATCTTTGATGAATCGGGCAAAGATCACATTTGACGTTTTTGAATTATCTCTGAGCTTCCAGACTCCAATCAAATTGAAGTAAATAGAAATACATCAATGGTGTTGTGGGCCCGCGAAACACATAACATGAATTGACAAATCATATCAACGGAGACGTCATCAATTTATTGAGACGTCATAGAAAATTTAAATTAAATGTCAACTACAAGATTTATAACCTACAAATGCAATCTGTGCAAGCGCACGATTGATGAAGAAAATAAAATAACAACCGTTAAGTTTACCAAGTGTAATATCACCCTTGGTTGCGAAGGTAAACTTTATCCAATTGGCAGTAAAAATACAAGAAACATTGTTGCAACATCTGCCGCGACAGAAGTGAGCACTGAGGATTGGATGCCACGTGAACAGGTTGCCGCAAAAGCAGCGGCGATAGCTCCAATACAGGTCGTTCCTATTTCATTAATTACCGGAATTAATTCAGAATTAACGATAGCTGTTCCTAGTTCAATGCCGTCTTCATCATTAACGGTTGTCGCAAATAAGCGGCGCGTTGATGCTTCGGTATTTTCAGTGTTCACCTTCCTGAGAGCCGGCACTGTTTCATTTATTTCAGGCATGGATAATAGTGCCGATAATAAAACACTCGCTTTTGAAAATACGGATACGATAGAAGTTTACGTAAACAGTGTCAAGCTTAGTAGTTCGGCATGGTCTAAAAACGTAACAACTCAAGCCATTTCATTTTCACCAGCGTTAGTTGGCGAAAATTTACAAATTAAAATAAATGTTGCAAAAGCTGTGGTCACGCCAAGTTACAATTTAACCTTTACATACAACTCCGCAGTAGTAGAAAATAGCAGCTGGTCAAATGTTAGACAGATCAAATTATTCGGCGCCACGTATAAGCTATACACCTATAGCGCGCTTTCTTCAATACTTAAAATTGGTGAAGAATTGCAACTCCTGTCAGTTGCAGCTGGCGCAACTTCGCTCACTTCTTCAGCATATTTGATGTTAGCATATTCTCCTTACTCTCCAGTTGACCGAGAACTGAATTCTGTTATAAAATTTTCTGAAATTGTTTCAGAATGGTTAATTGCTCCGGTTTCTGAAAAATTGAATCTTTCTACGGTGAATAGGTTAGAAAAATCCGCGTGGCCAACAATTTCTGCTTCATTATTGGTGAATGCCAGTGCAGAACAGAATCAATTGGCTGGATCAACTGAAACCGTAGAAAAGGCAAACAACCCTTATCTACTTGGACCAACATGACAGAAAAAGAAAAATATTTTTATCTATTATCAATTTCTGAGGATCAACTTCCCTTAGATTTTGATGAATTTGGAATTGAACAGATGGTTGTTTCATCGGATGGTTATCACTCTGATATTGAAGCAATTGAAGCATTAAGTACTACCTTAAATAATTTAAATTCACAAGATGTCAAATATAAATTCAATTCAACTGAGTATCCAGTCTCTGAAGAAGATGAATTTGAGGACAAAAGTATTATCGAGCTTGGGAATAATTTTTTGAAATTGTTGGTAACAGCAACTGATAATAATGAAATCTCCACATCAAATCTTATTGGAAAAGTTTTTTCGATTATGGAGATTGAGGAATATTTAAATATTAAAGATGATCTAAAAAGGACCACGAAACATGTCATCCACTAAGGACAAATCGTATTACAAATATTATTGTCTTATTAATGCTTCAAAAGATTTTAAGAATGTTTCGTTATTTTCAGGTTTAGTAGATTGTCATGATATTAGCATTTCCTCAAAGACATTTAGCACTTCAGAAGAATGCGTACTTGCATGCGCAAACTTTGTAAAAAAGGTAATGTCGGAAGTTAATCAAATCAGCGATAACAGTTATAAATTGTTATGGGATGTGGCTGATAAAAAAGATTTAATTGATCCGGCTGCGGCTGAATTAACTGTTGCAAAATTTTATTTGGTCAATGCAGACTACATAGGCAAATCACTAGGTGAGCTGCCAACCAATTTTAGCGCCAATGTCATTAAAGTTAATAACGAATCTGTTTTTAAATTAGCTGAAAACAATTTCAGTGAAAAAAATCGCACAAATTAAAATCATTATCAAATTCTATGTTATAATCTAAGTGTTGGTATTGACCAATTCGTATATTCATTTTCATAAAGGAGAGCGTTATGGCACGCCAAAAGAAAGCAGCAAAAAAGCAAGCTCAAGATCTTGTTTCTATCCTCAACAATCCTAGTGAAAAAGAAAAGCTGCAAGTCTTCATCGATGAAGCCGTTGCCGCAAAGACACGCATGGCTGATGAAGCTGAAAGCGTTAAAGCTTTACGTGAAGATGCACAAGAAAAAATTGGCATCTCCGGAAAAGATTTCAATAAGCTCGTGAAAATGTACTTCAAAAATGATTTTGCTGAAGCACAAACCGAAATTGAAAAGTGGGAAGCAGTGTTAAGCCTGCTCCTCTCAAACTCAAGCCGTCGTACTGGCACTAATGACTAATAAGGAAAAACTCGGCTATATCAGCGCCTGTGCTGACTATGAAACAGAACAGGTGCTGGTTTGGGAGCGAGGGCCAACTGGTCGTAATATGGTTCGTTATAACGCGCCATATTATTTTTATGTCGAAGATAATGACGGTGAGCATGAGTCTTTATTTGGACATAAATTAACACGTCTTGATTTTGACTGCAAAGCAGAATTTGAAGCCGCAAAATTTAGGCATGATAAAAGATTTGAATCTGATATTAATCCAACCGCAAAGGTCCTGATGAATGAATACTATCAGGCACCAACGCCATCTCTCAATTATACATTTCTTGATATTGAAGTTGATTACGACAAGAACATCGGCTTTTCAAGTCCAGAAAATCCGTATGCACCTATCAACGCAATTACGTTATATCACCAATGGCTCGATGAATTTGTCACGATTGTAGTTCCTCCAAAAGGTTGGAAGGGTGACATCCTAAAGCAATTCGATGAGATAATGCCAGAAATTAAAACAAATCTGATCATCGCAAAAGATGAAGCAGAATTAATTTATTCAACTTTGGATTTAATTGAAGATAGCGATCTGTTATCAGGTTGGAACTCTGAGTTTTTTGATTTGCCATATCTGCTCAAAAGAACTGAGATGGTTCTTGGAAAAAAGGCAATGAACCGGTGGTGTTTTCTTGGCGCACTGCCACCAAGATTTGATACCGTAGAAAGATTTGGTAAAGAACAAATCAATGCTAGCCTAAGTGGCAGAATTCACCTTGACTATTTGGCGCTCTTCAAAAAATTCACATTTGAAGGCAGAGTTTCTTTTGCGCTCGGCGCAATTGCTGGAGAAGAGCTTGATATTCCGAAGCTAGAATATGAAGGAACACTCGAAGATTTATACAAAAACGATTTTATTCATTTCATAAAATATAACGTACGCGATACTGAGATCTTGAAAAAGCTAGATCAGAAATTTAAATTTATTGCGTTAGCAAATCAGATGTCGCATGAGAATACTGTTCCGGTTGAGGCAGTGCTAGGAACAGTGAAGTATGTTGAAACTGGTATTATTAATTATGTACACAATGTGATGCATAAAGTTATGCCAGATAAAATCACTCGTCCGAATAATGGTAAAGTTGAAGGCGCCATCGTTATGACGCCGAAGATTGGTTTACACGAGTGGGTCGGTTCAGTCGACATCAATTCACTTTATCCTTCAGTGATTAGGTCATTGAATATATCTTCCGAAAAGATTATAGGTCAATTCACGAATAAAGAAGAAGATTGGCGAGGAATCTGGCATAAAGATGATAAGAAACACGTATTGGAAATGGAAAATTACGATACGTATGAAGCTACTGGTGCTGAATGGTATGAACTTCTAAAACAGAAGAAATGGGCAATATCCGCTTATGGCACGGTTTTTGATCAGAGTTCTGGGCAAGGCGCGGTTGCTGCGGTATTAACTTCATGGTTCGCCGCCCGGAAAGATTTGCAAAAGAAAAAGAAAGAATGGGGTATGAAGCTTAAGGAGTTGATTAAATCAAATGCCCCAGAAGCCGAGATAGCTGAAGCTGAAAAGAATGTTGCACACTACGATCTACTTCAGCATACTAAGAAAATTTCGCTGAACTCAGCTTATGGCGCATTATTGAATGCGTTCTTTGCCTTCTTTGATGAAAGAATGGGCGCCAGCGTTACTGCTTCTGGCAGGCAGATTACTACGCACATGATCGAAACGGCCGGTGAAATTCTAACAGGAGAGCGACTATCTCTTATTAAAACAACAAGCGTTGATAATCAAGGTAAAGTTCAACATGATTACCACGTAGATTCAGAAGCTATCATCTACTCTGATACGGATTCTCTTACTGGCGATAGCTTGGTTAAAACAAATTATGGATCATTTTCCTTGGAAGAGTTATTCCAAGCGTGTCCTATAAAAACTCAACCGCAAGGGTCAAAACAATTCGGTGAAGGTTTGTTTAATCTTAAAGTTCTTTCTTATAAATCAGGCGAAGCGCGCTATCTTAATGCAAGAAGCATTTATAGACACAAAGTTTCAAAAGCTCGCTGGAAAGTAACATTAGAAAATGGAAAATCAGTAGAGATTACAAATGACCATTCAATAATGGTAGAACGTAATGGGGAATTAATAGAAGTCAAACCTGCTGATATTCAAAAAACCGATATTTTCATCTCTGTAAAAGATTAAGTATCATGTGCTGGCAAATTTCGTGTCAACAATTTAGAAATGGAGACGCATATGCCAGTTAAGGGTCATGTTCTATCAAAGGATGATTACATTAAAAAGTACGGAGAAATTGAAGGAATCAATAAGTGGAATAAAAATGCAAATAGAACTAAAATAATATTAGACACAAATAATTTAGATGCCGAGATTGATAACGGAAATGCTATAAGATGTCTTGAGTGTGGTTATATTACAACTAGATTGCAACATACACACTTTACGCATAGATGCAAAATTAAAACGCTGAAGGAGTATAAACAGAAACACCCTGACGCCGCTTTGGTCGCGCCAAATTTAGCAAAAAACCAGGCTATAACTTTAGAAAAAATGATTCAAAAATATGGTCGCGCTGATGGCGAATTAAGATGGAAAAAATATCGTGAACTCCAAGCCTTAACAAATACGTTCCAATTTAAGGCCGCAACGTACGGTTGGAGCGAAGATCATTTTATGCAATTCAATAAATCAAGATCATGCACTCTTCCTAATTTTGTCAAAAGGCATGGTGAAAAAGCTGGATTAGAAAAATGGAATCAATATTGTGAACGACAAAGATTTACAACATCAGAGCAATATTTCAAAGAAAAATATGGCGAAGAAGATGGAGCGCGTAGATTTGCTGATTTTAGCAGAGGAAGAAATTGTATAGATTTTAAAAATTTTTTAGAAAAAGAGGTTTTACGATCAATTAACAACGCATCTGGCAAAAAACTATCATACCAAGTACATATTCCGGGGATCCCAGGATGTTTTGATTTTGGGATTGGCAAGAAGATCATAGAATTTAATGGCGACTACTGGCACTGCAATCCAATAAAATACCATCCGAACTTTTATCATACGATGAAAAAAAGATTTGCAGCAGAAATATGGGAATATGATGCTAAAAAACATAATGAAGCTATTTCGCGCGGTTATGATATAATGATAATATGGGAAAATGATTGGAAAACCAAAAGACAAGAAACGCTACTAAACATAGTCAGGTGGTTAAATGAAAATTGAACGGCAAAAAGTTATGTGTGTTGAACAACTTCCGGATTTTGATGAAGAGTATGTGTATGATGTTGTCATGGAAGATGACTCAGCGCCTTATTTCTTCGCAAATGATGTGTTGGTACATAATTCGTGTTATTATCAAACATTTGCGACTGATAAAGAAAACGCAGTTGAAATAGCCGATGCCGTCGCCGTCGGAATTAATAATTCATTTAAAGATTTCATGAGTGAAGCCTTTTTGTGTACACCAGGTTATGATGATTTAATTAAGGCAGCTCGGGAACTCGTTGGTGAGCGAGCGCTGTTTCAAGCCAAAAAGAAATATGTTATTAAGGTTGTTGATCTTGAAGGTGCAGCAGTTAACAAGCTAAAATCGATGGGCTCAGAAGTTAAAAAATCTGATACACCAAAGGTCATTCAAAATTTCTTGAAGCAGGTGCTGCAGCAAATTCTTGATGGCAAATCATATCCTGAACTTGAAAAGTTTATTAATGAATCTCGGTATGGGTTGCTGAGAAATTACACGAGTGATAGTGACCTAATCTGCATTGGCGTTTCTAAGGCCGTAAATAACCTTGATAAATTTTACGATGAATGGAAAATGAAAGAAAAAGCTGGATTAGGTAGAGCTAAACTTCCTGGTCACGTAAGAGCTTCAATAAACTATAATGAACTGGCGATTGAATATGAAGGCAACAGTGCTTCATTGATAAATTCAGGTGATAAGGTTTTAATCTATTATTTGCAGAAAAATGATAGAAATCTAGAAAGTATCGCAATCCCAGCAGAAATGACAAAATTCCCGGCTTGGTTTTCAGAAGTAAAAATTGATGTACGTAAGACCGAAGAAAAAATGATTGATTCAAAATTGGAAGGAATCTTTTCTGCGTTAGGACAGGAAGTGCCAACTCCTTATCGCACACATCTTAAAAAAGTTTTAGTTTACTGAGGATAAATGATGAAAAATAATACACAGCAGATTGTTGAATTTTATGAAAATATTATCTCAGTTTGTTCATCGGTTAGTATTGATAATATTATCATCGAAGACGGAATGATTCGCGGAATTAATGATGAAAAAAGTTGTGTCATTTTATCATCCAACATCAGCTTATCAGGTTTAGGTTCCACAAAACTAGGATTAGCTAGATTATCAGTACTTGCTGCCCGCTTGAGCGTATTAAAAAATTCCAAAAATTTTAATATTGAACTTGCTGTTAATAATAAAGATGAAGTTACACATATTCGTCTTTCTGGTGGTGGAGCTAAGGTTGATTTCAGGTGTGCTGCACCAGGTTTGATCCGAGCGCCAAAAGCAATAAATGATCCACCAAATTGGCGACTTGAAATTAGTAAAGAGCAGGCTGAGATGGTAAGTTCGGCAGTTCGCGTCATGGGAGCAAAAACTGTTGTCATTGCGAAGAAAGGCAATGATGTAGTAATTGAATGTTCAGATTCTAATAATGATGTTTTTTCAATTTCTTTAGAAAAAAATCCCGAATGGGTCAGCGAAGAAACATCTACACCAGAAGTTGCTTTTGCGCATTACTATCCAGCAAACATGCTTCTAGCAGTCTTTAAACAAAAGCAATCATGTGAATTAGTTATTGGCGAAAATGGAACACTTACAACTCAGATTGGTGGCCACTTCTTAACAATTATTTCAAAAATAGATTAAAATATAACACCGGAGGTTCACAATGGCCGATAGCAAAAAGCAAACAATTACCAAAAAACAAATAGATGTAGCTAAAGCCCTAGCAGAAAAGCTCGAGATGCGGTGGTACGCAGGTCGAACGTCAGATGGCTCAGTTGTTTTGACAGAAGCAGAATTGAACAATGTTGTTTTCCTGTTGAAACACATGTCTGATTTTGCTGATGTTGCGAACAACTGGACGCCAAAAAGAATTATATTAGACAAAAATCCAGATATGGCGGCCCAAACGCTTTCAATTTGGATGGAAGATTCTTTAGGAAATACAAAAACGTGTTCATACGCAGTGAGTGATCTTCAGGCAATTGATTTTTGTGTTGATCAAGATACATTTCTTGAAATGATTTCACGTCATTTCGCAGACTCAATTTTTAAACCACTGCTAAAAGAAACACTTAAAGATTTTTCGAAATCTATTATTCAAAATGCTTCAGTTTCAAGGAGTTCATAATGAGAAAAATACTTACATGGTTAATTAACTTTTTAGTTGAACGGACCAAACATCCTTATGTTGCATATATCACTTCTGGCATCAGCGATGATGGGCAAATTAAATTTGAGATGTATTGGAATAAAGGCCTGATTGAAAATCTCCATAAGAATGGAATTAGGGGAGCAAATGATAATGAAACCGCTATGCTGTTTTTAGTAGGGTCACAGCTGCGCCCGAATGAATTTCCGGATCCAGAGGATAGCGTAAATTCTGAATCTCACCCGCTGCTTTCATCAGAAAATCAACTTCGCACCTAAGGAAAAATAATGAGACGTCTTGTCGTAGATACATCAAATTTACTTTTTAGCGTAGCTGCAGTCAATTCATATAATCGCGCTGCAGATCCCAAAGATACTGCAGGCTTGGCGATGCACATGACGTTGAATGTTTTGGCGAAATATGCTAGAGAATTAAAACCACAACAGATCGCTCTAGCTTTTGAAGGACGAGCAAATTGGAGAAAGGATTACACAAAATCAGAAGCGTGTATTTCAAAACAAGTATATAAGGCGAATCGTGTAAAAGATCCGTCAATGCAGCTTTTCTTTGATCTAATTAAAAATTTTGAAGAGATGGCTCGTGAACATACCAGTTTGGTTTGTTTAAGTCATGCATCGCTCGAGGGAGATGATAGCATTGCCGCATATTGTCAACGATTTAATACGCCAGAAGATGAGTTATACGTGGTATCTGGTGATGATGACTTCTTACAATTATACCGTCAGCCAAATGTTAAATTCGTTGGAAAGCTGGATAAAAATGTAGGTGTTGATAAGAAATCCAAAAAGCCGTTGGATCCAGATTATTTTATTTTTGAAAAATGTTTTCGCGGCGATTCTGGTGATAATGTCATGAGCGCCTACCCAAGATTGCGCAAAACAAAAATAGAAGAGGCATACAAAGACGAATATGCACGGCAAGCGTTATTTAGTCATGAGTGGGAAGCAGAACTAGAACCTGGTGTAAAAACCGTGTTTAATGTCGGCGAGCTGTGGCAAGAAAATAAGCTGTTAATGGATTTAACTTGTCAGCCCGAAGAAATTAGAAATATTATGCCAGAGATGGTAGATAATGCTATTGAAGCTAGGTCAAAATTTTCGTTATTTCATTTTCAGAAATTTCTCGGAAAATATGAATTGAAGAAAATTTCTGAGAATGTTAGCAGCTATGTTGAAATCCTAAGTATGCAAAATCAGAAATCTTCTTCAGCAGCAAATTTGTTGAATGAACAGATGTCTTCTCAATCAGACACACCGACTAAGAAATCTATATTGCAATTTTAGTACATTAAAAATACGCCTTGCGAATTTTATAAATAACTTTGCCACAATATCGCCCAACATTCCATAATGGCGTGGTGCGAATTCAAATATATCATAGGAGATAAACATGGCACAAAATCAATTAGTGGGGCGTAAAACCTCAATGCACCACGTAGAACTGTTGGACGTTGATGATACCGGTACTCTAAAAGAAATCGCAGTTGTTAAGCGCGATGAAGACGGTACGCTTCATTATGTTGACATTGACAGTCTAGCAAATATCGATAAAGGTCGTCTTAAGAAAGTTCTAATGTCACCACACGTTGACAAGTACCCACTATGGGAACTGCTTTCACAAGCCACACTGAGCAACGGCCTCAATGCGCTGGATTATTTCCACTCAAACTTCATCAAAGTGAAACGCCCAGCCGGCGCTCGCGCTTCAAGCGATTCCATTTTTGCTTCACACATTGTTGAAGACAAAGTGATTGGCTCAGATTTCACCAATCCAGCCGAAGCCAATTTGGATAGAGCTACTAAAGAATTCAAATAAGCTGCATTATCATTTAACGCAGCCTAGAAATAAATTCTAGGCTGTTTCTTTTTATACCTTTTTATTCTTAATTTTTAATACTCTAGGAGATTTTTCGATGGAATATTTTTCAAGGCTCGCGCGCGAGATTCAAGCGCAAGATATTCAGCGAGATTGGGCTGAAAATATGCGGTGGGCTGGAATTAAACGTGGTTATACCGCAGATGATGTTGTTCGTTTACGGGGCTCAGTTCAGATTGAACACACACTTGCAAAACGCGGTTCAATGAAACTCTGGCAGCTGATGAATGAACAGCCTTTTGTTAACGCCTTAGGCGCCCTAACTGGCAATCAAGCAATGCAGCAAGTCAAAGCTGGGCTGAAAGCAATTTACTTGTCCGGTTGGCAGGTTGCGGGTGATGCGAACTTGGCCGGTGAAATGTATCCTGATCAATCACTCTATCCTATCAATTCAGTTCCAGCGGTCGTTAAACGCATCAATAATACTCTAACCCGTTGTGATCAGATTCAATGGATGGAAGGTAAGAATCCTTCTGATGCCGATTTCATTGATTATTTTGCGCCAATCGTGGCCGATGCTGAAGCTGGCTTTGGCGGCGTGCTTAATGCATTTGAGCTGATGAAAGCTATGATTGAAGCAGGTGCTTCCGGCGTACATTTTGAAGATCAGCTGGCGGCTGTTAAGAAGTGTGGTCATATGGGCGGTAAAGTTTTGGTACCAACCCGAGATGCAATTTCTAAACTCGTTTCAGCACGTCTAGCGGCTGATGTGATGGGTGTTCCGACCGTATTAATTGCTCGCACTGATGCTGAAGCTGCTGACCTGGTAACTTCAGACGTTGATGAAAATGATAAGCCATTCATCACCGGTGAACGAACAGTTGAAGGCTTCTTTAAAACGCGCCCAGGGCTTGAGCAGTCAATTTCACGAGGTCTGGCATACGCGCCATACGCTGATTTGATTTGGTGTGAAACTGGCAAACCTGATCTAGAATTTGCCAGAAAATTTGCTGAAGCAATTCATCGTCAGTTCCCTGGCAAGATGTTATCTTACAACTGTTCGCCATCATTCAATTGGAAGCGTAATCTCGATGAAGCCACCATTGCCAAGTTCCAACGTGAGCTAGGTGCGATGGGCTATAAATTCCAGTTCATCACCTTGGCCGGCTTCCATAGCCTAAATTATTCAATGTTTAACTTGGCACATGGCTATGCTAGAAGAAATATGTCAGCGTTCGTTGAACTACAAGAAGCTGAATTTGCAGCGGCTGAAAAAGGTTTCACCGCAGTTAAACATCAACGTGAAGTAGGCACTGGTTATTTTGATGCGGTCACTACTACAATTGAACGTGAAGCTTCAACCGCAGCGTTGAAAGGATCAACCGAAGATGAGCAGTTTTTCGACGGTAGAAAAAATTAATAACATGCAGTAAATCGAAAAGGGGCAAATCTTTGCCCCTTTTTTCGTTATAATCAGAATTTAGTAAATTCATTCTACATGTGTATGTCATTATGGTATAATTTTATTATTGCGTGAATTACTGGAGATGTCATGGCCGAACGGTTATTATCTGATGAACAAATGCGTTTATATCTTATTGACGAGTTAAACCCATTTCTTGGTTGCGAAATAGAAAGATCTGATCTAATCTTTTCTTTAAAAAAGGCTGGAGCACCCAGCTCAATAATTTCGCACTCGATAAAATTCATATCAGATAATTTATCTGATGCGGTAGTGACAAAAAGGCCAGTAACATTAAATGTAGAAAAGGCTGTGAGCATTTTAAAAAACTTAAAAATAGAAGTCGCTGTTAATAAACCAACACAAGAGAAAATGATGATGAAAAGAGAAAATGATATTTTCCAATCCGAGCAGACCGGTGAAATTGAATTATCAATTGAATCAATTAATGCCGCAAATGATCCGGCTCTAACATCATACGTTAAAACATCTTCGTTTGCTGATGTACAGCGACAGCTGAAAGTAAAAAATCCAGTAAACGTTTACATTTATGGTGAAACAGGTCTCGGAAAAACTACTTCAGTTTTGTCTGCAGCTAAACAGGCTGGCAGAGTTGTAATTCGAGTTCCAATTTCGTATTTCACCGAAGTTGACGATTTATTCGGTGGGCTCCGGCTCGTAAATGGAACAATGGTTTATAACAAGGGTCCAGCGGTTTTGGCTATGGAATTAGGCGCCATTCTGCTTTTAGATGAATTGGACCGAATCAATCCTCAAGTTGCTACTGAATTATTTCCAGTGCTCGAACATCGCGGCTACTTGATTAAAAAGTTAAATAAAATGGTTTATCCTAAACCGGGCTTCTGTGTATTCGCAACAGGCAATTCACGTGGCAAAGGCGATTTAACCGGAAAATATAACACACAATTACTTGACAGCGCGCTGCTTGACAGGTTTGAAATTGCAATCCCATTTGAATCGCCTACAGAAAGTGAATTAATTGAAATTATCACGAGTTCTGGCTTTGAACTGTCAGAGGATATCGTAAATCATTTAGCTGCTTGGCATAAACAAGTTAAAAAATCATATGAAGCCGGCGCCGTTAATGACATAATTTCAACCAGAAAAATTTTAACAGTAGCCAAAACATTCTCAAATAACAATGTTAAAAGCGCGGTTGGATCTAAACCGATAAATGCTTTACGTGATAGTTTATCAATTCTCGATGATGATCTCAGCAAAGCATTCATTGAACTCTGGAAAATGATGGCTAAAGAATATGAATCACAAGGCACTCAGCTTGCTGAGAATAATAAAGACGGCGGAATTGACGTTTTTTAATAGAGCTATAACAAAATGAATGAGCCAAAAATCAATTTGCCGGCCCAAGAATGGCTTGGTTACGATCCAGAACGTGGAGATTTGCACGGGTATACATTTGAACAAATGAAAGATTTCGCAAATCAATTGGTTGATACCTGTGTTAAAATCTGTAATAGTCAAGTCGGAAACAGCGACTACAATACAGGCAGAATGCACTGCGCAAAAGATATTGAAAAATTGAGGTTGTAAAATTGAAGTACCTGCTACAACAGGAAAACTACTTGCGAAAAGAAAAACTTATTGCTCTAAAAAGTGATAATTCATGTTTTACTGTTTCTTATGATCAGTTAGAATCAAACATTAAAAATCTTGATGGCGCAGAATATGTTCCGATTGGCACGGTAGAATTTGTAAACAAATATTGTGAATTACAAAATATCAAAATACAATATATTGCAACCTACCCAATTGAACTAACCAATTATTTGCAGAGGAAAATAAGACAGGGGAGTTACTCTGGTGCACGGCCAAATGAGTTCGTAAAACCAATAAAAACAAAAGCGTTTACCGGAGCAATTAAGCAAGAACTTACCGAAGAAGTCCCTGATGATTTGCCAGTTTGGATCTCTGATCCGGTGAAATTTTCTGCTGAATTTAGGTGCTATATTGTTGATCGTAAGCTGATTGGTCACTCAAGATATGATGATGGCGATGATGAAGTAGAATTTGATGTTAACATTGTTGAAGAAATGGTTTATAATTATACTTCGCAGCCAGCAGGATATAGCATTGACGTTGGCGTATGCGATGGTAGAACGTTGTTGGTTGAGGTGAATGACGGCTGGTCGCTTGGCTTTTATCCTTGGGGGACAATGTCTGATCAGAAATATCTTGACCTAATAACACTTAGGTGGAAACAAATTCTAGAGGCAAATGATGCTAACCAGTTGTAGGATGATTAATTCTCAGGAAAATCTATGTTGAATTTTGAAATAGTACCAGATGGTGCCACACACCTTAGCGAAACATATGGAAACGTCACGTTCTATAAACATGTTAGAACCGAATACGTATCAAACCATGTAGAAGAAATTCTCACCAAGAATGAATGGTTTTATTGGACCCAAAATCAATGGTGCTCGAATGGCGAATCTCCAAGGCTCGCAAGAAAGTTGTAGTAGTTCTCTGTGTTACGTATAAATTATGTAATTTTCCACAGTGTGTTTACGGGATGATTGTAGCAGGGTATAATATATCTATCAACAGGACTGTCGTGAGCAAAATGCCATGAATGAACGAATTAAAGAACTTGCTGAACAGTGCGGAATTTTACATCAGCATATGACTGCTGGTGAAAAGTCTGATGCACTAAATAAGTTTGAAAAGATTGTTGAGTTTACTGTTCACCAATGCTTGAATGTCATTTCTCATGAATCTGGCAAGGCAAGTGGAGATTGGCGATGCAAAGATGGTAAACATATCTGGTGGAAAATTGCAGACCATTTTGGAGTGGAACAATGACTTTACGTAAAATGATTAATCGCAACACGGCAACCGAAAATAAAATGTTCGATTTTAAATTCCCTTCAGTGAAGTTTGTCAACAAACCTAGTTTACGAGGCGCAACAGTTGTCCTCTACCATGTTAATGATAACCGCGTTGTTCTGAATAAACATTCAAATTTGCATTCGCTTCTACCAAAAACCACGAATCATACATTTACGTGTATGATTAAAGAAAAATTAACAGTATTCGTGTGCGTTAATGAGACTGATGTAGAAACATCTATTATCACGGCGATCTTGACGATGCCTGAAGCAGTCACAGAGATTACGGTCGAAGTTGCCTCTTATAAATTTAATGACAAGCTGTTGGTAAGCCGGACGTTGTTGAATCTTATGGTTGACTGGGATCTTAAAAAGAAAGAAGAAGATTCTGCTCCTCGTAAAACTGTAGAATTTGTAGTTCGTGAACCAGAAAATTATAGCACAACAAAAGGACAAGCCTTGGCCGAGGCGCGCGCTTTTGTTAAGCAGCTAGTTAACATGCCACCGAATTTTTTAACACCTTCTAAATTTGCAGAATTGATTCAAAGCTACATTCGCGAAAATGATTTGCCGATAGCTTGCGAAATTTTTGGTGCTGATTATATTCTTGAACAAAAAATGGGATCCTTCTACGGCGTTGCCAAGGGCAGTGTTGAGGAGCCAAAACTTATTGTCTTGCATTATGGTCCCAAAGTTGATAACCCTGTTGTGATGGTTGGTAAAGGATTAACGTTTGATAGTGGTGGCATCAGCATTAAACCAAGTGGTGGCATGCATGAAATGAAATCCGATATGGCCGGCGCAGCAACCGCGCTGTGCTCTGTAATTTACGCAGCCAAAGCGGGCTTACCAATCAGCATGGTCGCGGTTGCTGCCTGCTGTGAAAATATGCCAAGCGGTTGCAGTGTCAAACCCGGTGACGTGTTAACTGCAATGGATGGGACAACAATTGAAGTTATTGACACTGACGCCGAGGGTCGTCTGGTATTGGCCGACGCACTCACATACGCAAAACAATTCAACGGCAGGTACACAATCGATCTGGCCACCTTGACCGGCGCATGTATCGTTGCGCTAGGACATCACCATACCGGACTATTTTCCAAAGATGATGGCTTAGTGAGTCAGCTATTGGAAGCCGGTAAAGTGACAAAAGATTGGGTTTGGCAACTACCATTAGAAGATTGTCATAAAGATTTCTTAAGAAGTGACATTGCTGATGTTTGTAATTTAGCTCCAGGTCGCGGAGCAGGCGCGACCCAAGGTGCTGTATTTTTACAAAAATTCGCGCCCGAAAATGGTTGGTGCCATTTAGACATCGCAGGAACAAGTTGGTCTAAAGGAGGCGGGCCTACTGGTAGGCCGCTTCCGCTGATCAGTGAATTCTTGGATAAATTGAAATAAGTTCTATCGGCATTACGATTTACAAATCCGCGTTTTATTGTTATAATAGGCGTCATCGGTATATTCATTGAGGCATAATCATGGAAAAAGCAGAGGTGGAACAAAAGCTTAAAGAGTGCAGCGAGAAAATTGGCATGCATGGTTATTCAATGACTCTCGATGATCTAATTGGATCATTTCTCAACATTCGCGAGCGCTACATGCGGAGATCAAGCCAAGAAAAAGCAGAATACGAGCGCTGGTATCAGTTAGGTATGGAACGAGGATATAAGGAAGTTACAGAGGGCGAATATATTAAACGTGAAACATTGCAAAAAATGTCTGTCGCTGAGTTGATTGATTATTTGCACGATGACTGTGACGATTAACATGAATAGTAAAATCAACCTTCTTATCAAAGACTTTAACGATAAGATTGGAATTCAATGGTCTGAGCAAGATAAGCTTGAATTTGCTGAAATGGTCGTTCAGAATTGTATTCAATATCTGAATGATGAAGTCTACAGATTATCAAAAACCAAAAACGCTTTACCAGAATGGGATGAAGAGTTTCGCAGCCATATTGACATCTGTATTGATAAATGCAATGATAATATTCAGGAAATCACAGAACTTTTTAGAGGTGAATCATGAGTTTACTTAAAATGATTAGTCGCTGCACTGCGACCGCAGTCAAACTTCCGTTTGCTATGTCATGGGATGTTTTAAGCCTGGGAAATATGGGTGATGGCTCTTCAACAGCTAAAGTATTATGTGAGCATGAGGATAGGAAACGATTAGATGATTTGATTGAGATTGCTGAAAAAGTTAAAAAACTTCACGAATAAACCACGTGAAGTGGCTAAGGATCATGTGAAAGATTTCACGATTATCAATAGAACAATTTGGAGATACTTATGCTGAGCAAGTGGACGGAAATTTTACCCCTATTCATTATCCGCATTCTTGCTAAGCGCTACTGTGAGCGAGTGCCTTACGCGTATGAAGGACGTATTCACCGTATGGTAGCTACAGCTCGGCCAGACGTGTTAATCAAAATTAAATGAATGATTGTTTACACAATCGCTAAAATTGTGTATAATTGCCCTATCAAAAAATTTTCAAGAGGGACTTATCATGAACGATCAACTCATTAAAGAGCTTGCTAAACAAGCTGGATATGAGCCTGATATGTTTGGCGTTGGGCATTGGGATATGCCAGAATGCAAAAAACTGGCAGAGTTGATTGCTAGGGAATGTGTTGATGTTTTAAACAAGAGATTCATGGGAGACCTTAATCGTGAAGACAAGGAAGTGCGGCGTTGCATTGAAGATGTAAAGAAACATTTTGGGCTTGAATGATGGGTTACACATATGAAGTGAATGCCTGGCATTGCCCAAATGATGCGCCTTGTTCTTGGCTGCAAATATATGCCGGGCCGAGTATGATCGTCGCCATTTACAGCATGTGGCAGGCCAAACGTCAGGGCCTGAAATGCATCAAGCTAGAATATAGGCCATGAACACGCAAATGAAAGAACGTCTACAATCAATTTGTAAAAATTAAAATCATTAATCAATAATTAACCGGTAAATATTATGAACACTCAGCTGATCAAAGAATTAAAAATTCAAGCAGAACAGTGGGCGCAAAAGGCCTCATGGAGTTCTGACCCAAGATTTGGAGATAGATGTTTTTCTGATCTTTATGATGAAAAATTTGCAGAGTTGATTGTCAAAGCATGTCTAAATGTCGCAGATGGTCATGGCGCCTATGAGGTCATGGACTCTATCATTGACAAATTTGATTATGAACCAACAGCCGAGCAATGAAGGACAGTAATAATGAACGAACAAATAATTGACATTCAAAAAATTGCTAAAGAAGCAGGATTTAACTCATATAACTATATGGGCGGCAATGCGGCTCTATTTCAAAAATTTACCGAGATGATTATCGAGGGCTGCGTAGATATAGCTTACGCGCGTGGCGATAATGTCGACTATCTCAAAAATTATGTTCGACTGAATGAAAAACTAACAAAAGATGTCTATGATGGAGAAATTAAATGACGCCAGATTCAGATAATATTAATTCATTGAACCTACAGCAGAATTATAAATTGAGTACCACGGCGCCTTCGTCTTTTAGCTTTACTGGTTTTCCGCAGCCAGTTGGAGCGTGGGTATTATATCCAGGCGCAGGACCTACAACTAAGTTTATGATGTATCGTAAACCAACTGATGAACAAGTTAAAGCCACTGAAGAACTGCTTGGCTGGGGCTGGGAAGACGCATGAAACATTTATCTTTAGCAATAGTGATTTTTCTACTCGCTGGTTGCGGAAAGCTGAGTGATACAATTAGTACAGGAACTCAGGGTTACTCGCTTCGTTGTATTGATGGCACTCAGTACATTCTAATGTCTTCTGATTCAGGCCTGGCGATCACTCCATCTGTTGGAACAAATGGTTTACCGAAAGCGTGCGACCAATGAAAATAAAGTATACAAATTATCGTCAACCTACGTGAGAATTATGGTATAATTCATTATTACATATTGTTGATTTGGTGAGATTTATGAAATTCAAATATACACAACCAAAGCCGACTCGCAAACAGCTACACGGTTTTAGCGCAAGCGAATTCAAAACTTTATTAAAAAGACGTGGATATAAGATAGAACGAAGCTTTTTCAAAAATGGTTCTATTGCACAGTATAAAGGTAGGCTATATAGGTTTCGGTGGTGGAATGATGAATTTTTTGTCGACATGAGTTGCCCAAAAGATGAATTTGATCGGTGGGCAAATTCGGTAGATAACGTAATTACGATTTTCAATTGGCTTGAAGGCATCGAATGATGAATGAAAATATTAAAAAACTTGCAGATGAAGCCGAATTGACGGCAGGAGTATGGACGGTTCCTGATTTTATTATAGAGCGTTTCGCAGTTTCTTTAATTAAGCAGTGTGTTAAAATTTGCAGTAATGTACGCTATACCGGATATTGCCCGCCTGAAGATGGTGCAGCAGCGCAGTATTATAACGATGCCGCTGAGAATTGTGCAGATGACATTAAAGACTATTTTGGAGTGAATCATGGATGAGATGACTTTTGACCTCGATCAACTTGAAAAACAGTGCTGGGCAGAAATAGCAAAATTAGGCACAGGCACAGTCAAATATGACGATTGGCGTAAAAAGTTCGCAGAATTAGTCATGAGAGAGTGTATTCGCGCATGTTATGATGCACAACATATAAGGAATATTGTGCCACCAACTCAAGAACAAGTTATTTTATGGTGCGTTGAAATGATTGAAAACCGTATTAAGGAGCTAAAATGAAATCAACTCTGTGGTCATTAATTGGTATGGTGATTGGTGGTGCTCTGGTATTTGTGTGGGGTATTATGTAGGTGCGGTAAGTACAAAAATTAACAAACTGGAGGACGCAAAGATGAATAAACAGATTGAAGAACTAATGTCAAGAGCATACGTGGATGCTGGCACCTTATTCGCAGAAATGTTGTGCAATGACAGTGAAGTTAGTGTTAAAATTGCTGAAGCGTGGAATGAACAGCCTGCAGAAGTGAGAAGTCGTATTTTTGACAAAATACATCAGAATCAAATTAGATTTGCTAATATGATTATTGAGAAATGCGCATATACTGCGCGGCAGTGTTATACAGTTCGGGCGGTTGATGCTGAAGACGTAGCCCAACATATTGAAAAAACTTTACTGTAATTTTAAAGAGACTAACAATGAATTATCTCATAAAAGAAATGATCAAAGCTGCAAAGCAGACTTCTAAGTCAACAGATTGGTATGAACCGGTGTATGTCATGACCCCAGAGCAAATGGAAAAATTCACGCAATTGATCACTGAACAGTGTGCTGAACTATGTGATAGATTTGGAAAAAGGGACATGCATCCAACCGAATGTGCAGGCGCAATGCGCCAAATGTTTAAAGATAACAGTTGAGTTAGGAGGCACGCTGTATGGATGGTTATCATGGCTCAAACGATATTGTAGAAAAGTTGGAATTCGCATGCTATGACACTTTCGCCGATTTATATTGGGGAGAGGCAATGCGGTTACTTGAGGAAAGTCTTCAAGAAATCAAAAAACTAAGACAGCAACTTGCAGACAATTCGAGAGATTGAATTTGTGCCATTCTTCAGCGCCTACAAGGTAAAATCCAAGTAACACCCCAAACCAGATGTTCCTCAGCCTACATTCAGGCGCATAAAATTGTTTACATATAAATTAGTATATGATACAATTACCATATTGATTGAAAGAGGTGCATCATGAAATACTTCTATAGAGATGTGAAGGGCGTTAACGCCGATGTTGAACGCCATCGGGCACGAGAACAAGAGTTACTTCAAAAGATCTCTGAGCTCGAAGGCAAAGAAGATGATATGAGCATCGCAGCGACTCGCACCTACCGCCATCTGTTAAATCAACTGCTGCAGAGTAAAGCGGCTGTTGTTGCAAAAATTGGCAAAAAGAAGAAATAACAACAAAGCAAATTGACACACGGAATCATCTGTAAATTAATATAGATGATTCCGTGTTATTTTAGTTTGAATAAAGGCATGCTATGATTAAATTAAATTTTTGTATTTCAAATCCATTCAAAGAAATAGGTTTTTCGAATATCAAGTGGTGGGCTGGCAAAACATTCATTCCTGATAAAAATTGGGAACTTCAGTTATTGAGATGTAATAACATCATAAAAGCCAGCGTTGAAATAATGTCACCTAGATCATTTCATCAACGAGTTATAGAAGTTGAATTCGGACTTTTGACATTCAATTTTATTTTTTTGATTTATGATACACGACATCATAAATGATAATCAATTTTAAAATTATCAAGTTCATTATATGTCAAAAGAACATTTAGGAGTTAAATCATGATCTGGGTACCTGTAATTGCGGGCCCAATCCAGCGCCGCTACCCAGCTGCGCCGAAGCTTGTTGAAATTGTTTACCGTTGTGAAAATAAGATGATACTTTTGCAAGATATTCACGAAAGAAAAGCAGAACGAGAAATTGAACTACACGGTATGCGCTGGAGTGCGTATAAATGGCGATATACTGATAGCTGGCCCGATGATTGGCAGTATGTAAATGAATGAACGTATTAGACGCGTTTACGTAATGGCATGTTTACATCTTACATTTTTTAATGTATAATTGTTAATCTACGGTATGTATTCTGGAGGCTGACTGTGAACAGACGAATTCAAAAACTTGCAATAGAAGCTGGCTTGAGCCATATGCCAAGCAATTGCCCTGATATGGCGGACTTATATAAGGGAGCCGATTTTGAATTAGAGAAATTCGCCGAGCTGCTTGTTTCTAAGTGTATTTCGGCAGTTTATTGTTCCAACATCAAAGAAAAGAAACAAGAAGCAGTAATTAGAGATATGCTGCATAACGTTTTTGGTGATGCTTATTATCAGCAAGAGGAAAGTCAAACATGAATTCCTTAAATGAGCAGTTGCAACAGCTAGCAGATGACGCAGAGGACTATGCTGATGACGCGGTTGACATTGGAGGAGAATTCCATACAGCGTACACCAAAAAATTATGTGAGTTGATTGTTAAACGGTGTTGCGATGTGCTGTACGACAATGAACTTGGAAATTATCAGGTTAATTACGTGTTAAAAGAACATTTTGGAATTGAATGATGAACATCGGAAAACAGTTAATTCAAGAACTTTCCGAACAAGCTAAAAAATATGCTCGTTCACATGTTGCTGATTGTGAGAGATATGGCTATTATATGGAAGACAATGAATTTCAATTAAGATTTGAAGAAAAATTCGCAGAGCTTATTGTTAACGAATGCATCAAATGCGCTGAATGGGAAGTTATTAGAAATGGTGACACTGAACATAATCGTGCGTGTGGTAAAGTGCGCAGTTCTATGATTAAACGTTTTGGAATTGAATGATGATCTCAGTTAATATTCTAGAAGACCTGGACAAAATTGAAAAAGATGATTGGGTTCGACAACTCAACTTAATCTATACGGGCCAAAGTGATTATCTGCAAACTAATGCCACATACGGTGGCATGCCTATGAACCGTATGAGGTGGATACCTGCTTGGGCCTTTTGTCCCGCTTGGGTAGGAAAAACAGTAGGAGAATTTAGACGAGAGATGTTGAAAAGAGACAGGCATGCAACAGAAATGAGCGATTACGAATTTGTCCGCGGTGACGTGCCGAAACGACATAAGGAGTCGTTGACAGCAGAAGAAATTAAAATTGCTCGAATGATTTGGGAAAAATGATGAATAAAAATTTACGAAATATGATTGAACGTGCAGAAACCAAGGAACATGGGTATTATTTCTTTGATAGAGAAAAATTTGCAGAATTGATTATTGAAAGATGCATTGATATTGTCAGCAATGGTGGAGAATTTGCTAGTCGACCCAAGTTAGTTGAAAAACTTAAAGAACATTTTGGGGTTAAAGAATGAAAAAGCAAGAATTTAAAATTACAAACATTAATTCTGGATTCAGTACTTACTTTTTCGAACACGACTTACATTCGGCAGCCTATCATGTTGAGCGATATATCGTAAGAAACAAGGGCAAGTTTCGAATGGCTGTTTACCGTGTAAATGAATCATCTTTTGGGCCTAGGTGGATTTTACTAAGAACAGAATAATGCAAAACAATATTTATTTTAGCTGAGGCTTTAAGTAGCAGCTTACGTGTGCAGTAAATTAATAATTTTCTACCTTAGTAATTTCTAGTATCTCAGGATTAAAACAGATGAAGTGTTTAACGCCAGCACTTGGTAGAATAAACCCATCATATTTAAGATTTGTCGTCAAAATATTCAACCACTCCTTTGGAGTCTCTCTGTAAAAATCGTACCACACCTGTTCAAGCATTTCGCGAAATTTATTAGGACCCCAGCGATCATATATTGCTCTTGATGCTTTTGCGATAGCAATTTCTGGTTTTTGGTCCCAGTCCTGAAGAATATCTTCTTTATTCGGAGATAGATTAATTAGCTCTTTAATTGTTAATATTGAAAATGATTTTTTTTCCGGAACAAGTCTTGGCGATCTAATTGTTTTTACGGTGTGTACAATATTACCATAATGCAGCGCATCATCAATTGAGTTCGTTAAATAAATGCCTGGACCTTCTTGATCTGTTGCATCAGCTTTGCCAACATTGTCAAGATTAAATCGCTTTATTTCCGCGGTTGAACCGTGATACCATGTCTCATTGTTTTCGGTTAGTTCACATAATAACATGTTTAATACTTTCTTCCAAAAATTATAACTTGGTATTATTTATATTTTGGAGTACCTTTATACCGCGAATAGCGATCTACGATATTCTTCTAGATGAAGAGCATGCCAGAGAGAAGGCCATTTATTAGAAAAATGCTCTGTCACAATGTGAACTAGTCAACATTTTTAGTGTACATTTCTCATGCTTATGGTATAATATGTCTATTGACTAATTCATTCGGAAGATTGAAAATGAGCATGAATGTTTTTATCGTTGCTGAACGTGAAATCTTCTTTAAGCTGGCAGATGGTTCAATTGGCCACGATGTTCAGCGACTTAAGTTTGATGCATGGCAAACCAGAACTGAAGAAACAAACCGTATCCTGGCTTCCGAAAACCCTGCAGCTGCATACATTGCATGGGTTGAAGCCCGCAACAATCCTACAAAAGTTCCAGTCTTTGCTGATGAAGACATCTTTGGTGAAGGCGAACCTGTAGGTTTTAAGACAGTGTGTGAAGCCACAGAGCATGTTAAATGTCTTCGAGACTGGATGAGTGCAGCAGAAGCTAAGGGCTACGTCGTCAAATTTGAAATGATCTGAGATTTGGGAGTCTGCTGAAATCAATGAATAAACTAATTCAAAAACTTGCGTATGAAAGTGCACGGGCAGTAGACGTAAACTTGATGACTCAAGATCCAGCATTTGTAGAAAAATTTGCCGAGTTACTTATTCAAAAATGCGCTCTAGCTCTAGATGAAACAATAGCTCCAACAAGCTGTCCTTTAAATGGCATTGGTTACAAATTAAAGAATCATTTCGGGATTGAATAAAGTAAACAAACATGAGTAACTATACGCCAGACCGATGGGTGGTGATCAAGATTTCTCACGGTGAAAATATCGTGTACAAAGTATTTGCATGTTGGTATGGCGGCTACGCCGGAGGAGATTCATGGAAGATGAATTCGGGGATCACCGGTGTAGTAGAAGAAAACAATTACTACGTTTTTTCCGGCGCCAGCGGGTCTACATACACCTGCCACAAGGAACACTATGGGGTTAACCTGTATGGACAAGGTGTACTCAGCAGCTTGATCGCGCAGGCAGGAGAACTTGGCGCAACCATTGAAATTATGCATGAGGATACTGTTTTCACTGAGATGATTTTTCCGATTTAGCAAAGTTCACCAAATTGATTAGTGTGAACTAGTCAACATTTTTAGTGTATATTTCTCATGCTTATGGTATAATAGGCCTATCGATCAATTCATTTGGAAGATTGAAAATGATGAACGAACAAATCAAACAACTTGCTAAACAGGCTGGTGGAGAATTTTACGAAGGATTTGCTGGAAGCCCAAACTCCGTCAAGTTTACAGAAGACGAATTTCAAAAGTTCGTCGAGCGGCTTGTTCGTGTATGTGCTGGCGTTACTGAAGAATATCGTGGCACTGCATGGGGCAAGGCCGCTGAATGTATTGGTGATTCAATCAAACAACATTTTGGAGTTGAATAATGAACGAACAAATTAAAGAACTATGGCGTGAATCTGTATTGAAACACACAAAAGATCCCATGAACTGGCAGACTGTTGCTGACGAATTTGCCGAGTTGATTGTTCGGGCATGTGCTCAGTTTGTTGAAGATAAGTTTGATTTTGTCGGTGAAGAAATCCTCGTCAAAGAAAAGATGTTGGAACATTTCGGAGTTGAAGAATGAACGAAGAATTACTACAACGATTAGAGAAAGAGGCAGAAAAAATAACTCTTGATATGCCAGCAAGTTTGCATGATAGAGAATTCACCCAGGTATTTAATCTGGAGTTTGCTAGGTTAATTGTAGAGGAATGTGTCAACGTATGCGATAAGATTTATTTTGATCGTTACGCCGATGCCGAAGATTGGGAACGTAGTGAAGAAGGTGACGCTATCAAAAAACATTTCGGAGTTGAAGAATGAACGAACGAATTCGTGAACTTAAAGAGCAGGCTACTAAAGAAATCTGGGGTAATGACCCGTTTAATGGTGCTCCAAGTTTTGAAGGGTATGAATTAGACGAAGAAAAGTTCGCCGAGCTGATCGTGAGAAAATGTGCAAAGGTTGCCAATGAAAATGTAGGACTTTTCACTCCAGGTTGTGGTAATTCTGTGTTAGAACATTTTGGAGTTGAAGAATGAATAAAAAACTTAAAGAACTAACAGAAGTGGTAAGATTTAATCTTGATATGGATGGATCAATGGAACCAGATGAACACGGTCGTTGGATCCATTATGATGATTTAGAAAAGTTGACCGAGTTGATTGTGAGAAAATGTGCTAAAGTTAGTGAAGATGATATTACTGACGGTGATGCATGTTGCACCAATACTGCATATCGCATTGCCAGACAGATTAAGAAACATTTCGGAGTTGAAGATGAGGTTGAAGAATGAATGAAAAACTTAAAGAACTTGCGCTAAAGGCTGGTCTAGGCGATCATCTTTGGTTGGATATTCCAGGATCAGAAGATGTTCAAGTTACAGAAAAGTTCGCCGAATTGATTGTCAGAGAATGTGCAGATATAGGAAATAAGGCCTATAACGATATTGGCAATTACACTTATATCGGCGATAAAATCAAACAGCATTTTGGAGTTGAAGAATGAATAAAAAACTTAAAGAACGTGTTGAACAGATTGATCCAACAATCTATGACCAACTTGATGCCAACGTGTTAGATCCATTTCTACACCAGTATGCTGAGGCGCTGGTTGACGAAATTTATTCTAAAGTGAGAGAAGAACTGATTGATGATGCAGACATTATGGCTCAACCAGATCCTGAAGATAGGCGTTATTTACAAGGTTGCAACGGCGGAACGGTGGATGCGTTATTTCATATTATGAATGTTTTACATGAAGATGAAGACGTTTAATCAATGAATAAAATTTTTCAAAAATTCTTTAGATCTATCCACTCATCCTGGATATTATATGGTTTTTGGGGATACATATTTGTTATAGTGCAATGCGTATACACGCTAATCACAAATGTTGTTGAAAAAGTTTATGAAATCAATAACAAACTTAAGATACAATATCTCATTGTAAAATATCCTCACCTCAAAAGATTGCAAAAACTAGCAGGGACTAAAAATGAAAAATCGTCATGGAAATGAATATCATTTTGAAAAGGTTGATGAAAACGTTTATACTATCGTCGGCGATCTTGATTATTGGAGATACGGTGGTAGAGAAGGTCAACCTAACATTGACTGGAATGACCTAGGATTTGTGGATCCTAGCGGCGGGCCATTTATTGGCCTCGGCAGCCTGATTGATGGCCGCAAAATTACTCGTATTCGCGTAGAGAACGAAAAGATTTTGTTTGAAGTAGAATAAGAAGTAAGACAAATCATAGTTCGCAATTCCAAGACTGAAAATTAGAACTCTGACTAAAAGTATTGTACTTTTTTCATAAAGTATGATAGGATTCTACATATGTGTTTAGATAAGGAGATAGTGCCATGAGCGGCGGCCATTTTGACTACGATCAATATCGTATTGATAATATTGCTAATGAAGTTGAACAATTGATTATCATGAATGGTGTTGAACAAAATACAGGCGAAAATTGGTATGATTATACATTTGTGCAGAATTACTCGCCAGAAGTTATTGAAGAATTTAAAAAGGGTTTAAAAATATTGCGTATGGCAACAATTTATGCACAGCGAATTGATTGGCTTGTGTCAGGCGATGATGGTGAAGAACAATTTCTTAAGCGTCTAGCGGCAGACCTCGATGAGTTGGAAAACAAAAAATAATAGGCGCTTATCATGAAACAATGGACAGTAAAAATATTTAATGGATTTTCTACTAGTGAATTCCAAAGGTATGGCACGTATGAATATGTGCGTAATTCATTGATCATGCTTCCGCCATCGCATATTTGGAGTATTCAATAATGAAATCACAACCTGCCCTTGGCCGGCTCGGCATTCTCATGTACTCAGCGCTCAATAATAGCTATTTTATTAGAGTTTACGATGAAAATAAACTTAGCATGTTTAAGGACTATGACTTAAAGGTATCTGATTTGTGTTTTGAAATTGCAGATGAGGATGCGTATCTCTATGAGGATGGTGATAAACTTTGGATTGATTACAGCCCTGAGACACTTGGGATAAGCACAGATGAATAGTTTAATTAGGCAAATTACGGAAGACGTCATTTCTGACATTGACGTCGTTTATGAGAACAATCCGTTAAATGAAGAATTAGAAAAAATGTACATCCCAGATTGCTTCATTCAAAAATTTACCGAAGCAATCGTGAAAAAGTGCATAGAACAAATTGGGTTAGAATGTGAAGATTTTGAAAATGGGAATGTTTTTGGAACGCCAGCTGGCGAGAAACTCTTCCAATCAATTACTCGAGAATATGGCCCAAACAAAGAGCGTGGCTTCAATCCGGTAGCCCTCAGCTTGCATTTTGAAAAAATGCTAAAAGCAAAATTTGGAGTTAACGATGAATAATAAAAAGTTCAAGCAGCTCGCAACAGAAGCCGGATTATTGACTTATAATCCTACCGGCGAACATACAAAATTAGAAAAATTTGCAGAATTTATTCTTAGAGATGCCATACGTCAAATTGAAAGGACTGGCGTTTTAGAACAAGATTCTCAGGCGCATATGTACGTAGATACGCTAAGAGACTATTTTGACGTATTTTGAATTATAATTAACAGAATATTTAATTTCATAATAGGCATAAAATAAGCAAATCATGACCGAAACGATGACACAACCAAATGAGTTGCTTGCAAAGCTGCTTGCGGCAGAAGATATTTCCGTGCGTTTTAATTCAAATATTGAAAGCTTGGCAGCCTTTGACTTAAAATCAAGGGTTCTTCACGTATCTAAGCTCAACAATGAAATGCAGAAATTCATGCCAGCGCTATTGGTTCATGAAGTTGGTCATGCTTTATACACCAATATGCCCGAAGATGTTAAGCCAATTGACATTTTTAATAACTGCCGCTTTCTGCAAAATGTCTGGAACGCCATCGAAGATGGATATGTGGATCGCAGAACTGGTAAAAAATATCCAGGAATTAAGCAGAATAGAACTGAGTTGTTTGATGAAATATTCAAGAATGATGAAAAAGAAACATGCAGAGCAATTGAGCTATTAAATTTATTAATAGCAAACTGCAAGGGATTCCCGATCGGGAGATTTTTCGATTGGCCGGAATATCTAACACCAGAGCATCGCGAATTATTTAATCAGGCGATATTTCTCAATGAGCCAGAGTTAATGGCAAGAATTTCATTTTCGAATTTGGTGAAAGAGGCCATATCAACTTATGGTGATGCCACCGACATCGGAGATGGTGATATCATTCTTTCGCCAGACGATGATGGTGCTCCAAATGGAAGTCAGCAATCAGACACTGATAAAATGGGGGACGGAAAAGGTCAATCCAAAAAACTGACAGATGAGCAGCTTGATGAAATTTTGCAAAATAATAAAAACGATGTTCTGAATGATGACACCATTAATGAAAAATTAAAAGATCAAGATATTAATAATCGAGAAAAATTTTCGGGTAATACCTGGATTGAAGAGGATATTGGAAATTTACGTTTTCCATCACAACAAGATATTCTAGAATTAGCAGATATTTTTGACATTTTTGAATCTAGGGATTCAGATAGGGCCGCCTATTCTGATTATGGTTATCCAAAATTTTTAGATATTCACCCGGTGTTTTCTGAACTCAAACACAATTTCACCAAAGTGAACAAAGACGCAAAATCTACTGCGCAGAAATTGTTCTCCGGATTTATTAAGCAAGTAAAGGCATTCAATTTTGCTTCAACCGGTTTTAGAAAAACCGGAACATTAAATCCAACAAAAGCGAGCCTATATCAAATTCAAGATGACATATTCATCAGTCGGAACATTCAGCCAAATCAACAAAATCATGCATACATTGTTTTGTTAGATTGGAGCGGCTCAATCAGAAAAGATCTTGGCGCATTAATTCATAGAGCTTTTGAATTAACTCACTTTGCGGCTCTTGCTGATATTGAGCTTGAAATTTGGCTTTACACTGATACCAGCAGTAATCCTGCTTCATTCGCCAGCCGTCTTAAAGACATGTCTGTTGATCAACAAAATCGTTATAAGGGTTTATTGTTTAGGCAACCAAAAATTATTAAGATTCTAAATACTAAGAAAAATAAATATGAATTAAATGACAGACTGTTAAATCTTTTTATTTCTGCGCATCTCGCAATTTCTGAAATTTTTAAATTCTGTAACAAATCCACCGCAGCAACAACAATAACAACAAAATGGAAATCCATGATTGCTGGTCATGGAGTGTTTAATCTATTTGATAGTGGAATTGGCTCAAGCAGGATTAAGATGAGAGAAAAATATAAGTCGGTTAAAGATCAAATTATGCAAATATTTGAATTGCTGTCCGAAGAACAGCGACTAGATATGTTCAAAAGCATTCTGAAAATGACTGACCTGAATGGCACAACAATTTTTGAAGCCATGAGCTTGGCCGGAAAACAATTAGAAAATATGAAAGCTGAAGTTAAAAATATCATTTTATTGACAGATGGCGATGATTCAATTTTTTATGGGGTGATTGGAAGATTTAAAAGTATTTTAGGAAAAACACAACTTAATTGTGACACTACGTTTGGTATTACCCACGGCCTGCCGTACAATATAATCAAAAAAATTTCAAACGGTGAAGAATCATTATCTTATGATGGCACGCAATTGTCACAAAAAGACTTTTTATCTCTGTATTCCGAGAGAGTCGCGTGGGGCGAGTCAAATACGAAAAGAGTTGGTTTAAAATTAATTCTTAAAAAATTAAAAAAACAAGGCATACACGTGAACGCCATAGGTTGGAATTTAATTCCAACGCTTGAAATGCTAAATTCGCATTTATTTGGAAAAAATTCTGTAAACATTATCACGCGTACCAGAGGAACATTGCATCGTTACACTCAGATGGACAATCCATTTATTAAAAATATCATCAAGTCTCTTCTTAATCAACACTAAAATAACTATTCAGGTTGTGCAATAAAGATGATACAATCTAATTTTATCGGAAAGTTAAATTGAACGATTTTTCATCATTCGAACAATTGATTCGCGCAAATGTGTTTTTGAAAACCCCAAGTGCCACTGGGTTTGAAAGAACAAAGTGCGCCATTTGTAATGATTATAAGGATCGTGGTGGCTTTAAATTTGAATCTGGAAAAATTGGATATTCATGCTTCAATTGTCAATTTAGAGCAATCCATGATGAGACGGCCAACAAGGTTTCAGGAAATTTTAGAAAGCTGTTGACCTCATTCGGAATCTCAGAAGAACATATCAACTCAGTAATAGCCACAAAGTTTCTGACTAAAGAAGAACCAGAAATAACACTCAAAGCTTTAACTAAGCCAAAACAGGGCACCTTCCTAAGAGAGGTAGCATTACCTACAGAAGCTAAAAAACTAAATCCTCTAGAGCCCCTCGATGACCTGGAGCAGCAAACCGTGGAGTACCTGGAAAAGCGTCGGGCGCTTAGACCAGATTTGACGTTCTTCACGATCAAAGAAGGTAAACTTGCAGGCCGGTTGTTGATACCATGTTACTATCGAAATAAGTTAATTTTTTGGACTGCCAGATCTTTCAACGAGGCAGAAAAGCTTAGATACATCTCATGCTCCGCACCAAGCTCGTCGGTCATGTTTGGGATGGATGAACTGCATCGCCATACACAATTGCCATTGTTGGTTTTTGAAGGAATTTTTGATGCGATCCCATTTAATGGCATAGCATTGCTTGGAAGTAAATTGAGCGAAAGCAAAATAGAATTATTAAAAACTACTAAAAGGCGATTAATTTTCGTGGTTGACCGAGACAAAAATGGCACGATGCTTGGTGAAGCCGCAATCAACGCCGGCTTTGAAGTAGCTTTTAATCCGCCAGGTTTCAAAGACACTAATGAAGCATTAATAAAAACCGGAGCTCCATGGGTTGTATATAATATCATGAAAAGTATTCCACCATCTACCACAGAAGCATTATTACGATTAAAATTAAATATCATATCGCCAAATGGAACCAAATAAACAACAACATTTAGTAAGCTGTCTTGCAAGTAATCCAGAATTATTTGCCATCTGCCATTCAATCATAAAGCCTGATTATTTTGATCCAAGCGTGCGTAAAGCCGTTAGGTTCATGCAAGAATTTTTCAGCAAGCACAAAGGATTGCCATCCATCAAAGCAATCAAGGCTGAAACTTCAGTTGAGCTCGAAAGTCTCCAAGTACAAAAAGCCGAACTTGATTATGTTGCGGCTGAAGTCGAAACTCTATGTCGCAACCAAGCTATCACCTCCGCAATCATTAAATCTGTAGAATTACTCGAAAAACAAGATACTGGCGCAATTGAAAAATTGATAAAAGAAGCAGTATCTCTTGGATTGACCAAGGATCTTGGCGTAGATTATTTCGCGGATCCTGAAAAGCGGATGGCCGAAGCAGAATCTGCTTTTAAACCTATGTCGACTGGACTGACTGAACTTGATGATGTTATTAACGGTGGGTTGATGCGGCAAGAAATTATTCTCTTTATGGCAAACTCTGGCGTTGGCAAGTCAATATTCTTGGCAAATATTGGTGCTTATCTGGTAGCTCAAGGATTAAATGTTGTGTATATCACGCTTGAGTTGGCAGACAAAATTGTTGCGAAACGTTTTGACTCGATGATCACTGGAATTGAGCAGTTCAAGTTGCAATCCAATAAACAGATGGTCATTGCTGAAATTGAAAAGCGGCGGGAAAGTTATGGTAAACTCCAAATCAAAAGAATGCCAGAAAGCGTAACATCCGCAAATCAAATTCGAGCATACGTAAAGCAGTTACAGCTTGAAGCTGGCTGGGATCCGGATGTCATCATCATTGATTATCTTGACATCATGGCTACCAATAATAAAGTCGCTGCAGATAATCTCTTTATCAAAGACAAGTATTTGACTGAAGAAGCACGGGCGCTTGGTGCCGAATTCAATTGTGCGGTGTTATCAGCTTCACAGATGGGCAGAGCTGCTCTTGACGCCGAAGAAATTAATCAAGGTCATATTCAAGGTGGTATTTCGAAGGTTAATACTGCAGACTTTTTATTGGCAATCATTCAAGATAATTTAATGAGAGATGCCGGTGAATATGTAATCCAAGTCGCAAAAGCGCGGAATGCGCCAACTGTTGGCAAAACCGTTACGCTGGGCTGGGATGCAAAAACTTTACGTGTGACTTCACTTTTAAATGGTGGCCTTAAGAAGCTATCCCCAGAACAAGCCAGAGAAGAAAAAATTAAATCATCAAAAAGTTTATTAGACTTGATGAAAAGTTGAAAATTCTATTTAATAAATATCTTGTCCCCGTATCCCATATCATAATACATAGGAGAAGTATATGACACAAGAACAAAAAGTTCCAACCGTAATGATTGATGGTACCGATTATGAAATTGACAAGCTAACCCCAGCAGCCAGGACGTTGATTTCATTTTATCAAACCTGGAGCAATGAACTGGCTGTTGCGCGTTTGGAAGTCGCAAAGCTTGAAGCTGCTCTACGTCAACTGTCAACAGAAATTATTTCAACTGTTAAATCAGAAGGCGATGCTACTACAGCCGCAGAATAAATTTCAATAATTACAAAACGTAATTAGCTTAAGCTGCCCAATTAGGGCAGCTTTTTATTTTCTAAGATGATTTTAATCAGATTATATTGAGATTTGCTTAATACTGAATTGATATTTTTAGAATTATTATTTGTTCAGCAGAATATATAAATAGATTACTACAAGCAGGATAATTTCCTAGAATTTCGGAGATCTAGAATGGCTATTTTGTTCAACGAGTATCTCATAAAAGATGCTTTATATTATAATTTGACGCACAAACATACGCGTGATAGAGATAATGATGTAAACAACTCAACATATGCACCTTTTGGTACCGGTAAAACCATATATCTTTATGATAGTTCTGTAGTGCCATACCCAGCAAATGCAATTGATAGCACGTTTGAAACCTATAGTCCCGGCGGTAACCCAATACTTGATGATTATCTTTATTCCCAAGCTTTTGATTCCAACATCACCATCGATGATAATGCTACACGAGGAGATGTTCGTGATGATAAAATATATTTCAACACTGTGCTTTTTTCAGCTACTAAATCGGGCACACCAAATTGGTTTTTAATAAAAGCTGGCGGCAATGATCCAACAGATAATAGCGTAGTTACGATTTCTGATTCTGTTGGAATTCCAGGAACAAATAGCCTATTAACTGTTTCAACAAGCACTGTTACCACAGGCCAAGCGATTATATGCTGGTTTAATTTGTCTATTATATAAGAGAGAAAAATTATGGCAACAATTAAATTTTCTAAAAATGCAGCATATTTCATGGGCGCCGGAAAAGCATGGGATGTCCAGCCAGATCCTCAAAATAATAATCATCGTGGCTATGGTTTATGGGATACAACAGCATCATCTGCCATATTTGGGGGCCCAGCTGGAACAAGTACGATTCACAGCGTATTAAACATTTATAAAGGAACAGTGCCTGGTGTTGACGAGTTTAAAGATTTGGCTTCAAGAGAAAGTGATTTATTAATATCATTTAAATTTTATGGTTATAGTTCGAGCGTCTTATCTTTGGGATTTATTGATGCGACTGATTCCCATAGATACGTTTGCGGAAGGCATTTAAATTTTGTTCCAGCCGAAAGATCTGGACAAGCTACATGGTTCGCGGCAGTGAATTATCGTGAACAAACTGCGTTGCATAAACAAACTGTTGCGACTAGCACATGGGTTGTTTCTTCATCTTTATTGACTAACACTAAGTTATTCAATGAACCGATTTTATTTGGTACGCCGGACGCATACACGGCAGTAACTGGCACTGTCGCAACACTAACAACTTCATCGGTTTCAGGAGATAGCGCAACATTTCAATTTAATGTGGCAGCTACCGGAACTGTCGCAATGTCATATACCGCAACATTCTTTGGCGGCGGATTTGGTGGACAACCAACAATTAGTCCTCTAGTTGGAACAGTTACATCAGATTCTTTCATTTATGGAAATTTCACAAATGCGATGAACGCATATAATTACACTGGGGCTGCGCCATATGCGCATTATCGTAGAGGCGCAATGATAGGAACTGTTGGGCAATTATATACCACCGCGGATATGCAGATTTTAACTACTAACATTGTTGCTGGTCAAAGGTATAATTGCGCCGGAATTTTCTTGAATTTTCCACAGGTATGGACAATATAAGATATGCGCCCGGTCATTCTGATTTGGCGGCCCTCAAAGGCTCCACTTTGGGGACCGGAGAATTTTACAACAACTGATGTTTTTCTAGATATTCCGGTAACATTTACGGCATCTGAGATATTCACATTTTTAGATGTCGATTATTATAACCAAGTACCGTTAAATTTAGATAAAAATGAAATATTAACATTTCTTGCTGAAGATTATCAGAAGCCCGTACCAGTTTCTTTCCAAAAAAGTGAACTATTAACTTTTCTATCAAATGATTATCTAAAACCAATTCCTACATCTTTCCAAAAAAGTGAACTATTGACTTTTCTATCAAATGATTATCTAAAACCAATTCCTACATCTTTTGAGAAAACTGAATTATCAACATTTGTTACTAACGATTATCTAAAACCAATTCCTACATCTTTTGAGAAAACTGAATTATCAACATTTGTTATTGTAGATGCGCTCAATCCTTTACCTATAAAATTGGAAAAAACTGAATTATTTTGCGCAATAGATATTAATCAAACGCGCGTTATTCCAATTTCTACGGTCAAAGAAGAAATTTTTACATTCATTGCCGATAATAATAAAAAATCAATTTCAGAGTTTCAATCATTCGACAAAATTGAAATTCCTGTATTTCTGGGATTGGAAAATTTAGTCAATTTGCCGGTAAGCTTTAATATAGAAAGCTCTGACCAATTTGTGAGTTTAAATAATTTCAAAAATATACCAAATCAGTTTAATATAGAAAGTTCAGATGAATTTTTAAGTTTAGATAATTTAAAAATCTCTCCTATAGTTTTTCTAAAGAATCAAGCAGGTAATCACTTTATTCCTAATACTACGAATAATATAATTATTCCGCCAGTTTTCTCAGGACAGAACGATCAGTTTTCCACAATCTTTAGCAGCAACGACCCTTTAATTAGTGCTGATATAGAGTTTGATACTGATAATCAGATGTCAAATTCATTAGTATTGCATCAAAAAAATACTGAAACAGTGCCAGCTTCATTTTCTATCCCGTCATTTACTGTTGAAATTCCGCCATTGAGCGGACCAGAGACGATATCTTCTACAGATCCAGATCTTTTCTTATATAAAAATTCTCTGCATTTTAAATTTGAGGGTGATGCTGGGCAGACATCAATTACTGAGTTGACAGAAAAAATTGTAACTTCAAACAGCATGCAATTAACTAATGCGACAAGATTTACAAATGATCAGAATAATTCACAAACTAAGGCAGCATTAACACGCGCTGAAGGTGCGTATGTTAGTGTTGGTATATCTGCAACCGCTTTTATTGATAGAAGTTCTAATACTACATTAACAGCCTACGGTTCACCACCAGTTTATGATTTTGGACCATTTACGTCAAATTTGGGATCATCCGTGTATTTTGATGGAAATGGTGAATATTTAATTACAGGCTATTCAGCAATTTCAATAACAAATCAGGATACCGTAACTTATGAGTTTTGGGTACATCCTAAGAAAACAGATTTTGTTTATGAAAATGTAATATTTCTGAATTATTATAATTCTCAGAATAATAAACATTATTGCTCAATTTCCGCAGCTGGAGATTCTCTAATTTATTCAGAAGATACATCAGTATCTAGTACGCTTAGATTAACTACGCCAGCGGGGTCTTTGCAAAACAATGCATGGTCACATGTGGCAATTATTAGGAAACCAGCGGCGCCGTATGTCAAGATTTTTATTAATGGGGTTCTTTCAGCACAAACTTCAACTGGCACACTCTTATCAGCAAATAATCATTATTTCATAATTGGTGGCAATTCACCAACATTATCTTTGCGTGGCTATCTTTCTAATTTTAGAGTAGTAAATGGCGTAGAAGTTTATACATCAAATTTCGTTGTTCCTAAAAGAAAATTGCCTGTTATAGCTGGCACACAACTATTAGCTCTACAAGATGAAAGTAAAGTATTAGATTTAGCTGATAAAAATTTTACTATAGAGGGCTGGTGGAGTCCATTTAGATTGTCAAGTGGTGGTGCTTTAGTTGGAATATGGACAGACACCACAGCAACATCGAGCTGGTTAGTTTCTCAAGGCTCTGACCCGTCTCAGTTAGCATTTTCAATTTCTGATGGTTCTAACGTCACGTCATTTGAAGCAAAAAAAGATAATGCTGAACATTCATCATTTTCAGCATTAGGTTGGTATCACTGGGCAATCGTCAGGCGTAATGACATGATTCAGGGATTCGTGAATGGTAAAAAAATTAGCTCATTTACCGGGTTTTTTGATGGCCTAATTAATCCTCCGTCAACTTCTTTGCGAGTTGCAACAATTTCTAATAATAATAAGCCAAGCCTTGGAGTCTTTGACGATATTAGAATAACACGTGGAATAGCCAGATATTATGATGATTTTACTCCATTTCGGCAAACATCAGTTGAACCGCCAATATTGCCTCTGCATTTATTGCATTTTGATGATACATCATCAATGCAATTCATTGATGAAATGCAATCAAATTGGACATATCATAGTGTAGGTTCTCCGGCGAGTTCTGCTACTATAGTGTCAAATGCCGCGGCATTTGGTTCCGGAGGTCTATCTGTAGCAGGTGGCTCCGGAATTAAAACCACGCCTAATCAAAATGTCTTAAATTCAGATTTCACCATTGAAGCATGGATATATCCAAGATCATTTAATACTGGCTCTGTTAACACGATAATTTCCCAAGATTTGACGTCTGTCACGGGATTCACAATATCAATAACATCAAGTTCAGCTACGCTTTCTTATCATTCTGATGGAAATTATACAACTGCTACAAACTTTTCAGCTAATTCATGGTACCATCTTGCAATTCAGAGGAAAAACTCTTCTCATTCATTTTTTATCAATGGTAAAAAATATATCCCAACAGGGTCTGGTAATAGATTTTCAAGTGCGACATCTACTCTGTATGTTGGGGCATATACTGCGAGTAATGTTTCATTCAATGGTTATATCGATGAATTGAGAATTTCAAATTTTGCAAAATACACTGAAGATTTTAATTTGCCGGCACTAGCATTTTCAGAAAATATTAATCAGGAAGATATTATTCCTAGAAATTTACTTCTGTATTATGACCCGTCAAATTCATTCTCATACGATAGAAATGAGCCAGGCGTAGCATTAAATATTGTTAATGACCAGACAGAAATGTCCATCGGCGGCGGTCATAATTTTGTTCACGCCACTTCAAATGCATTTTCATTTTCATGTTCTGAATCAGATGGCACATCAACATACGTAATTGCTGAAAATATTGATATCGAGACAACTGGCGATTTTACTATAGAAATGTGGTTAAAATCTGATGAAAACTCAAATTGTATATATTCATATTCTTCAACTAATCTGATGCTACCTGCTACGATTTCTTCAAATGCACCAACTGGTCTACCAAATGTTTGGGATCATATTGTTCTTTCAAGAAATAGCGGCGTCGTTTCAGGATATAAAAATGCGACGTTGTGGGGTACTGGAAATGATTTCTCCGATATTTCAAATATTCAATTTGGCTCAAGAACTATTAATTCTATTTTAGATGTTGGCCTAATGCGCGTGTATAACAGATCACTTGCGCTAGCTGAAATCACACAAAATTATAATGCACAAAAAGATAGATTTTATAAACCAGAGCTGATAATTAGATTAGAGTACGAAGAATTTCCTAATATTTTTGACACTTCTGCTTATAATTATCCTGTTAATTTAATTGGCTCAGCGACCATAACAACAACCGATTATAAAAAGGGTTTATCATCTTTTTATAATCCAGATTCATCATCTGGAATTTATTTTGAAAAAGGAATAGTTAAACCATTAGAAATCGCAGATTTCACATTTGAAACTTGGTTTAAACATGCTGGTTCCGTTGGCACACAGACACAGTATATTTTTTGCATGACTTCAGATCCAACCAGCGCTTTAGCTGATGCTAGTGACATGTCAGTGAGCTTAGAAACTGTTAGTGGAAGTCTTAGGCCAAAATTTTCAGTTAGAAATAATGGCGCGTTAACGTCAGTATTAAGCAGTAACTCAGCTCCACCGAACATTTGGAATAATCTTGCTGTTACACGAAGCGGAAATATTTTTAGGGCATTCCTAAATGGAACTGTTTTTGCAACAATTTTAGATGTTACTACGAATTTTTTAAATTCGTCATGGCACTTTGGAAATTTTTATAAGCAGGTTGGTGGTAATAGATTGGGATTAAACGGTAGACTAGATTCTACAAAATTGCTAAAAAATTCTTGTTTATATACAGGTGATTATAATGTTCCTGATTCCGAAGTTGAGCCTTTGGAGCCTTTAACTTTAGAAGGAAACTCCATAAATGATCTAGATATATTTATGTTTGACCAAGTTGGCGAAAATTCATTTTTCGCGAAATTTACTTCACCTTTAGATGTTAAGATGATAGCTTCATGGTCAGATACAACGAGCTCAAATACACCATTAACATTAATTATGCCAGACGAAATAGTGAATAATTTAGACATCACTATGACGTCTATCCCAGCTAGTGGTGAAAATGCAGTATTGACTTTATTTTCTCCAGATAGTGTTATAACAAGCTCAATAGATGTTATGGCGTCATCTCTTCCTGCTGATGGCCAATCAGCAGTACTGACACTATTTTCACCAGAATCATCGTCGCCAAGTGAATTGCCAGTTTTCTTAACAAGATAATTTTAAATAATATTGCATTTAAGATAAAACTTGACATTAAATGCCATTTTCGAAAATGGCATTTAATTTGTATTATTTTGTTGTTCTAATAAATAACAGGTACCTTTTACCTAATTTAACCTTAGGGGAATTCAATTATGTTAGTCGACGGCCTTAATCTGGTGGAAGGTTCCACCGCAACAAATTTAGTCCTGGCCTCAGGAACTGTAAATCCTTCAAATCCTAATGTTGGCGAATTGTTTTACAGGACGGACAATCAAGCAATCGTAGTTTATAATGGTTCAGCATGGGTTGAAGTTGCTGGTGGAGGAGGTGGATCAGGCTCAGTAACTTCCATTAATGCTACCTCATCAGATATCACAGTTACTGGCGGCCCAATTACTTCATCAGGCACCTTAACATTATCTCTTAACAATTCTGGCGTGTCTGCTGGAACATATACTAAAGTCACTGTAGACGCAAAAGGCCGAGTAACTTCAGCAACAACATTATCCGCAAGCGATATTCCATCCCTGTCTGATACTTATCAACCTCTTGATGCCGATCTTACTGCAATTGGTGGATTATCTGGCTCATCAGGTATTTTAAAGAAAACAGCAGCCAATACTTGGTCTCTTGATACTAACACATATCTGACTGGCAACCAATCAATTACTGTGTCTGGTGATGCCACTGGTTCTGGTGCTACAGCAATTTCATTGACATTGGCCAATTCTGGTGTAAACACAGGCACATACACTAAAGTTACAGTGGACGCAAAAGGCCGAGTGACAGCTGGAACCACATTAACAGCCGGAGATATTCCTACATTATCTCAATATATGTTAAAAGAAGGAGATGTAGCTACTGGCACTATGACAGTCACAAATCTCGTGCTAGGCGGCTCAGCAGAAATTAAAACTTATACGGAGACATATTTTTCTGTAGGCAGTTCAGCATCAACTACATTAGATCTTTCTTCAGGTACTACTGTTTTATTATCATTGGGCACAAGTATTACCAACTTAAGTTTTATTAATGTTCCGCCTGCACCAAAAGTGTCAGCCTTAAATATGTTCATTGAACAAGCTGGTGGCGGAAGTAAGACAATAACTTGGCCAAATACTGTTAAATGGGGAAATGGCACTGCACCAACGCTATCAACGACTGCGACACGTGTTGATATTATTACGCTAATTACTTATAATAGTGGAACATCTTGGTTTGGGTTTATTTCTGGATTGAATTTTTCATAATCTAATTCAGAGATAAAAATATGTTAGCGTTAAAATTAACAACTGCCGCTGCCGGGAAAATTCTGTTGGAATCAGGACTGCCTGACTTGACGCTAGAGGGAAGCGCTATATCTGATTTAGAAGTATTTGTGATTGGACAGATTGACACGAATACATTCTTATCTGGACTAATTTCACAATTGGATGTTAGCGCAGATTCTCTACAAGCAACTGGCGTGAGTTCAGTTAAAACGTTATTTTCACCATCTGAGAATGTCGCTGATATTATACCGCTGTCATTATCATCAATAGTAGAGTCAGGAAGCTCAGTGGTTGCGTCATTCTTCGCAACCTATGATAGTACACCAAATGAAATACAAATTTCTCTAAAATCATCATCGGCGTAATACCATGATAATTAACAAGTTATAGGAGTATATTTAAAATGTCTCTTCTTTATCATCCGAATATTAAAAGAGTTTTTGCTGAAAGGGGTATTAGACTAGGTCTTTGCGGATCTATTACTGTATATTCCGGAACACAACCAACTCCTCAGACTGTAATAAACAATTGGACACAATATAACGCGAACTCATCAGCATGCTTGTGGCACGGAACTAATACAATCTGGAGTCTTCAGAACTCTTTAGTGGTATATGCATCTACGTTGCCAAAAGCTTTTACTCCTTACAGGGCAGGAACTGCCACATGGTGTATTTTATGGGGTATTAGTACTGTTGCTGGAACAGCTATTTCTGATGTATATTATGGAAATAATAATGGCGGGCTTCAGGCAGTTACGCCACAAATAGGTTCATCAACTATAGCCACCACAAAATTCATAATAGCGGACGTGTCAAGCAGCGCCGGAACTGGCGTAGTTCGTTTTTCTTCAGTCAATTTCACTACCGCATCAGCAATACAGCCTGTTGATATCGGTATTACTATAGCGTGAGGTGGATAAATGGGAACAATATATTTAAGTCCAGCATTTGCGGCCGGCGACATATATTCAAGTGCTAAAAGAATATTTGAATTAACAACTTCAGCAGCTATTACCACAGGCACGTCTCAGGCTATATTTCAGAGGCAGATAGGTTCCGGCTCAACACTCTATCCAATTGGCAGAATAACTATCCATAGCGGTGTTATGCCAACCTCTATTTCGACCGTTACGTCATTTGCATCATACACTTCTACAGTTTTATGCACTTTCCGCAATGATAACGGTGGTGTAACCTTTGCTCCTTCAGACATATCATTTTATGGCACGCCATCAGTAATAACGTCCGCGTATGTCACAGCAACCATGAGCGGCACTGCCACCTGGTTTTTATTATCATCAGCTGCAGCAAGTTCAAATACCTTTGACAATGGATTATTATGGCATCAAATAGTAGGTTCTGTAGGTCCAATCGGCGGCAGTGATGACCTCGTCATTTCAAACGTGAATATAACAGCGGGCCAATTAGTAAGAATCTTTAACTTGAGATTCTCAATTCCAGCGACATATACGTTCTAAGTTTTTTAATAAAAACGCGAAATAAATCGGGGCATTAAACGCCCCCGATTTGATAAATATTACAACATATACCTATTATGCCCAAAGGATCTATAAAATGCTCGCGTTAAAATTGACTACTGCTTCTTCTGGTAGAATATTACTACTAAGTTCTTACACGCCTCCAGGACCAATAGAGGTATCAACCGGCAATGAATTAACATCTTTTTCAGTATTCTTTGATGGGGAAGTTGGTACTACTGCTACGCTAAATAACACGTATATTGATTCTTCACCAAATAATTTAACAGTAACTGCTTCTAGTAATTTGTGGGGTCAAAGTTCTTTTAGTCCATTTGGCAAACAAGGGTGGTGTGCCTCTTTTGATGGGTCCAATTCTTTAGTTTCTTTTGGCAACACACCCGTCGGCGTTAGGTATCCGCAATTCAGTTTCATGCATAATTCAACCGCAACATTCACTTATGAGTGTTGGATTTTCAGAGAAACTAGCGTTGCTAATACATTAATAGATAATACTGATAATACTATAAACACGAATACAGGAACTCGAATTGGTATATATGCAGCTAGCGTAAACACGACAAGTAATAAATTATACATGCAAGTAGTTGGTACTACAAACACTCTCGCGGTTGATGCACGTTCTTCATCAGAAATTGCACTAAACACCTGGACACATATTGCAGTCACATATGATCGCTCAATTATAACCGGTACTGCAAAAATTTATATCAACGGAATTTTAGATGGAGTAGCAGACAGAGGACCGGGTAATCCTAATGATTTAGGTTCCAGGTCTCCATTATACATAGGTCTAAGCAAAGTTAACGGCTCTGGGCAGTTTCAGGGCGCAATGTCTGATTTGAGAATTTCAAATACTGTTTTATATAACTCAAATTTCACGCCTCCGACTGCACCAGTAACTGCGTCGTCAGCAACTACTGCACTTTTAACTTTCCAGCATCAAAATAGTAGAGTTGTAGATAATAGTGTGAATAATTACACTCCTGACAACATGGTTGGTAATAGAGCAGACCAAGGCACTGGTTCTAAGTTTTCTATTTCTCCTGGGAGTCCATATAAATTTTCATTATACACGTCTTCCACAGGCGGTTCTATGTGTTTAGCAAATGCAACTTATCTAACAGTTTCGTCTTCAACGGCGTTAGTTTTAGGTTCAGATGATTTCACTATTGACTGTTGGGTCTATACATACACGGCCGGCGCAGATTTGCCAGAGTATGATCCACCATTATTATCTAGATTAGACACTAGAGCAAATCGTAATTTTTATATATCTTATAATAGGCGTTTAGGTTTTGGAACTTCTACAGCGCGTACGTTTGAATCATCGATAGAAGTTCCGGGTGATCAATGGACGCATGTCGCTGTTGAAAGAAGTAGCAACACCATGAGACTTTATATTAACGGCGTGATCGCCGGCACAACAACAACAAATCTTCCGGTTTTAACACAGCAAAATAATTTGATAATCGGTCGTGGTGCGGATCTATCTCGTGGAGCGATTGATGGATATATTAGCGATTTTAGAATAACCAAAGGTGTTGCGATGTTTAATGGAGCATTTACGCCTCCGACGAGCATGGCTACAGCAACTGCACAGACAAGCTTATTATTGAATTTTACAAATGGCGCCGCGATTGATGTGACAGGTAAAAATGTGTTTAGTTTCCCTGCTACTCCATTAGGCTCAAATCAAACATTAATTGATTCTTCAGTTAAGAAAAATGGAAACGCGAGTTTGAGATTTGGCGACGGAGGCTATGCACAAGTCAAGCCGGGAAGGAGTACTATAAACTTTGGAACAGCAAATTTTACTATAGAATTTTGGGTCAACTTCAGGGCGCCGTGGGCAGCAGGCAAACGCCTAGTATCATATAACCATGCCGGCAGCGCAACAAGAACTAATAATCCACTCTTGATTCAAACGGAAACAAATAAAATCGGATTATATGCAACTTCCGATGGTTCATCATGGAATATCGCAAACAATCTTACTGTTTTTTCTGGTACGCCAACAACTAGTGTGTGGCACCATTTAGCTGTAACACGAAATGGCAACACAATAAGAACTTTTGCAAATGGAACGCTGGTGAGCAGCACGTCTACATCATTGGCACTGGTGAGAGTAACAACTCCGGTGTTAACATTTGGTTCTGCAGAATGTTATATTGATGATTTTAGAATTTATAAAGGCTACGCAAAGTACATTGACAGTTTCACGCCAGAATAATTCATAAAATCATTTACGTTTCATAACTCAATAAACGCTTCATGAATATTCATGAAGCGTTTATATTTATATTAAAGCTTCTCTTTTTAATATAAATAAAAGTGTCAATTAATAATTAACCCGCCTTTTAATAAGGGACTATAATGTTAGCACTAAAATTAACTGTCGCTTCTGCCGGAAGAATACTGCTGTTGAGCGCTTATGCCCCGCCCGGCCCAATACAAGTTCCAACTGGCGATGAACTAACGTCTTTTTCATTATTCATCGACGGTGAAGTTGGCACCACGGCTACGCTAAATAACAGATTTATCGATTCTTCACCAAATAATTTAACAGTGACGGCAACTTTTGCTACTGAACAGATATCGCAGAGCGCCTTTAGTCCATTTGGCACTCATGGTTGGTGTGGACGTTTTGCTTCCGGCGCTAGTTATTTAGAATTTGGTCACGCCGTGAGTTCTAGATATCCGCACTTCGATTTTATGCATAATTCTACTGCAACATTCACATTTGAGTGTTGGTTTTATCGGGAAACAGACACTGAGTCTAGATTAATAGAAAATACTATGAATCTGAATACTAATACTGGAACTCGTATTGGCATATACGCAACCAGCGCGAATACAACAAGCAACAAACTATTCATGCAAGTAGTTGGTACTACAAGCACTCTTGCTGTCGATGTTCGTTCTTCGTCAGAAATTGCACTAAATACATGGACACATGTTGCTGTCACATATGACCGCTCAATTATAACAGGCACTGCAAAAATTTATATCAACGGAATTTTAGATGGAGTAGCAGACAGAGGAGCCGGTAATGCAAATAACGTGAGCGCGCGATATCCATTGGCTGTTGGTGGTTCTGGCAATATAAGTTCAAATGGCTACACAGGCACGATCGCAGATTTGAGAATCTCAAATGCCGTTTTATATAATTCCAATTTTACTTTGCCAACTTCACCAGTAACTGCGTCATCAGCAACTACAAAACTTTTAATTCTACAGCATCAGAATAGTAGAATCATGGACAACAGTATAAACAATTTTACATGCACGCAAGTCGCTGCCTCGTTCGCGGGTGCTATTGTGCCTGGTAGCCCATACAAATTTACAATGTACTCATCTTCAACTGGAGGGTCTGCTTACATTGACGGCCAAGCTTTAATAGTTTCATCATCAACGTCATTAGTTATAGGCGAATCCGATTTTACGATCGATTGTTGGGTATATATGCGATTGACGAGAACCGGTTCTGGTGTATCTTTTGATCCGGCAATAGTATCAGGTTTACATTCTGGAGTTAATCGCAATTTTTATATTTCTGGTGTTTCTGGCAGTTTAGGGTTTGGCACTTCTACAACACGAACGTTCGAAACACCAAATCAGATTCCAATTTATCAATGGACGCATGTTGCTGTAGAAAGAAGTGGCGGCACAATGAGGCTTTATGTTAATGGGAAAACCGAAGCTACAACTTCAACAAATCTGCCTAATTTAACGCAACAGAATAATTTAGTAATTGGTGTAGGTAGAGATTTATCTACGGGAAATCTGCGTGCCCATATTAGTGATTTGCGAATTATTAATGGGCAAGCATTATTTAATGGCGACTTTACGCCACCAACAAGCATGTCTACCGCCACTTCAGGAACAAGTCTATTATTGAATTTTACTAATGGCGCGTGGATTGACAAGACGGGTAAAAGTACGCTGTCTGTTTATGCTGCTGCTGGCGCGGTGACAGGGATTAATTCTTCGGTTTATAAAAATGGAAATGCTAGTTTAAGATTTGCAAACGGCAACTTCGCGTTCATTAGACAAGGATTAACTACTATAGACCTCAAAAAATCAGATTTTACTATAGAATTTTGGATCAACTTTGTGACGTATCTAACTGGTTCAGCATCATCAAATAGGAAATACTTAGTGTGTTATAACAGGAACGGTGGCGCAACAATAACTAATAATCCACTCTTGATTCAAACGGAAACAAATAAAATCGGATTATATGCAACTTCCGATGGTTCATCATGGAATATCGCAAACAATCTTACTGTTTTTTCTGGTACGCCAACAACTAGTGTGTGGCACCATTTAGCTGTAACACGAAATGGCAACACAATAAGAACTTTTGCAAATGGAACGCTGGTGAGCAGCACGTCTACATCATTGGCACTGGTGAGAGTAACAACTCCGGTGTTAACATTTGGTTCTGCAGAATGTTATATTGATGATTTTAGAATTTATAAAGGCTACGCAAAGTACACTGATAGCTTCACGCCTGAATAATATTATCTCGCAATAAAGCAACCGGGTTATTTTAAATAATCCGGTTGCACTTTTATAAATAGACAATAATTCTGTTTATAAAGGCGCTATTACATGCCATTAGAAATCTTAACTGAAGCTATTGCACATATTGAGGATTTAGCTCCAGAATCTTTTCTTGAGGTCATCCAAAATTTAGAAAAATATATTGCTACTGAAAAACTCGATGGCTTTAATTTTCGTTTTGGGCTTGATTCTGCTGGCAATTTATACACTTCTCGTGAAAGTAAAGGCCCAAAAGATAGGATTTATGATGCTGATGATTACGGAACTTCCGCCGCGCAATTAAAATTTGCGGCAGCTCATCGTGCAATCGAAGATCAAGCAAAAGTAATTAAATCAGAATTAAAGCCAGGAGAAGCAGTAGAAATAGAAGTTTTATTTGGTGAACAGCCAAATGCAATTACTTATGGTATCGACAATAAGAATCATATTTCGCTATTAAGAATGGTTCCTGGCGATATTGAAGAAGTAGATCAGAACAGACTTAAAGATATTTCAGCCGCTTTACTTGGAAAGACTTCAAAAATCAGAACCCCAATTTTGGATACCGATGATGGTAAACATCTCAAATTTATACCAGTAGACATGACTTGGGAATTCGTGCCGGCACAAAAAATAGACAGCGCAGAATTGAAAAGCATTGACGTGTCAGCTGAAATAGAAGAAATGAAGAATTATCTAGATTCTAAAAATGAATTGATGGACATCCCAAATAGAGAAGTTCTTGGATTAAATTTAAGCTCAGTGCCAAAAGAAGAACGTGAAAAAGCAAAAGAAGAAAGAGAAAGAGTTAAAAATGAGTTATTAGACAATTTTAAATTGCCTATTAAACAGAAATTTCTATCACAGCTTATTAGTAAAATTGAACCCAAATTACAGAAAAGTACAGTAGATCCAAAAGAAAAATTTGGTATCGAAGGAATCGTGCTGTTAGATCCACAAACTCAGGATCAAGTTAAGCTGGTTGATAAAGACACATACGGCGAGATTAATTCTTTTAATTTTGCTGCGAGAAAGAAAATATCCGGGGCGGTGAAAAAGGCAGACGTTGATGCTGAAGATGAACTATCTGGCGGCATTGAAGGTAGGGCCATGATTAGAATTGCTGAACTTTTTGGCAATCCTTTACTTGCTGTCTCTATGCAGGCGAAAAGACAAATTGAAAAATTAAATGTTGACACAGCTGAAGAAGCCGCAGCAAAAATTGCTGAGCAGACTTCAGCAAATTTCATGGATTTAAAAACAAAGATCCTTTCTGTACTAGCAGCTGCAGAAAAAGATATTAACGAAGAACTCGAAAAGTTCAAACGTGAAGCTAAAGACTATAAATTAATCCTAAAAGATGGGCGAGAAGTGAAATATACACAAGAAATAATTAAACGCACGCTAGTTCAAATTGCGGAAACCTTATCAAAAATAAGTCAACTTGAAGGGCTAATTAATAGAGCTAAATCTAAAGAAGGTTTAGTTGCAGCAATTTATGGTGAAAAGATTAAAAAGGTTTTTGGCAAACAGCTCGAAGAAGCGGTGAAACCTCGTAAAATGAAAGTTCCGTTATTACAATTTTCTGATAGATTAGCTGCGCTTTCACGGATTACTCCAGAACAGGCACATAACGCGTATACCGCGAATTTGTTGGCAGCCCTTCTTTTAATTGCAACAAATTCTAGAACTGGAATTAAAGAGCTGCATGATCCTGACCATGCGAGTTTGCAAAAATTATCTCCAGAAATGAGCGATTTAAACTTTTGGGGCGCAATTGTTTTTTATCCAGACAAGAAACACGTAAAGCCATACTTAAGTGAAGAAACAGCTGCGGCGTTGTGGAAATCAGCTAAGCGTATTTTTAAAGACAGAATAAGAACAATTCACCGCACTCTCTCAGCTGATATAAGTTATAATACTGTTAATTGGGAAGAACAATCAGATAATATGAGAGTGATCACTCTTAGGTTTGAAAATAGAACAAAGGCTATAAATATTATTCGAGCTGGAATACCTAATTTTGATTTCCTAGATCAGGCAGCGCAAAATGATGTTATTCAAAAAACATATATGTTGTTGCTAACGCATGACCCAGCATCAAGATTATTGTCAGAATTAAGAAAAACACAGAACACAAATTTATTAGGAGCAGCTGGGGTGGAAGCTAAAAACAGTCTCATCAGAAGCGTAAACAAAATCGCTGAAGAAAACCAGGTTAAAGAAACAGCAGCCGGTGCAACTGCTGCTGGTGCTGTCGGTGGAGCAGCAGGAGCTGGAACTGGCCCAATGGTTCATATGGCGCCAGCTGATATTCCAGCTACAACGGCTGCTTCAATCGCGAGCTATCCTAGTAAAATTTTTAATGGTGTAGCTATTATACGAAGAAAACGTAATTATCAACCTACTTCCAAATTCATGAAACCAGTTAAGGATAAAAAATGACTCAAAAAAATGATAAGCCATTGAGCGAAACTGCCGCTGCTGGCACACAACCAAAATTGAATCTTTCCCTTTTGAGCCAAGTAGATAACGCTCAGGCCGCCAAAAAAGCAGGGCATGAATTGTCAACCAATGACGTTCATGAAATTTTATCTGCCGCACATGAAGCTGAGGAAGAAGTTGAAACTGAAGCGTTCGGTCTAGAAACAGACGAAGGCGACATCGTAAAAGTTTATGTGAACATAAAAGATAGCGACGGTTTTGAAAAAGCTCTTGCTGATATGTTAGGAACTGAAGATGATATTGAAACTGCGCTGGAAAAACTCTCAAAATCATTTGATATCGTAGACGTGGAATGGCCAGATATGGAAGAAGAGGAAGAAGAGGAAGAAGAGGAAGAAGAATGCGAAGAGTGTGAAGGCGAAGGCTGCGAAAAATGCGAACCAGAATCAGAAGATGATTCTGAGGCAGAATTAGAATTAAGTCCAGAAGATTTAGAAAAGGCAGCTGAAAAAGAGGAAGAGGAAGAAGAGGAGGAAGAAAAAATGAAACAAGAAGAAATAAAAACATCATCATTTGGACAGAAATTTGCTCAGCGTCTAATGGCATCTTTTGGCGATACCATTACTAGTAAGTCATTAACTGAGGCCGTAGAGAAAAAAGAACTTCTTTTTGATTTATCAGACGAACAAAAAGATCTTGAGCGTAAATTCCAAGTACCTATGCAGCGCAAGATTGTTCAAACAATCATGTTAATGGGTTTCCCGGTTTCTCAATTGAAGCTCAAAATTTCAGCATTCCGCGATAGCGTAGAAGCTGCACACGATCTTTTATTAGACAATCCACAAGCTTTACGCTATTTTAAAGAACTCCATAAAACTTTAGGCCAAATGGTTGGCGCAAAAGAAAGCAAAAATGTTGAAGTGATGGAAGCAGAAAAAGAAGCCCACTTCTCTTCAATTTATCAACAGAAAATTTATGATCTGTACAAAGTGCTTGGTGTGCCAGAAGAATTATTAGGACAACAAAAGAAGACACGTTTTATCGAGCAGCTAAAAGATATGGCAATTTTAGTTATGTCTTCACCAGAACTTCGTCGTATAATTAACAACTTAGAAAAAGCACTCGGCAAAGAAGAAAAAGAACTTAGTCTAAAAATGAAATCAACAGATCGGCCAGTTGGTGAAAAAATAATGGCAGAAGAAATGTTAGCAGTTGATGCTTTAGGAAACTCACCATTTGCTCAAGCTCTAGTTAATCTCTTCAACGCGTTGGAATTAAGTGATTCAATTAACAAACAAGACGTACTTCAGAAATTGAAAAAACAAATCAGAGACGATAGGATGGAATTAAAAGGAATGTCAATGATTGTAACTAAGCTTAATTCTGTTGTTGATTTAATTAACAAGGGCAAATCAAAACCTGAAGGCGCCGAATAACTCTAATAAGGAAAAGTGAATTAAAATGGACAAATCAGTTAAATCACTTTTACAGCAAATTAACGAAGCTGCCCGCGTCTTTAAAAGGCGCGGGCAGGAAATTAAACGCGCATTTGTCTGTGCAGGTGGACCGCGCAAAGGAAAGTCTGTAAGCAAATTGACTGCCTGTTTTAAAAAGCGTAAACCATTAAAAACCCGTTTAAAATTGCGCCGGGCTGCTCGGAGAACTAAAGCTCAACGCGCAGTTAAGACAAAATTAGGCTTAAGAAAAGCTACGCATTTTAAATTGGTTCGGCTGAATAAGGCAATTAGAAAAAGATGACATCCTTTAATTATAAAGACTATAGCACTGTTAATTTAAATAACATGCGTTTTTATGATATTGAAGGGTGTCATTATCCGTCTATAACCACTGTTTTAGGTAATACGATGGAGCCAGAAAAGAAAAAGTCTTTAGAGAATTGGCGCAATTCTTTGGGTGCAGCTAAGGCAGATAAATTCTCTAAAGATGCGGCCGACCGAGGAACTCAAATTCATTTGATGTGTGAACGCTTTCTAAAAGGCGAAACCGTGGTTCAAAAACCAAATGAATTTAGTCCGCAAATAATAGGCATGTTTAATGGCCTAAAATTGAAACTCGGAAAGATAAAACAAATATGGGGTCAAGAAGTTGTTCTTTTCTCTCATGATTTAGAAGTAGCTGGCCGCTGTGATTTGATTGGCGTTTATAACGATTTCCCTGCAATAATTGATTTTAAAACCAGCACGAGGTTGAAGGATAAATCAAAAATTGGGGATTACGTATTGCAGATTACCGCATATGCAAAAATGCACAATGAAATGTTTGGCACCGAGATAAACAAAGGTGTTATTTTGATGATCACTGAACAGGGATTTCCGAGCGAATTTCATTACACCACTTCTGAACATACTTTAGCACTAGAAAAGCGCGTTAAAGAATTTTATACACGCCTTCTTGACGCATAATGGAGATTAATATGCCTCTCAATACACACCTTCAAACATTAGCTTCTACAATGCCACCGCTTGGCGCTGCCCTGGTTAACCCAGCACCAGCAGCTGAGGAACCAAATATGTCAATGGTTGCCGTTGAACCAAGCAGCGAACCACAATATCTTACTAAAGATGAAGTTATGGCAGCAGCTCAATCTGCGGCAGAAGTAGAAATGACGCCAGAAACTGATTTGCCGGCAGAAACCCCACCTACCCCTGGGTTCAGCATCCATTTAGCAGACACGATTCAATATAAGGGTGGTTCACAAGATGAACCTCAACTTAAATTCAGCGTCATCTTTAATGTGTATTTGAGTGATGGCTCAATGGTTCCAGTAAGTAGAACATTTGAGATCGATAGTGCAAATCTATTAGAAGATGCGTTAAAACAGCAAGATGGAAAAGTAATTCGTGTAGAAAGCGTAGAAAATAAAAATAGTGAATCACAAGCTAAAGTAGCAAAAAGAATGCGTGAATTAGCTGGGATTCCTCATCGGGGGAACTTCGTATGAAAACCTTAGTCCTTTCATTATCCATTAAGGATGATTCCTTATACAGCGAAATAGTTAAAATGCTAGGTGAGCATTTAAAAGAAAAGGGAATTAACGTTCTTCAACAGGCTGGGCCAGGATTAACTATTCTTAGCGGAATACAAATTATGCAGCCAGAAGATGATAAAGAGGAAGAAGAAAAAGAAGACGAAGAACAAACTCCTGAAGAACCAGAACCATCAGATTCTGATAACGAAATGGCTGAGCCAGCTGAACCAGAAGAAGTTGCTTCAGAAGAACCTGAAGCCGAAATGACAGAACCAGAAGCCGAGCCTGAGGAAATGACAGTTGCCGCTGATGTTATTGAAAGTGAAGAAGTTCCTCAAAAAGAATTTATCGAAGGTGTGCGTTCCTTCTACCTAGGAAACAGTGAATTAAAGACAGAAAAAGGTGTAAACGAATCTATTCTTTTTGTTGAAAACATCTCAGTAGATATGCCTTATGTGTCATTTAAATTCAAGGATACAACATATAGATATCAGGTTAATGAAAAAAGTGAAGAAGGTACATTTATTGAATTAAGTTGTTATACCGAGGAATTGCAATTGCAGCGTATTAAGTGTTTGCTTAAAGAAAAACAAGATCAAGAATTAGACCTTGTATTAGGCACGCAATCATGAAAAATAAAATAATTTTTCCAGAGTACGCGCAAAATAATATAAATTTTAGAATAGTATCTTCACATACTATTTCTAAATTTAAAGAAGCACAAGCATTTGACTTTAATGAAATAAACACAGCTGAATATAAAGATAAATTTTCAAAATCAACTCGTGAGATTGTTTTAATCGAATATGATTATTGGTTTAATTTTCTTTTAGAAGTTGAAAGATATTTTTTGCAGTGCGGAGAAGAAAAAAAATTACAAAGCTGTTGCGTGCCGCATGTTAAACCAATTTTAGATCAAGTGTTTAATTATATAGAAGACATTTTAGTTTCGCATGATGAATTATTCAGTAGTTCTTTAATTGAATATGTTATGAGGATTCATCGTATTGCAAGAGAACCACTCACTGACATGTTAAATGAGTTGGAAGGTCAGACAATTTTTATAGCGTTTCCGCTGGTTGCAAAAATCGTTTCTGCATATCTGCAAATGATCATGTTCAGCATGTTTGAATTTAACCATAATGTTATAAATAGCAAAATGGAAAAAGAAAAGATTTTATGTTTTACAGATTTATTAGATTTTGATGCAAAATATGAGAAGATATATGCAATAACAGAACGCGCGTGTTTGATGAAAGAGCTGTTTGATGTTAAAGAATTCGCAATAAAAAATTATAAGCATGTCGATGCGCCTCATATTGAGGCAGTGTTTAAGCAACTCGCAGAAAAGGGAATAAAGATAACAAATTTATCTGATATACAGGCATACCATTTAATGGCCGCGTAATTTAACTAACCCTTTTTGAGTTTAATATCATGGAACTTATTTTAAAACTCTTTACCAGCATCGCAAATGTGATGACACTTGAGATGTTCATCTATTTGGTTGCAATAATAATAGCTGTAAGCATTTTAGTCGTAAAATTGACATTAAAATTTTCAGACGCATTTAGAGAAGTTTTTAAATCCAAAAGAGCTGCGCAAGAAGAAATAAAATCATTTCTTGGTGAAGAACTTCAAAAAATTCAAGACAATTTATCACAGCAGATAGGTGATTCTGATCAACAGATTAAATTTGATGATGAAAGAATTAAAGAGATACTTCAGCAGAGTGTTCAAGATATCGAATTAGTTAAAGAGAAAATTGAAAGTTTGGAAAAAACGTTATTTGTTTTGAATAAAATGGTTGAAGACATTTCAGAAGATCAGAAGCATGTACATGCTGAATTAACTAGAAATATTAATGATATTGGAAAAACTTTAGCAACTTTACAAGGAATATTGTTAGTTAGCAATATGACAGTTCAGCGCTCAAATTTTGGTTGAGCAAAAATTATAAATAATAGAAAATAGTAATTTAACGAGGATGTGATGGTTAAAAGTCCGTTTATTGTCATTGAGGAATTTATATCCCCAAAACTATGTGAAGACATAGTTGAAAAGATCTGGGTTGAACAGCCAGACGTTGACAAAGATGGCGATCCAATTAAGATGGAGCGCTTCAATGAGGCGCTCCAATCTTCTCTTTACAATAAAATATCTCAGTTAGTTCCCACAATCGAAGAGACATATGATGTAAAATATCGCGGGAGCGATAAGCTGGTTTTTCAATATTACCCAGAATTTAGCAAACGTGCAGCCGAGGCTCCAGGTTGTGAAAATTCAAAATATATTCGAAAAAAGTGGGTTAAAGTAAAAGATGTTGATTTAACTGCTATTATCTGGTTAAAGTCTTATAACAATCAAATTCCATTGGATCCTGCTACTGAAGTATATGGCGGTAAATTAGAATTCCCGGCATACAATTTTTCTTTATTGCCGCAAAGAGGCACACTGGTCTTATATCCTGCAGGCCCTCATTTTATTACAGCTATTTCTCCAGTTTTGGTTGGTGATCTATATCAGATAAAACTTAATATAGCAGTTCAGCCTAAACAGGGTGGAATTTGGTTGTATAATCCGGCTGAGTTTCCTGGCACCTGGAATCAATGGTTTGAAAATTTCTTTTAATTTGTTTTCTTCCAAGATCCATCAGTAGTGGAAGCTCCCTTCCATTCTAAAAGTTGTTCTACGTTCCGCATACTTCCATTTTCATTTTCAACACTCATAAGTAAAAGAATTGTCCTTGAAGGACCAGTCTTAATTCCATTTGG